CCTTGAATTCACATGTTGTACATCAACTAAATTCTATAAAAATGGAAAAGTAGATTTAGTATTTACTAATGGAGTTAAAGCATTAGAATTTGCAAATGAATATACAAGCTATGCTATTAATTAAGGAGGTTTAAATGAAATATAAAAATCTAAATCAGAATATACCGCAGGAACAAAGAAAACAAATCAATGAAAAGATATTATATTGCATAGATAATAAAATGTGTGAAAAGTATGGTCTAACTAAGGAAATTATTTATAACTCATATACTGGGGATGGAGGATTACATGGATTAAATTTTAATAATTATAATTCTTTTCATAGTTATACAAAAGCTAAACAGGAGATTGAAAATGGACAGTTCTTTACAGGAGTACAAGAGTCACAATATTTAGTTGATATGTTAAATATATCGGAATATGAAACAGTATTAGATTTAACTTGTGGTAGTGGCTCTTTATTCAACTTTCTACCTAATGAATATAATATATATGGGAATGAAATTGATATAAAAGCTTACAAGATATCAAAACATTTATATTCACTAGCAAATATAACACATGGAGACATGAGAGAATATAATCCACATATGATTTTTGATACCATTATTGGCAATCCTCCTTTTAATTTAAGACTAAGATATAGAAATCAAGAATTATATTCACAAATGATTTATATACAGAAAAGTTGTGAATTACTTAAAAATGGTGGTTTATTAGCTTTAATAGTCCCTAAATCATTTCTTGATGATGAATTTATAAATAAGTCAGATATTGAATACGTGGATAAGAATTTTAATTTCATAGGGCAAATATTATTAGATCATAAAGCATTTAAATATTTAGGGATAGATAACTTTGAAACAAAGATAATACTGTTTAGTAAGAAGAGTGAATTCATACCTTCTAATCCTTATTCTAATGAATTTATAAGTGGTGATAGTAACTTTATATATAATAATTATATTAAGCCTATACGTGACCTACAAGGAAAGTATAAGTCTAGTATCAAGCTTGAGAACCTAAGACAATATACAGATGAAGATAAAATATTTAATGATAAAGTCACTAAAATGCTATTTGATATTAAAAGAACTAAAAGTATTCAGCTTAAATATACTGAATGTTATAATTACTATCAATTATATTATAATCAGAAAAAGCCTGAAAGCTTAAATATGGATGAATGGTTGAAGATAATGGTCACTAAAGAAACGGTGTTTAAGAAGCTAAAAACAGTTCTAAAAAATCAACATCTTAAAGACGAAGATAAAGTGGAATTAGTTAAAACTAATTATCATATTAAATTAAAAGGATATTCAGATAACACAAGAAAATATGTTCAAAATGTGAAAAATAATATAGTTGGTATTAATGATTTGGTTTTGAGCGGATATTCTTTTGAAGATAATAAATACAAGAAAATTATAGATAAAAAGAAAAGAGAATTTGAATATCAATCTATTAAGTTTGATGATATGAAGTTAGATGAAAGTATTAATAAATGGTTACAAGAAAAATACTTATATGATTATATAAAGGAGGAAGAAATAAGATTAACAGATAAACAAAGATTTGATATCAATAAGATATTACAAAAGAAATATGGGTACAACCAATGGTCAACAGGAAGTGGAAAAAGTTTATCTAGTTTATTTTATGCATTATATAGATTAGAATTTAATCATGTTAAAAATATTATAGTTGTTGCTCCTGCAATTGCCATAAAAAATACATATGTAGATATGTTAGAAACTTATAGAGTTAATTATAGAATAATTAACTCTATAGAAGATATTAATAATATACAGGATGGTGAATTTTTATTATTTACATTCAATATGCTTATAAAGCTACAAAGACAGGTCAAAAAAATTATTAAAATTAATAATAAAAGATTTGCCTTAATGGTTGATGAAGCAGATGGAATAAGTAATACAATGTCAAAACGTTGCAAGGCTTCATTAAACTGTTTTAGAAGATTACCATATAAATTACTAATGTCTGGTACAAGTACTAGAAATTCAATTAATGAAATATATACGCAATTAGAATTGCTTTACAATAACTCAATTAATATGATTTCTACTAATGAATACATATATAAAATAGATGATGATACTAAGGAATTAAAAAAGACTAATAATGATATTTATATGCGACCATTTCCACCATACAGAAAAGGCTATGAATATTTTAATAACAGTTTTATTCCTAAAAAAATAACTGTTTTTGGAATGGCTAAGTTCAATCAAGATATATTGAATAAAGATAATTTAAAACAACTCATAGATAAGACTATAATAACAAGGACTTTAAAGGATATAACAGGCAGAGATTTAACAGAGCCACATCAAGTTACTTGTAAGTTTAATGATGCTGAATATTCCTTATATAAGACTATATTAGAAGAGTTTTATTCTATGAGTGCAGAATATCAGATACACACTGGCAACAGTAGGAAAGATTCGATGTTTCGTATTCTCGCTCAACTTAATACTTTGCTTAAAGCTTGTAGTACACCTCATGCATTCAAAGAATATAATGGGAATACAATTAGTAGTAAATTCTTAAAAGTATTTGAATTAATAGATGGGTTTAATGAAAGAGTAGTTATAGGGTGTACTAGAGTCAAAACTGTAGATTTATATTATAGCGAATTATTAAAAAGATATCCTAATAGAAAGGTATTTAGAATAACTGGTAAAGATACAACTCTAAAACAAAGAAAAGACTTAGTAAATCAAATGAAAGAAAATGGTGATTGTATAGTGATAGCTACTCAACAAAGTCTATCTTGCAGTATGAATATAGGGTTTGTTGATAAGGTAATAATTACTGAAATGTTATGGAATGAAAGTTCTATGCAACAATTTAAAGCCCGTTTTAGTAGAATGAATAGTGATAATATAACCGATATTTATAATGTGTTCTATGAAAAATCTATAGAAGTGAATTTATTAAAACTTAATATGGCAAAAGAAAAGTTGTGTATGTTTATGAAAAATGAAGATATTGACGAAGAAGAATTATATGAACAATTTGGTATAGATTCATGGATGTTAAATAGTTTAATGGTTAAAGAGAAGAATGAAGATGGATCAATAATTATTACGTGGGGAGACCAAGAAATCAATTAAAAATATTTTAACAAATTAATATATAAATACATTGACAAAAGAATCCAAATATATTATTATATACATATGGACATTAAATAGTTCCAAATAACCTAAATATTATTAAATAATACATAGAAAATAAATTATATAAATAAATGGAGGGAAGTAATATGATGTTATCAAGTGTACAAGATTATGGTTGTGAAAGAGAAGATAAGTATAATGAATGGAGTTATTCAGATGAATATGGGAAAATGGCAGTTGCTTATTATATCGCAGAACTAAAGAAAGAAGATTTAAAAGAAGTTATATAAAAAATAAATTAAATTATAAATAAAGGAGATATGAAAATGGAAGAAATGCAGAAATTAGTAGACAAGCTAAATAAATGGAATTATGAATATTATACATTAGATAATCCTTCTAAAAGTGATAAAGATTATGATAAAGAATATGCTAAATTAGTACAATTAGAGAAAGAAACAGGAATAGTATTACCTAACTCACCAACTGTTAAGGTAGGTGGACAAACTTTAGAAGGTTTTGAAAAAGTACAACATAAAAACAAACTATGGTCACTAGATAAAGCACAATCATTTGATGAATTAAAAGATTGGATGAAAAAATGTGAGATTTTTGTAAGAGAATATAATAGAACACATACAGATAAATTACCAACTCCACAATATGTAGTGGAAAAGAAATTTGATGGACTAACAATGAAGTGTGATTATAAAGGTATTGATTTCATACAAGGTTCAACTAGAGGAACAGGAGTTGTTGGAGAATTAGTTACAGAACAATGTAAAGCAGTTATTAATCTACCTTTACAATTAGAAGATAATGATAAAGCTATGACCTTTGCTTCATTTCATGGTGAATGTTTAATGCCAAGAAAAGCATTGGTTGAATATAATAAAAAAGCAATAGTGCCATTGAAGAATTGTAGAAATGGAGTAGCTGGAGCAATAAGAAATTTAAATCCAAAAGAAACCGCTAAAAGAAAACCTATTATATATTTCTATAATATTAATTATTTTGAATCAAATATAATGGAACACGAAACCTATCAACAACAGTTAGAATATATGGGTTATAGAGGTTTACCAATAGCAGAATATATGGTGTGTTATACATATGAGGAAATAATAAGTTGTATTGATGTTATTGAAGAAGGAAGAAATACTTATGCTTACGATATAGATGGGGCAGTTGTATCATTAAATGATTTAAAAACTAGAGAATTAATGGGATATACAATTAAATTCCCTAAATGGTCAATATCATATAAATATGAGGCTGAGGAAGCAACTACAAAACTTTTAGATATCGAATGGAATACTAGTAGGCAAGGAAAAGTTGTACCAACTGGAATATTAGAACCTGTAGAATTAGGAGGAACAACCGTAAGTCGTGCTACATTGAATAATATAGATGATATTGAAAGAAAAGGTATAAAAATAAATGCTGAGGCTTTTGTAAGAAGAAGTAATGACGTAATACCAGAGGTCATGGGAGTAGTTGAAGACAGCTTAAAAAATGCAGATGTTCAAGATATTATACCACCTAGTAAATGTCCATCGTGTGGTGCTGATACAGAAATAAGACAAGATAATAAAACTAGATATGTATATTGTACAAATACTATGAGTTGTAAAGCACAATTATCAAAATCTATTGACCACTATTGTTCAAGAAGTGCTATGAATATTGTAGGTTTATCAGAAAAAACGATTGAAAAGTTTATTGAATTGGGAATATTAAAATCAATAGCAGATATTTATATTCTAAAGAAAGAGAGTAATAAAGAATTGATACTAAAACAAGAAGGTTTCCAATTACCTTCATATAATAAATTGATTAAAGCTATAGAAGAATCTAAGAAATGTAAATTACCTAGTTTTATATTTGCATTAGGTATAGCAAATGTGGGAATTAAAACTTCACAAACCTTAGTTGAATTTGCGAAAGGTGAAATTCCATTAGATACAATAAATAATATATTACAATTAAAAGTTAAGGATTTATTAAAGATGGAAGATTGTGGTGAGGTTGTAGCAAATAGTATTTATAATTGGTTTCATGATTCAAGTAATATAGAAGTATTAGGTTATCTAACCCAAATGGAATTAACTTTTATTGAAGATAAACCAAAAGAAGTAATAGTAACTCAACAAACACCATTCCAAGGCAAAAAAGTATACCCTACTGGTGGCTTTAATATGAAAAAACAAGAATTAAAAGAATTACTTGAAAGTCTAGGTGCTATAGTAGAAATAGGCTACAAGACTAAACTTGATTATCTTATTTGTGGACATGATATGTCTAAGAGTGGTAAAGATAAGAAAGCTATGGATGATAATGTAAGTGGTAAGAGTAATATTACTTTATTAACTGAAGATGAATTCCTACAAATTATTAAAGGTAATTAATTAACGTAAAAAATCTGAATAAGAAAAGAGGTGATGGAAATGCTCTTAACAAAAATTATAATAGGTTACGTATTAATTCTAGCAATTGTCCTAGCTTTCTTTAATGGTGCAACTAAAAACCAAGAAGAAGATGATTGAATAAATTATAAAACATAATTAGAATAAAATATAAAGCGAGTGATTAAATGAATCGAGAAGAAATGCAACGCATTAATTATGAAAATAATCATAAAGAGATAGATGGAGTATTATATAAAAAATGTTCTATACATAAAGATTATTTTTCTGATGAAGATGAATGGATGTTGTGTGATACTGAATATTTCTATAAAAATAAATCAAACACCAAAGATGGTTTAAGCCCTTATTGTAAAAGATGTACTTCAAAAAAGAGTGGTAAATATCAAATTGACAACCGAGAACATTACTTAGAATATAAAAGAAATGAACATAAAATTAAATATGCTCCAGACAAAAGAGAATATTTTAGAGAAGTATCAAGAAGAAATCGTGCAAGTGGAAAATATTTAGAATGGGAACGTAATAATCCTGAGAAGTTGAAGAAATATAGGGAGTATAGAGAATTACATAAAACTCATATAATAACTAAAAAGGAATGGGAATTATGTAAAGAATATTTTAATAATCAATGTGCCTATTGTGGAGTACCCATTGAAGAACATTTTAATAAATTTGCTGGTGAAATGAGATGGACAGATTTCCATAAAGAACATGTAAACCATGAAGGTTCTAATGACTTATCAAATTGTATACCATCATGTAAGATATGTAATAGCAGTAAACATACTGAAGGTTTAGAAATGTGGTATACAAAAGATAAAGAATTCTATAGTGAAGAGAGATTAGGCAAAATTTATAAATGGATTAATGAAGATTATAAACTACACATAAAAGAATCTAATAAACAAAATATAAATTAAAGGAGAAAATACAAATGAAAACATCAGTAAAAGATACTAACACAAATCCAATTCAAGTAATATCCTTAAATGAAAACAGATTCAAGATGAGAGATACAATTTTAGAAGAATATACTAATGATCCTAAAATAACTAAAGTATTTAATTTAAAAACAAAAAGATTAAATCGCTGGTGGTATGATGTTAAACTAGAAAAGAAAAGTTAACAAATTAAAGTAAATATAAAATAATGAATTATGAGGGAGTTGTATTAAAATGAGTAATGCATGTAAAATAGGGGAATTATCACAATTAAAAATTAAAGAAAGTCCGACTTTAATGGATTTATATACTGAAATGAATAGGTTAAAACTTGAAAATGAAATATTAAAAGCTAATAACTATGAACTAGAAATGGTAAATGAACAGTTAAGGAATGACGTTGAATTACTACATAATATAGCTCAAAATCAAATTGAACTTGAAATTCTTAAAAATGATAAAAATAATCAAGGCGGATGGACTGAAGAAGAAACTTTATTATTAACAAGCGTATATGCTGAAATGGATAAAGATTATAAATTTTAGTCAAGTTAAATATACAATAACAAATTAATGTATAAAATAATAGTAAGAATGGAGAATGAAAGAATATGAAAATTGAAAATATAAAAGTATATGATTTAGAAGAAAGCATAAAAGCAAGTAAATATCCAATGACAATAGATACAAACTCTTGTAGCGAAGATATTACTAAAACCGTATTAGCATTAGGAAATAGTAATAAAGGCGAGGGGCATGATCAATTCTTAACTGGCATAAGAGTCGCCTTTGATGTTACCTTTAGTAATAAAGCATGGGTAGAAGCTGAAAGATATAGATTCTTAGAATTTGTAAGTTCACAATCAACTATGCATAGAATAACTAAATTAGATATTAAAAAGCAATGTAATAAATACGTATGGGATAGTACAATAGAAAAACTTCAACAAAAGGTAGAATTATATAATTCAATTACTGATAAAAATTGTGATATTGCAAAAGAATTATATTTAGAAATACTATATAATGTTCCTGCTGGATTTGAATTAACTGCTAGATTAACAACTAATTATAGATGTTTAAAAACTCTTTATAGTCAACGTAAAAGTCACAGGCTTCCAGAATGGAGAGAGTTTTGTAAGTGGATTGAGACATTACCTAGCTTTAAAGAGTTGTGCTTAAATAAGGAGGTCGCTGAGTAATATGGTAACAGTTGCATTAATAATAGCTTTATGTATTATATGTTTAGCAATATGTTATTTTTAATATTTAAATAAAAGGATAATTTTAGAAACTATTTAATAAATTAATGTATAAAGGGGAATTAGAAAATGAATATTAATGAAATGGCAAAGAACATGACAAGAGAAGACTTTCTAAAACAAACTGTAAAAGAGGAATTATGTCCCAGTGATTTTGGTTTAAACAATGACAAATGTAGTGAATTTATCGAATGTGACGACTGTATGAAAGATATGATTAAAGATATTCAATTCAAAGGTGAAGAATATGAAACTACAGAAAATCCAAAAGATTATTACAACTGGATTTTTAATATTCAAGACTTTAAAAATAAAGACATAGCAATTCATTGCAAATCAAAAGAAGAAGCCAAAATTTTATTTGGTGTATTAATTACTAATGGAATTACCACATGGTCAGATGGAGATGAAATACAGAATGAAACTTATTATAATGATTATAAAAACCTTACTTGTTATGAATTTGATTCTGAATACGGAGATGGAATAGCCGTTGGAGATTTAGATTCTTATGACGAGGAAGATAATTTTAAAGTTTATGAGTTTTCAGAAATAGATTTTGCACAGATATATACAAAAGGATCTATAGATAATGTTGCTTTAAATGATACCAACAATGCAGAATGTTTAAAGTGTATTGATAATGATACTGGCAATTTAGCTTTAACAATAGGCAGTCTATATAAGATATATGATAAAGATAATTGTGGATATCTCGTACTTGATGATAACGGAATTAAATCTTGGTATTCTGATATTAGGTTTAAACCATGTGATAATAATATTAAAGAACCTATTGATAAAGTAAACTTTGATATAACCAAAGCAAAATATATAACTAAAGAACAATTATCTAAAAGAGGTTATAAAACTGGAGATGTACTGTATGACGGTACTTCTATGGCTATAGTATACGGGAACAAAGTCTTACATATAAATGCTAATGATGTAGAAATATTAGACACTAGAGCTTTTGATAAGATAATACCAATAGAACTAATAGAAAGTGATGTATATATTCAAAGAGCATTATCTAGAAAGATTAGTGGAATTACTCAATATTTTAATGACATTGAAGATTATTTCATTACTATTAAAGAAAGAGATACTATTACAACTAAAATTTATCAGGTAGAATTTACTTATGATAGTGCTAGTTTAAAGAATTTTATTAGCGATGATAATGACATTGAAATAGGGGATATAGTCGAATGTCAATGTAGTTTGAGTAGTTCAAATTATCAATATTGTAGAGTTAAGAATATTATTAATGAAGAATTAGATAAAAATGAAATTAAACTATTCAGAAATTGTAGAAAATTAAGTGTATAAATATAAAATAATCAACATATAATATTAATGCAGAAAGTTTTTATAATAGTGATAACTCCATTCGTTCTTCATAAAACGAAAAAAAATATGGGTAGTATACTATTTAACACAAATGTGCTATTTTAGTATACTACCCATAAAATATATATTGATATTTGTTAATTTAATTGATATAATTATATTGGAACTAATCTTAATAATATATTCAGCATGGCATAGTTAATTGATGAATATATTATTTTTAAAGAAGTTAGCTTGTAAAAGTTGACTTCTTTTTATTTAAAAATATAACCTTTGATTTGTTGAACATCGTCTTTAATTTCTTCAATTACATCAAATTTATTAGCTAAATCACCAATTATTTCTTGATTCTTACCTATAATTTCTTGGTTTTTATTAATAGTTAATTGCATTTTGTCTTCTCTTTCTTTACTTTCTTTTCTTGTATCCTCCACAAGTTTTGTATAATCTTTTCGTTGGTAGTAATACATTATAAGTAACATTCCTACTATTGGTGATAATTTAAAAATTTCTATGAACATTTGATCCATAATTTAATCATTCCTTTCATAATTTATTTTATTTATTCATTATTAAACACTGTCCTTTCTTTAAAATTATTTATATTTAATACTTTAATTTAGTGATAATTTAGTGATATATAAAATAAATGCACATTATTATACTTGTAATTAATGAAACTATTAGGAATTTATTCAATTGGATAGCGTTTTTCAATCTTCTAGATTCTTCATTTAATTTTATTAGATTAACTTCTAGTTCTCTTTCAGATTGCTTTAATAAAATATCTCTATGTTCTACCTGAATTATTAGTGATTTTAATAGGGTATTATTAGAATTGTTTAAGTTATTATTCATAGGAGTGACACCATCCTTTCATTACTTTGTATAATAACATGTATATTTTTTAGATTTGTGGAAATAATATTAATTGTAGAGTTATTATTATGCTAATTATAAGTTTGGTTATTTAGCTTATAATGGTTCTACAATTAATATTTTACCTTTTAGTTTATTTAATTAGTTATAATCTCATAGTCTTTTATATTTTTATAATTTTTCCACTCTCCAGTGTTAATTGTTTTAAATTATTAAGAGCTATGAGATTAGTTTTTGTGTGGTTTTGGTTTTTATGTATTGAAATACGAGTTTATATATAGTTATTAATCAAAAAGATTATCTAAACCTTCTTCTGGACGAAGATCATAAAACTTTTGAGTTGTCGAAATATCATTATGTTGTGCGACATATTTCGACACAGTTTTCATGTCTTTCCCTTTATTTAAAAGATTCGTGATGGCTGACGATTTGAACAAATGAACGTTTATTCGTCTTCCCAATATATCTGATAAAATATTTATACATATGTCATCTGCCCATTCTCTAGACGCTTGTTTTAATTCACCATATTTTGTTGTAAATATATATTCATGTTCATATCCCCTATGTTCTAACCATAAGTTTATATAATCTATACATTCTTGATTTAACATGTACTGGCACACCTTGCCATCTAAACTACGCCCTTTTTCCCTCACCTTGTTACTTAATACATAACTTTTACCTTCCGGAATACCATCCTTAATACAATCTACCTTGAATTGTACGATTCCACTACGTCTAGCTCCACAATTAAAAGCACAAACTACCCATGCTAGTGCCATATAATTCCCATCTTCTAATAAAACTTCTTTTAATTTGTTGTATTCTTCTTCTGAAATTGGTATTTTTTCATATACGTAATTCAATGGTATATCCTTAAATGAAGTAGTGAAATTTCTAAATGTTTCATAATCTTTCATATCTTCATCTTCTACTATATTATCTTCTATATAGCCACATAATGAACTACAAGCTGATTTCTTAAATTTTAAACCACTTGAGGACATTCCTCGATTTACAAGATAAGACATAAACCTTGTAAAATCTCTCTTCTTAATTTTATACAGTGGCTTATCGGCACAAGAAACATGCATCCAATGTGCAAACTGCCTTAATGCTGACCAATACTGTTTTTTAGTATCTGGAGACAACGAAGCTTTATTGTCAAAGAACTCCTGTATCATCTCTCTAGTTTCTTGATTACATTGATTGTACATTTCATCTGTAACAATTGGTAATTTTAATGATCTATCTCTGACCATATTCATATTAATATCTGTCATATTATATCAAGTCCTTTCGTTTTTAATTTATTTTATATAGCTAAATATGTCTTTTAATTTATTTAAATCTTTTGGATAAATAGCTATAAAATTATTTAATTTGTTATCTCTAGTAATTAAACTTATTTTTTCATCATGTCTTTTGTCATATTCTTTAAATCCCATCATTCCAAATAATTCAATATAATAATGAAATCCATTATAATCAAATGTCCAATCTAACCTTTTAAATCCAGCTTCAATTTGTAAAGTCGTATCATCTAAAATGTCTCTATACATTGTTTCTTTTTCTAATTTATCAACTGGTAAAGTTAATAAGTAATTATGTACAATTACTTCGCAACTCGAAGTACATCTTGTCCCGTCTTTTGCTTCAGCGGAAATATATCTACATTCATTTGGAGTATAACCAATCATTTCTATGAACTCATTCCATAAACAGTTGAATCTTCTTATTACTGTTTTAGGAGAAGGTAATATATAAGTATATTGTGCAGTTTTATATGAAGGAACAACTCCGCAGTCATCTATAAAGTCCTTGTAAATATTAATTATATCTTCATTTGTCATATGTAATGATACACATTTTTTATTAGGTATATATCCTAGTTGTATGAATACATTATTTATACCTCCAAAATATATGCTATAACAGGCACTATTATTAATATATGGACATTCAACGATATCTTTAGTTGTTGGTAATCTATCTAACTCATCTATTAATTTTTGCATATCATTAAGCATTTCATCTTTAGATTTATGTCTTATAATCATATCTTCTTGAATTATTTCCATACCAAGTTCTAATTTCATATCGTTCATATTTTTCCAATGCTTTTTTATAGATCCAATATTAACTGTTCTTTGAGTATTACTGGCTTTTGTAACATCTTCATACATTAATGGTCTTTTTAAATCAATCTCCATTCTTTTAGCCATGATAATACATTCTTCTTTGTTTACATTTACATGAGGTATTAAGTTTAATTCATATCTTACCCAATCATTATATGTTTTGACTTTGCTATTTTTACAATTAGTTATAAACCATCTAACATCTGGTAATATAAATTTACTATTGTCTCTGTATTCTAACGGTTCTCCATTTATCATGACCTCCTTATATTTATTTAACCAATACTCATAACCTTCATTATTAGTCATCCTATGTTGTCCCAATTCTAAAGATATTTCATTAAAACTAGAATTATTATTATCTAAGATTCCTTTTGTAGATGTATAGCTTGGCAAATTATTCTTAATATTGAATTCAAAATGCTTTGGAAAATGTTCATACATATCTATAAATTGTTTAATTAATTTTTTCAAGTCCAAAATATTTAATTTCTTTATTGATATATATTTACTATTTAAAAATACTTCTCCTTTTCCTACCGGATATCCTAAGTCTCTAAAATACTCAATATGATTGTCAAAATTTTTACTTCTATAATACTCTCTTAATGACTTTATCTCAGGTTTAATTTTGCATTTAAATTTTAATTCTTCATTTGTTGGTATTCTTTTATTCTCTTTACAAAATTTTAATATTAATTGTTCTGATTCTTCAAACTTATTCATTTAAATTCCTTCTTTCTTATTAATTTCTTATTTTTTATAATTAAAATTAGACATAATAAAAGACACTTCCAATTCCTTAAAAGTGTCTAGTTTACTTACTTAATCCGTTATTATATTTGCTTAGATATTCTCTAAATTCATCACTATCCTCGAACAGAAATACACTAAATCTAGGATTATCCTTGTCTGGAACAACTGATAATATGTCATATATCTTATTCAACCAATTACAAAGCCTTAATGTTTTACATGTATATAGTTTTTTCTTATCCATCTCATTCACTCCAATAATATAATTTATTTCTTTTTAATACTCTTTTTCTTGGTTTTCTTCTTTTCAGCCATACTTTCTTCACGTTTTTCTTTTCTTATTTTTTCTTTAGCTTGTACTTCTTTTAATTCATCTAAATCAAATTTACAATTACTAAATGTAAATATCATTTTTGTTTCTCCTTTTATGTATTCTGCTGAACTGGAAATGGTATGTATATGTGAATAGTCATCATCTACAATTAATCCAATTTCCGAAAATCCATCAACTTGTTCTTTACATCCTCCAAGGAAATTATCTAGATCATGACGAATTTTTGTAGGAAAAACAAAATGTACATTCAAATTTGCAGAACTAATACCTAAATTTTCTAATCCTAAGTCTTTTACTACAAAGCAAGTATAAGCTTTCATATTTTGCTTATGCGTATTTTGTACAATACGATTTGTAATTACAAGCATCTTATTTAATGACCTTGACATTGGACTTTCTACAATAGGCTTTTTACCTTTTCTATGAGTCTTATAATATTCTGTTAAAAACCTGTCTAAATTGTCTTGGTTAAATTCAATAACTACTGTATCTTTTCCCATAATATTTTCTCCTTTTCTAATTTCGTATTTTTTAAAATTCTAAAACCTATGTACAATTACTAAACCCTTACTACATATACTATAAACAACATTCTATTAACTACCATTACACTATCGGGAAAACATCATTTTCTGCTAGTATCACGCTTGTACAATAACTGTCCATATGTTATAATGTATAAAAAGAGGTGATATTTACATATGAGAACAATGAGAGGTGCTAATGGTAATAAATTCAACATAAAATATGCTAATGATTATACTAAATTAGGTAAACGACGTAGATTAAGTACAATGGTAAGGGATGATTTATTATCTGATTTTGAAGAAATATCTGAATTAACAAACTATCCTATGAGCAAAATGTTAGATGTTATGTTGATTGATATATTAAAATCAGAAGAGAGTGTACATGAATTTCTTAACAAGGTAAGATTATATTAAAGTAGGAGAGTGTAAAACTTTTCTACTTTCTTTATATTTCTCGTTCGCCCATATCATTAACCATCACCCACATTTAAGACCAACTAACCACAACGAGAACGGTCGTAATAATCTACTAGGTCATTACTTGAAACTACTTATTCCAAATTCCAACTATAAAATTACCTGTTCATCACGTTTATAAGCATTATTTCTAACTTACTTGGTCAATTTACAAATCTACTTAGTCATTTACTGACTTACTTTGACTTTGACTATTAATCATCAATTTAAATAGCTTTCAGTAGCACAATTACAAGTATAAATAATTTCTGACACTTAAATTTATTTCTCTATCTGTTCCATAAAATCTCAACATATGATATAATAAATATTTAATACTAAATTGCACAAACATATTTAGTGAGTAGGAGAGTAACCCACGATATTTTTCTACTCACTATTCTGTTATAATTTATCATTGTAAAAGGGCAGTTTTATCAAGTTAATTTATTACTTATTTATATTTCAAACCATACGTTATTTTTTTCATTAAACATTAATACTTTTAAACTATTATTATCCATTATTAAATTCATACAACTCCCATTTTGAATCCATCCTTGTAAATTATTTGTATTATCTGGAAATATATCTCCTTCGTTTGCAGTAAATTCCTTGGTTGGAGAGTTGATTTGATATCCTTCTTTAGTCCTTACAACTGCCATTTTCTCACCATTCCTTTCTATTTTTATTTTAATTTATTATGCTTTTTGTCCTTTAACTTCCCATCTTATACCAGACTTATATGAGTTACTAGCATAATCACTATAAAGTGTAAATCCAGTAGTAGTCACGCTTCCATAGTAAGAAGCATCTGAACTACCCCCTGTTGAATTAGTACAATTTACACTAGTCATTATTGAATAGTTGACATCAGCCATAGTAATAGGAAGTGTTATAACCGTACTACTATCTGATTTAATAGTAACATATCCACCTTGTTCTACCCAACCACTATTATATGTTCTTCTCCATTCTGTTCCACTTCTCCATGTTTCTATAACGTAATCAACACTAGCTGGAACTGTCATAAACTGTGTCCAATTTCCCCAAGTAGAGCCACTAGTACCAGTTCTTGTGAAAACATATCCTGAACAAGTAGCTGTTTGTGTAGGATACCCCCCCCCACTAGAATCATTCCAAGGTATTTTTGTTTCTACTTGACAAAACGACATTGTACCTATTACTGGAAAAGTTGTAGGACTTAATGCTATATTTGTAATATTTTTAAACTCGTACATAACACCTTTGCCTTTTGATATATAGTCTGATGGAAGTGAATAACCTGATACTCCCCTAGTATCAGGTGAATTTATTTTATCAGAAGAAGCTGAAGTACCATAGTCTAATCTAGACCATTCACTCCATGTTCCAGCAACACAAGATAATCTCCAAATAGCAGAAGATTTAATATCATAAACAGTTAGGTTTTGATTATTAGCATCAAGATATTTAACATCTACCCAAAAATCACCGTATACTTGCTCATAACCTGGGGGAATATTACTAAGTGGGTTTGCCATCCTATATACGCCACTGGCACTATATGCAGTTTTAAAATCTCTACTAGAAGAAGATAATGAGTAAATATTATCTAATTTTGTTTTATCAGTAGGAATCATTAAACCATTAGCAGATTGAGTAACATTAGTTAAATCAGTGATATCTGCTTTTAAATGTGTGTGTGTAAAGTTTGTTATATCTGATTTAGTATGTGTATGAGAAAAATTACTTATATCACTTTTTACATGAGTATGTGCGAAATCTGTAATATCAGACTTAACATGTGAGTGAGTCAAATCAGCTTTAGTTGGTATAAATTTTTTACCCATTGCAATCATTGTTATTTCCCCTAGAGTAAAATCTCCTTTAGATGCCATAGGTGTCATATTAGACCAATAGTCACCACTTCCATTATTTAAACTATAATACCATGTGTTACTACCTAACCATAATACATAACCTTCATCACAACCTATCGATACATTGCAGTCTGTAGAAGGGTTTATTGTGTCATAACTTTCAAAATTTATAAGATAAGCATTATTATCAAACCATGATTGTATTTGTGACTGAGTTACACTTGTACTATTTCCAAATGGATGTGTTTCATATAAAGGTTTAAGTCCTTGTAGAGTCATACTTAAACAAACTTCTCCAATTGAACCTACAACGTTTTTATTAGCAGTTGGTAAACTATCATCTATTCTAGTTTGGTACAAATCTAAATCTGGCTTATTCTTAATATAACTATCATCGGTTATAACAGTGTTATTCCAATCAGCTTGTACATTAACTTCTGCACCGTTTGCAATAGTAGCTAATTTAGTTATTTCTGTATCTAAAACTAAACTCTTCCCTGTAACCTTATCTACTTTTAAATTTAATGTAGTATTTACTTCGTTTATAGCCGTTGGTATAGTTTTATTAATTGTTGTTAGTGTGTTTTCGGTTATATTTTGTTTAAGTGCATCCTGTGTATCTGAATATGATTTATTAACTGCATCTGTAGATAGTGTTGGGTTGGCAACATTTACTATTTTTTTATTATTTATTGACAAATCTACTGTAGGACTTGCCATTTGATTTAACGTACTTGTTCTAACTTGTGTATCAAAATCAGAAATTTTTGAAGATGTTAAGATAGGAATATCTGTAGCTATTAAATTTGTTCCACTAGTAGTCCGTCCTTTTGAATCAACTGTAACTTTCGTATAAGTTCCTACCGTTACCCCACTATTAGCTAATGTCATAGGTGTAGTTACATCAACAGAACCATTAAAGGTATTTGATCCAATTACATCTCCTGTGTAAGAAATAGCTCTTGTAGTTGTAAGCTTTGTTGCACTTAAGACATTCTTATTTGCATCTGCTATGTTATCGACTAAATTCAAATCACTAAAGTCAGCTTTTGTCAAAGCAACAACGCCTGTTTTACCATTAACACTATCAACTGCACCACTAGTAATATATGTGTATACAGAACCACTCCATCTATATGTTTTATTTGTAGTTTTATCTACGTATATTTTCCCTGTTTCGCCTGTAGTTGGAAAACTAGCTAGATTCATAAATTCTAAAACATCATCCACATAACTAGGCAGTTGAATAGATGGAACTAACCCACTTGAGTCTAAAGTAGCTACTCCATTTGCAACACCTTTTTGATTTATTGGTATTTGCTGAATATTATCTACATTTCCTAATCCAACTTGACTTTTAGTAGTTAAATGAGGATTATTAGTATCTGATTTATGATTAGTTATTACAGTATTTACTTCATTGATTGCCAAAGGTATAGTTTTAGTTGTCGTAGTCAACGTATTTTCTATAATATTCTGTTTTAAATTATCTTGTGTATCTACATAATTTTTAACTTTATTTGCTGTCCATAATGCATTATTTGTAGTAGCATCTATTCCAGTCTTTGTATCATCTACATGCTTTCCATCAATCGTATCAGAATCACCTGTTATACTTGTAGGTAATTTACTATTTTCATCTAATTTTAATATTTTATTCGGAGTAGCAACTGTTACAACATCTATTTTATCTACTTTTAAATCAACTTCTTTTTTATTTTGTTCCAAAACTTTTTGCACAGTTTGATAATCAGTAGGATAAATATTAGTACCATTTGGACTATTATTAAACGAGATATTATCTGCTATGTTTTTAAATGTACTCCAAATATTAACATTCCATATGTATTCAATCATTGTATCTAATGCTATGTATATAGCAGTAGAGTCTTGGTTTATAGTAGGCAATGAAGCAAAATTTGCAACTTTAATAAGTGAAGTAGAACCACCTGTTTTTATAAAATCAGAATCTTCAATTCCAGTCTTAAAGCAATAAAATTCTTCTTCTAATTCACAATATATTGTCAATCCTGTATATCTATTTTCTTTTGCAAGAACTGTCAAAACTTCCGATACTGAGGATGCTTTTGTCTTCGTATCCATTGGTACATCTCCAAGAAAATAATTTGGCATTATTAACGGATTTCCTTTTAAAAAATCACTCATTTAAAATATCTCCTTTCTATTTTATTTTCTCTAAAAATATATTTGAACTCTTTATTATTATTTTATATTTATCATCGTGATTTAAACTATCTGTAATAATAATTGATTTATCCTTAGAAAATATTAAATCTTTGTCAAATTCTCTTGTAATATTATCTATATTTACATAATTTTTTACTGTTTGTACTTCTTTTGTATTATTATTTGGTTGTCGCACTCTCCATCAAAATACACTCTTTCAATAATTTGACTACCTGAATAGTCATAAGATATAGTTCCATCTTTAACTTCTTTATCCCCATTGCCTATAATATTTTCATTAGGAAACGATACATATTGTTCATTAATTTGTTTTGATTGTGATGTCTCTCTAATAATATTTACGTCTTCAGTAGTTTTTTGTATCTCCAATAACCTCAAATTATCATTCTCTTTAATTTCTTTTACAAAATCATTTACAACATTTATCTTATCATTAATTTCTTCTTTATAATGACTTATAAAATCTAATATTTCTTTTTCTTTTATAGATAATTCATCACTTAAAGTTATTTTAATTGTTTTGCAATTATCATCTATTTTATCTGATAATTCATTATCTTTACAATCTAACAATCTCTTAAACTCTTCTAATTCCTTTTGTAATTTGTTTATATTATTCATTACATCTCGAATACTAACTGATAAAGAATTATTATTATCATTAATAACTTCCATCAATTTTACTATTTTACTATCAAATTTGCTTTCAATATCATTTGTAATTATATTAATATCACCTATATTTTCATATATTTTTTTAGACATATTATTTTCAATATATATTATATTACTTTCCAGTGATTCTTTTTTTATATCTTCTTTTATTTTTTCGATATAATCATGTAATAGAACTAATATGAATTTCTTAATACCTTCTTTTATATAATTTTTAATTCTTTTCATTTAACCATTTTCACCTCACAATATTATTTTTAAAACTTTAATGCAACTTCGCTTCCAATATAATTACCTCGTATATTGGCTAAATAAACTATATATTTTACAGTCCCACTCATATTAGATATGTCTATTTCTTTTTTCTCAAATGCAGTTGTGATATTCATATTATTTAGTACATCAACTATTGATTTTGCATATCCCCAAGTAGATTCATATGCAAAAAACATTTTACCATTTCCAGTAAATAAATTATCTATATCACTCTTTTGTTGCAATATGTTTTTACCATTTTTTATATCTGTTTCGGATATTGAAGTTATTGTGGTTGTACTAGGGACAATTCCTGCATAACAACAATTTACAAAATTAAAAGTTGTATTATTTTTTCCAATTAATCCTTGATTATTAGTTGATATTACAGAAAATGTAACTGTTTCATCAATTGTAATATCATTGAAAGTCCATGTATTTAAGTCTGAATTTGGTTCTACATCTAATTTAGCAAATTCACTTATTGCTGGATTTGAATATGTTTCCATGCTTGTGATAATGTCAGACTCGGTAGATTTTTCTGATATTGCTTTTATTGTTTTTATTAATAATGGTATCCCTGAAGTTCTCAATACTGTAGGATCTATAAGAGTATCTGATGAATCATAAAATTCAAGCTTTGTCTTAGGTGCTAAACTTTTTATTAGCATAGTTGTGAATAAGTCATTTGTATCCATATTTTTAATTTCTGTATCAACATTTAATCCACCGACTGTTATGTTTGTACTACTTTGTAATGTAACTTTTCTATTTTTTTTACCCAACGCATATTGTACTGCATCAAATGACATAATAAATTCCTCCTTTATCATTTTTATTTATGAAAACTATATATTATATTAATTGAGTTATTTTATTAAAAATTACCTTAATATTTTATAATCTTTAATAAAATAACTCTTAAATGCTCGTCAATGCTTTAATATGCTCCATTTTTCAAGGGTAATATTCTTTTAAAATATGAATTTTAATTGGTTCATTTAATTTGTTTTTAATTATAAAAAGAGAGAGTAAAACTAATTACTCTCTTTAACTATTTTCCCGATTACGTATAAATTCACTATTCAATATAACCTAAACCAGCACCAATTCTTTCAATCATATCAAGTTCTTTTTCTTTGGTATACTCTTTAGAACGAAGCGTATAAGTTTCATCAAATACTGGATTGGATTCCATACTTTGTTTAGTTTTATCAATGTACTCATCAGTCTTGCCTATTGGCTTGCAAGGATTGCCAACTGCAACTGAATTATTTGGAATACTCTGTGTTACCACACTTCCAGCACCTATTATTACATTACTACCAATATTAACATTAGGTAATATTATACTTCCTGCTCCAATAAAAACTTTATCCTCAATGGTAACTTTTCCAATTTTAGTATAACCTAAAAACATTTTAGTACTTGAATCATGTGCAAGAATGTGAACTCTAGGGGCTAAAGTAACATTATTTCCTATAGTTATTAATGAACAATGCGAATCATCGATAATGCATTCTTTCTGCATACTAAAATTTGTACCAACTTTTAAACCTCTTTTAATTAGAGTGCCAAAATCAATTTGCCCTGTTAATTTCAAAAGTAAATACTTCTTTATTTTAGTTTTAATTCCCATAATCATGTAGCACTATCCTTCCATTTAATTGCATTTTAGTTAATTATATCATTAGTTTAAGATTTTAACAACTCAATTAATTAGCTACAAATACCACTTCTTTAAACCAACCCGAACCAACGTTGCCGATTGCCAGTGGTAGTATTCCAAATGATATTTTACACTTAGTAGAGTTTGCTAAAGGTGTTATAGTGGTGTTAGATACTAAATCGTACTCATAGCTAGACACGGCTGTTACATCAGTCGTATTCAAATATGTTGCACCATTATACCAATCTATATATATGTGTGCAACAACGTTCCCCAACGTTTTTAATATCGCTGATATAGTATAAGTCTTTGATAAATCTATAGTTGTTATTGTTTGTCCTATACATGAGGCACTTGCAACTGTACTCGCAGTAATTTGTATTTTTTGACCACCATCTATTGAATACGTGGAAGTTATTCCCGCAATATTAGAAGACGTAAATCCTGTAGCAACTCCACTAGTCCCTGTTGTTAAAGTAGGATTTAAAATTAAATTAGCACTATTTCTATTTGAATAAATAGGTAGTTTATTTACTATTTTGCTTCCTATTCTCCATGTAGCTGACGATGTAGAATCAGTCATACCTGTTAAAAACACCCATAATTTTAATGGATTTTCTTCTAATACTAAAAAACTACTTCGGTAATATCCTCCGTTATCCCAACCTAAATTGTTACTTTGAACTAGTGGTATACTAGAACCGTTAAAATGAATACCATCTGTTGACTTGTAATAAATAAGGTGTCTAGCAGAATCACAATTTAATAATATATACCCATCTGACACTTTCCTAACTTCAATGTGCCATGAAAATATTGTATTTACTGTTGAAAGAATGCATGACGTTGGTACGCTCCAAACTATGCCATCAAAAGATGTACGTCTTTGAACCTGCAGGTTAGTAGCTAAGTTAGTATCTACACTATACATGCTATATGAACCATCATTTTCTAATAGTATAGAAGGTGCTAAAGCAAAAGTAGGGATATCTATTACAATTTGTCTAGCTGACCATGTTAAAGTGTCTTTGCTAAAAGTTTTAAGGTAAATAACATCTCTTTTGGGACTAGACTTATACCCTCTCCAATAGACTCCAATTGTTCCATCTTTCATAAGTAATATATCGGGGTCAGAATTATAAGATAGTCCATCATTAATTGCGTCTGTTGCTGAAAAAATCGGATTCGTAAACCACGGTGGATTAATCCAATGTTCTCCATCATTACTTACAACTACGCAAGGATTTTCTCTAGGTTCTGCTGGAAACGGTGTATAAGCCATCCAATATTTGAACCCTGCAAACCCTTCTTGAATATATAATATACTTGGATGCCCTACGCTTGGATTCAGGTCGTATGTTGGTATATCTAATACTTTTGGATTTGTAATATTATTAATATTTGTTGCGTTTATAAGCATTGATGCTTTCATAATTTCATTCGCTTTTTCTGATAGGGATGCATTAACATTAGCTATATCAAAAGTATTTTTTGTAACATTTACATTTGTAGTATTTAAATCTAATTGGTTAGCTTTCGCATTCCAATTTGCTTTTTCGGTACTTGTAGCATATAAATTATTTGTTCCTTGTGTTAAGTTATCCGATGTAAATGAATTGAGATTTGAAATACCACTTTTTTCTGCTATTTTAGCATCTATAGTATTTTCAATATTAACAACTTTATATAATTGAATTTGTATATCTTTTTCTCTCATATTAAATTAATACCACCTTTCCATTAAAAATTTCATTACTTATTATTTTTACATTATTAGCATCTGTTGTGTCTCCATAACAAGCCATTTCATCATTGTCTGAATTATAAACATAACTATTAAATATAGTAGTATTCAAATTATGTGTAATAGTTAATTTATATAGTGTCAATCCTTCAACATAATCTGTATCATTAGATGCTATTAGTATCCAATCTGTTGATAGAAATTCTATAGTTTCTGGTGATAATAATTCACCATTAGCTAATACCTTTTGTTTATACCATTGTTGAGTTTCTTGTTCGTAAACTAATTCAAATGCTTTGTCTATGATTTTACATGTTGATCCTGAATTAATTCCTGTAGTACGAACCCCACCAAAGTCCCTTTCAAGACAACTAATTTGTTGAACTCCATTTTTATAATCCAAGCCCATTGGATATTCATGTATTGCCATTATTTATTCCTCCTTTTATTTTATTTTTTAATTTATCACCCTTTTCCATAATTTTTTCTGTTGTAATTCAATTTATATTAATTGTTATCATTTTGTATTTTGTGCTCATTTGTATAATCTTTGCAAAAATTATCTTTAAAAGTCTACTAATTATTTTTTTAAATAGACTTTATAAAAATAATTCACATTTAACAATAAGGCTATCACTTGCTTACAGAGTTTATAATTTCAAATAAAATAAAATAAAATAAAACAAATGTTTTACGTGAATATTGATAGATAGAGACTAGAATTTTATTTTCTAATCTCTATCACATGATATATTTTATTTATAATCTGCTAATGAAATTTTAAAAAGCCTATTGTTTAATGTTTCATAGCTACTTTTAAACCACTCATGTTTATCTATCAGCTTTGCAAATTTTAACATAGTATGTAAGTGACCTTCTAACTTTTTTGCTTGATTACAATATATAATAGTAAATACCTCAAGTTCATTATCTTGTCCCAAAAATGAATACGTCTTTTTAATTTGATTTATTCTATTTCTAACTTTTGAACTGAATCCAATTTTATAAACTATATTTTCTTCATCACTTCTTTGTTTGTCTATTAGAATATATACACCCATTTTATTATCAACTTTCATATTTAATCTCCTTAATAATTTATTTTAAATAGTTGACAAATATCATTTGGATGCCAACTCGTTTGGCAGACAAGACCGAGGAGAACGGAACGTTCGGGCTGGTCTAAGCCTTCTATTGATTGTTGATTGTTAATATATATTCTTGTAGCCACAAGAACCAAAGGCTTGTCTTGTTCGTTCCTCACAATCCAAATGATACTTTAATTTGTTTTTCTATTGAGGTTATTAATTATGTACAACTTTTGATTAGTTTAATATAATTTATCAAAAGTTGACTATAAATCACTAACTATATATTATATACGGGACGTATATTCAAAATCGTCCTTGTCTATTATAGTGGGTGATAGTTAGTCAACTTTTAATTTGTTTCTTATATCTTTAGAAGTCATATGTATAACAGTATTAATCAATAATTGAATATTATCTAAATAATCTTTTTCAATTCTCAACTTTTGATTTTTCTTTAATTTAGGAACTCCTATTATATCTTTTATTTCATTTTCTACTTTTTCTTGTCTGTTAATAGCATTATCAAATAACTTTTCTTTCACTTTATTATTCAATTGAATTTTTATATGATTTAAGTCTTCACCATACATTTCTAAAGCATCAATGATTAAATCTTTATTAAACTTAATTTGATAGGCATTGAAATAATATTTTATATTTGCTTTAGATTGTATCATTTTATAAACAGAAGTATAAAAATCTTTAATTTTACCATCTCTTATAACTTGTCCTATACTTTCATATTCCATGTCTTTTAATGTCAATCTTTCAGCTTCAAGAATTATAAGATCTTGTTCTTTATCTGCAATACTATATTCTTCTTTTATTGAATAAGAAATTTTATCCATATCATCAATAACTATTTCATCAAGTTCATTATAATTTGTTACTAATACTTTCTTACATACCATTCTAACAGTAGTCCAAGTAATTAATGCTCGTCTTCTTAATGAATTCATAGAAGATTCTAAACTAGCTTTTAAATTACTATGTGTTGTTCCATAGAATTCATTTATGTATTTTTCATCTATTTCCAATATTTCAGATAACTTATCTTGATTCTTTCTAGCCAAAGAGTAATTTTTATTAATCATAGATAATTTATTCAATAATACTGTGGCTGGTAATATTATTTCATCATCTTCAGAAGAAGAAGCAATTAAAAGCAATAATAATTGTTGGATATCATCTCCATATACACTATTATATCTTTTGTCATCTATGCTTAATATTTTTCTACCATCTTCTTTTTCTAGTTGTGCGTCATAAATTTCTTTAATTACAAATTTATTTCCATCCTTTTCATAGTTGAAATATGTAGACCATTCTTTTAATTGTGCCTTTTTACTATCTCCACCTTTTACAGTTTGGCTAAGTAACTCACACATTTGTTTATAATTTTTAACCACTAAACCTTCTATTAATTTATCTATATTCATTATTAACATCTCCTTCTAATAATTTTCCACATCAAAAAAGAGACTAGAATTAAATCTAATCTCTTAATCTTGCTTATTTAATTTTCTAAAATGGTATATTGTTTATATCAAAATTTCCAAGCATACCATTTAAAATATAATTATTAGTAGGAGTATTTTCTTCTTCTAAATCTAATAATCCATTGTTAATTAATAACTGCATAGCTTGTTCATATTTATCTTCTTTAATTTTTAGTTTAAGTATTCTGTATTTTATCTTTTTATTTTTTATCTTCTTTTCTGTTAAACTGTAGGCATTTTCTTTTTTATTAATAACATTATAATCAGTATTATTTTTAAAATATTGTATATATTTATCTTCCACTTGCCTTATCAATACTTCATCTTCTATACCTGTCATATCATGAAGTATATAAAATTCACCACTATCTTGTAATAGTTCATAGGTATGTTTCATTAATTCGTCATATCCATGATAATGTTGTAAAAATCTATTTCTGAATCCCCATGTAGTAGAACCAATATAAACATCCTTGTCTTTTATAATATAGTAAATTCCTATATTATCTCTTTCCTCATAAGAAATTTTAAGTTGCTCATATTCTTTCCAACTATTACTATCTATTCCAATGGCTTTTCCTCTCATATCCAAACATACATTCTTAACATCATATATTTCTTTTATAATGAAAGTATTCCCTCGCTTTTCATATTTACACAATTCTCTAAGTATTCTTAGTTGTTTCTTTTTTGCGTTGCCACTTGCAATTTCCCAATCCAAAACCTTACATAACTCTCTATAACTTTTTAGTACCATTCCTGTTTCTAATTTGTTAATGTTCATTTTCGTTAACCTCACTTTTTAAATTTATTTGTTAACCATTGTATAAAAATAGAAACTCGGAGACGGTTAACAAAATCTCCTTTTCAATAAGGCTCATGACTTCCTTATCTAGTTTCTAATATAATAATACCTTATTAGGGTATCATTGTCAATATTATTGTTTATATTTTATTTTTTAAAACCCACCAATATCTGATAAGCTTTATGAAAATAAATCTCTACATAACAAAAAAGACCAGAGAAATTAATCCCTAGTCTAATTATTCAAATTCTACACCTAGCCTATAGCCTTATTCTTAAAACCATAACTTACGGTAAAATCTTAATTCTATGTGGTATTTTATATATTTTATTATTGTTGTATAATAGTTCCAACAACAGTTCCTAAAGCACTATTATCTACTACATCATTTGTAACTACAGGTTGTACAATTTCTTGAGTTGCTGGAATAATATTATCTACTACTGGTTGAATAGTAGTATCTGCAACAGGAGTTATTATTGGGTTCAAAGCACTAGTAATCGAATCTAACTTTGATTGCAATATATCTTTTTCTGCTTGTAATTGTTCATTAGTAGCTTGTAAAGTAGAATTTGTATCAGTAAGTGAAGCATTAGTATTAGTCAATTCAATTTGAGAAGCTTTTAATGTATCATCTGTAATTACTGCTTGTTTTCCTTTATTAAATTCTCCAGCTATTGATTGCCTTAAATCATCAAGATTTTCTTGAGTTAAATAAGGTATTTTTTTCAATAATAATTCATCAAATATTTGTGACTTGGAAACTAATAAGTCTTCTACTTTTTCAGTAATTCTATATTTTTCTTCAACTATTCCCCATACAGATTTAGCAGTTAATAGTTCATCTTGATGTTGTGCTAATTGCTTAGTAATTCCTAAAGTAGTTTTCTTTTCTACTAAATAATCAATAACTACATCTCCAATTGGAACTATAAGTTTTTTTACTAGATATACTGCTCCTCCTAAAATAATTGGCATTGCAATACCTGAGATTTGATTAATATCCATTTTATATTCCTTCTTTCATTTTATTTAATTTATTTTTACTAATAATTCTAATTTCCCTAGAGTGATAACAATATCACCTATAATTAATTTCTCTGAATTGTCTATTAATTGATATGCACTTTTACATTCCATACAAATATAAACATCTCTATATTTAATTAGTTTGTGACCACATTCTTTATCCTTGCAATAATAATCTTTGGTATTTGACATTTTATCACTCTCCTTTGTTTTTATTTATAATTTGGTAGCTACTCCATCACGTGCAAAATGATATCCGATATAATCACAATCATGAACCATTTGACCAGTAGAATATAAACAATAATCTTTGTTATCTACATTAACCCAACCAGTCGCCATAACTCCCGATTTGTCTAGATAAAACCAGTTATCATTTATTTTTTGCCACCCTGTTTGCATTGATCCGTCTGTGTCGAAATAGTACCATTTATTATCCTTTAGTAACCAGCCAATTTTAGCAGAACCATCATTAGCATCACCTAAGTAATACCAATTATTCCCGTCCTTTTTCCAATCATAGACCATCCACCCTGAGTCATTAAAATAATACCATTTGTCCTCAATCTTTTCCCAACCATTAGATGTATAAGTACCATCATTATGCTTATACCACCAATTAGAATCTTTTTCTATCCATTCTCCTTTGATAGTATCATTATCCAATAGAACTCCTTCAGTAAATACATTGACATCACAATTGCAATTTACACCACTTATTCTACCGGTTTCAGTATATTGATGTCCTATTCTATTAGTAAAGAAAGTCTCATTTAAACTCCAAGGGTCATTATTATAATTAGCTTCCCAAAATGGCATATCTTTTATAGTATCTTGAATATCACTAATATATTCTATAAAACTTGTATAAGAGTATATACCTAATTGTAATGGACTTAATTGTTTAAAAGCATTAATAAATCTAATTACATAGTCAGATAGTCCATCAAAATTTGTTTCTATATCCATCATAGGTACTAAGTCCCATTCATAATCTTTAATTTTTTGATAGAAATTCTTTGCTTGTGCTTCTGGAGAACTTGTGCCAACTAAAAAATGATAAGCACCTAATTTTAATCCATGTGATTTAGCATCATTATAAAAAGTATCCATATAAGAATCTTTAAATGACTGACCTTCAGTAGCTTTAACATAAATATATTCTATTTCATCATTTAAAACTTTACTAAAATCTACTGCACCATCATTATTACTTATATCTATCCCTTTGATATTACCCATTATTTATTACTTCCCTTCATATTTTAATTTTTGCATATAAAAAGGCTTGATATGTTTCAACCAAACCTTTAGAATTACTGTTTCTATTAATTTTGAGTTATAGATAAATTACGAATTAATTAAATTTCACTATGTTATGTTACATAATAAAATTATTGTCTCTTTAGTATTATTGATTTTTAAAGATTATTCTAATTTTAAAACCTAGTCATAGCCCCATTCTTAAAATCATATTTTGTTTTAAAATGGTTATTTTAATAAAACTACTAACTCCAAGTAAAAAGTCCATTTGATTGAGTTCTTACTTATATGTTTTATTTCTGACATAAAAAAGAGATTTAGCAAATACTCCAAATCTCTAACCTATACCTATTAAATTTTAATTCCAATTTTATTGTTTTCTACACCATTTTTTCCTATTGTGTATTAACATATCTTTCAATTGTTTGTTTCCAAATATCGTAACCTTGTGCATTTAAATGTATTCCATCAATTGTAAAGTCCTTATTGAGTTGCCCATCTTTAGCTATAAGTTTTTCATTAATATCTATATATTCAATATTATTATCTTTAGCTATTTTAGATATTGATTGATTTATTTCCTTTATATAAATGTTTTTCGATTCATGATTACTTATGTTAGTAATAGGTAATATGTTTTGTATTATAATTTTAGTATCGGGTGTTTTTTCTTTGATGGAATTTATAATTTTGTTATAATTATCTAAAATAACAGTTATATCCGCCCCTGTCATAATATCATTTATACCAATCATTATTAGTATTTTTTTAGGCTTTGATTGTAATATAGAATCAAGTCTAATTAAAACGTTTTTTGTAGTATCTCCTCCAACACCTCTATTTACTACATCATTATTTTTGAGTAATTCATTCCATTGACAAAATTCTGTTAAACTATCACCTAAAAAAACAATTTTCCCGTGCTCTTGCTTGTCCAATGCATTTGAACCCGAATTTATTATACTTGCCCTTACTCCATCCAATGAATGATATTCTTTTCTAAGATTCATATATTTATAAGATACGACTCCTAGAATTAATATACCTATTAAATTTAAAACTAATGATACTGTTAATATGTTTTTGTTATTTTTTTTCAATATAATCATCCCCTAACCCTATATATTATACATAATAGTGGGGTATATTACAATTTAAGATACTAATTCCCAAGCACTCCAAGCACTTGTTGCCCATCTTCTATGATAAGTAGTTTTTGCATTAAAGAATTTATAAATTTGATAAGAATAAGTATCGTCTACCATTCTATATGTATTTAAAACTCCTCCTGTTGAACCATCAGGTGCATTAATACTATTAGACACAGGTGTCATATATACCATTCTTTTTTCAAAGTAAGTTATAGGTTGATTTAATATATTTCCTGCATCAACTGTTAACGCTATATCTGTTTTATCAACCCTTTCCCAAGGTAGCCATACTAAATTAGTAAAATCCCAACGTCTTGAATACACCCTATTATATTGATATGGATAAAATAAAGCACGTGTATATAAATCATGTGCCGAACTTCTAAAGACAGTCATGATACCACCATTGTGAATGCAAGTATCAGTATCACCATCTAAAACTTTTGTTGTAAATACATCTTTTGGGTAAGTACTAATAACTGCATCCATTGAATTTGAAGCAGTAGCGCTATTAACTGACATAGGCACTTTAATTGGTGATTTAATTGAACCGTTAATACCTATAAATGTACTACTAGAATCTGTATATTCTCCTAAAGCTACCGCATTTCCTTTGTATTTTACAGCTTCGCTAAATTTTAATATAGGTATATTTTTACCTTTTACATAATCTATAAAACTGCTTATTTTGTCTGAATCTGCTTGAACAAAGTCTGCTGAATGTGATAATACTATAAGCCATTGATTATTAGCATTAGCATTGTCAACTGCCAATTTTAATTGGTCTAATGTGTTGGTAGCAATAAATATTCTTTTTAATGCCCAGTTGTCTACTGGCATAGTATTTACATGTATATTATCAGCATCCCATGTAGCAACACCATGCGTATAATATTTTCTTGTTACATTTTTAAGTGCAACATTGGTTGATAACAAACCACCAGGATATACAAAAGTATCATATCCATCAAAGTTGTTATCTTTTAGCCATTGTTGTGAGTTTTTGCATTCTGTATCAGCCTGTGTTGGAGTTAATGTTCCAAAGTCAGAATGTGTTTCAGAATGTGAAACTATATCATTACCTTGTGCTTGTCTATCTTTTAATTGTTGTAAAGTCATATACCCACCAGTACCAACTTTACTAGTTATGGTAGCTAAAGTTATATTAATATTTTTATTGGATAAAATAGAATCCCACCATTGGGGGTAAAGCCAAGTTGCATCATCATCAATAAATGTAACTATCGCACCACTATAATTAGTAGGATTATTTTGAGTAGTCCTTATTTGTTGCACATTTTTGGACAATTGTGAACGGTCATTTTTAATTGCAGTCGCTAAATCTGTTTCTGTTAATCCATTTCCAGTTAAATCTCCAAGTTTATCTGAATTTGAATTAATTGCATCTTGAGTTTTAGTTGTATTTTCATCAATAGTATCTATAACTGCTTGTGTTACTATGTCCCCCGTCTTTAAATTTAATTGGTCTAAAATTATATCTGACATAATTAAATCATTCCTTTCATATTTTATTTTTTATATAATAAAAGACCTAGATTTCTCTAAGTCTTTTATTTACGTAATAATATAATTTATTATTTTTATGATATTTTAATTGCATATGTCCATCCTTCAATTGTTGTAATATATAAGATAAAATACCTATCATATTGCTCTATACATGGCGTTCCTTCTATTCCACCTCGAATACACATTTGTTTTATGAGTTTTCCATTTACATTTAAGAAATGAAGACCTCCAATCTGATCTCCTTGAATTAATATCAAACTTTCATTTAATATTGCTGATATCATACTTGTATTAGTAGAATCCATAGCTTTGTAAACCCATTCACATTCACCAGTCTTATCATATCCACAAATATAACCAGTATCACTTCCACATACAAAACCATCTAATGAATTTTCAACTAACGGACGACAATCTATATCTCCACCTACATCCTTGGTATAATTTTTTACCACTCCTGTATTTCCATTTAGTATGTAAACTCTATTATCCCTACTAGATACTAATACTTCTAAAATACCGTCATTATCAATATCTTTTACAGATAAGAAACTGTCATTACCCTCAACAAAAGAGGTAGACCATACAACCGAACCATCAGTAGCTTTTAAGCAATATACATGTTTATCTAAACAGTTAATTAAAACTTCTAAAATACCATCATTATTTACATCTAAAACTATAGGGTAAGGTTCGATACCTTCAAGGATAGACTTTTTAAATATTAAACGTCCATCACTAGCTTTAATTTTAACTAATTGTCCGTCAAATCCAGTTATATATAGATAGTAAACTGTATCTTCTTCACTCAATGTTCCACAATGTTGATAATTTATATCGCTTGTATACTTGGGTATAATTTTATACGTACTTGTACTGTCGGGAACAGTTGTCCAATTGTCATAGAACCATAATTTATTTGATTCAACTCCAGATATCTCTAATATTTGACCATTACCAGTTCCACTTGTTATTTGAACACTTGCGTTGAGTCCTTGAACTCCTCGTATAAATGAATTAGCTACCCACGATTTAGTTGTGTCTTCTAAAAAATAACTTCCAGCAGTTTTAACTTCACCAATTCCTTCTCTATCGTAAAGGTTTTTAAATGACCAAAGTAGAGTACCACTTTCACTTAAACAGTAAATAGTACCATCATGTGAAGCTCCAAATATCTCTATTTTACCATCATTATTTACATCTTCGGCTTGGCAACGTCCATAACAGACATCACCTGTAGCATAACGCCAAATGAGTTCACCTGTATTTGCATTTCTACAATAAATATACCAGTCCCAACTAGTGTATATTAAGGCTTTAACTCCTGTTGATAATGTTTTTAGTATTGGACTTGAGTATATAGGCTCTTTGCCATTTGATTGATTTTTCCATATTATTTCTGATTCTAATGAAATATTAGATAAATAACTGTTGTTGATAGTATTTATCATTGATTCAAAATTTTCATTTATTATATCAAAAGTTGATGAGTGCAATACTTCGCCATCTTTTAAATTTATTTTTCTCAATGTATTCAATTTTTTCATCACCTTCGTTTATAATTTATTTAATTTAAGTTAATATCATAAGTTAATCCGTTGTTTTGTAATGTGTTCATATCTTTAGCATCACCACACTCGGTGAAAGAAAGTGAATAGTCATATATAGAAAATCCTGTTTCCTCGTCAAATGAAGGATTTTTACTTGGCTCTCCAATAGTGCCTAATATGTATAAACTGTGATTCCGTATTAAAATCGGTTTTCCACTATGTATAAATGACTCAAATGCCTCCCTATATACTTTTTCAGCTTTTATATCTACCTTTCCATTATCATTCTCAGTTGTAGGTGAAATTATTTTTACATTTATATTTCCTGTTAAATATTTACTTTCACCACACAATAATGCAGGAAATTTTGAAGATAATGTCTTTTGATAAACTTTGTCTTCATTTAATTTTATTTCGCTTGTTTTTAAATCAAATCTTAACGGGTAATTCTTCAGCTCACCAATTGTATCTCTTCCAGTTAAAAACATTGAGAAATATTCTGTTGTTATTGTTTTTGTAACTCCCACACCTTCAAAACCTTGCAATATAGGAACTAATGCGTATTCATACAATGTACTATTTTCAATGAGATAATCTAATAAATCATAATTTTCTATATTTAAGTCATAGTTTATATCTATCATAGTTTCCCATTTCAATTCTCCAACTTTTCTACGTTTAAATCTTATCTTTTGTATTTTTGAACCTGAACCACTAACATTTCCTGCTTCAAGTGTATTTAATGCTTTCCAATCAAATGCAGTATCAATTCCCCAATCTTCTTTAGCTATTGAATTTGTACTATCCAAAGTTTCATCTATTTTGAGTTCATCAGATATACTATTGGATACCATTAGTGAAGATACTTTTTTAGAAGTGTGACAATTACCAATGAAAGGTTCTCCATTTCCGAATCCTTTTCTTGTAATAAACATTATATTATCACCTCACTTATTTTAATTTATTAAGCGTATGCATACCAGCACACCGTCTTACTAGTACCGTTGTAAGTCCACGCAGACTGTACTGCACCACTAGTATCTGTTCCAACTATAATGGTTGGCAAGGTAATCGAAGCTGACGTTATTGTAGCTGTATTATAATGACTTCCACGGAAAACACGCCATCCCGGTCTTTCAGTCATATTAATTGCAGTATAAGTATAAAATTGAGTAGTGTTATTATTTGGGTATGCGATTACATAATATACTTTTGGAGTAAATGATAGATTAGGAAGAGTAATTGTTAAATTATTATTAACCCAGTTAATATTTGAAGTATCAGAACACTCTAATGTAATTGCACCACTTGCATAATTAGTTCCACCCATACTTTGTACAGTTATATTATTTACTAATCCAGCTAAATTTCTCAATGTATCTCCACTACTAGCACTAATACCTTTATTCCCTAAATTACCAGCTAAAATATTCTTATCATATTGAATTTCATTTGTGATTTCAGCAAATGTGTTACTGCTTGATAAATTACCAACAACACCAGCAACACTAGTTTTCCCGTTATTGGCATACGTAAAAGCCGAATCTGCCCTTGCTTGTGCTGTGTCAGCTTTACTTGTTGCTATATTTGCTTGAGATTGTGCAGTATCAGCCTTGCTAGAAGCTGAATTTGCTTTAGTCATCACCTCAGCTAAACATGTTTCAGCAGTACTTCCACTATATAAATTAGCAGTATCAACAACTGCAACTTTACTAGCAGTCAAATCAATATTATTTACTTTATTCATTACTTCTGATAAAGCACCTTCAACATTTCCACTTGTAAAATAGTTAGCACTGTCAGTTATTGATATATCACTAGCATTATTTGTTGGAACTACCCAATCAGTACCATTATATCTTTTTAATTTATTAATAGTAGTATCCCACCATATCATATGAGTATCTGTTGGTTGAGTTGCACTAACAACAAATTTATCAATATATGTCCATTTTGTATTATCTGTTGGTAATATTCCTATTGTTCCGTTTTGTTTGGCATAATACATTATTTGATTGTAACTACAAGCGTCTCCTATTGCATAAGTAGTAGTTGATGAATATTCACCTTTATAATTTATATTTAAACTAGGATCTCCTTTATCTCCCTTGATGGTAAATCTTGTCCAATATGTATCACTAGATATATTTTCATTTGGTTCATGATTTAAATTATTTCCATCATATATACTCATAAACCCATATCCATTATGTTTTACTAGATTACCTAAAACAAATGTTGTAGTTGAATTCCAATCACCACGATCTTTATACTGTTTAAGTAAATTTTCAAACTCTTGTTGTTTTTGTTCGTAGAAAACTACTACTCCATCTCTCATATACATTTGCATAGTCCTTATACATGCACATAATTTATTCCAAGTCTCGCTTGTAGGCATATATTCTTGTAAGTTAGTTAATAAAGTTGTCATTTCTGCTTTTTCTGCATCAGTTGTGTATGTCTTATTTTTTAATACATAATATCTATCTATCATATCTGAATGTGCTTTATCTATATCTTGAAATACAATAAAATCGTCCATTGTTAAATTATCATCTGTAGTAAAACTAGACCACTTTATTGCTTCATTATCCGTCATAGTTATTGCCATATACTAATTCCCTCCTTATTTTTTTTAATACAAAAATAGACCAAAGAAATTAATCTCTAGCCTATTTTTACATTACTATTTAGCCATTGTTGTAAATTTGATGTATTCCAATTTGGATTACCATTTATATATACAGATTCACTTGCATCAAATTCTTTTCCCATATCAATCACATCACTAATTAAAGTAATAGTATTATTAATTGAATCTATATTATTTATTGTAAATTTGATGACATTTTCTTTATATCTGATACTATTACTTTTTATTCCATCCCCAACTTTTAAATTAGATATTTGTTGTATATCAAATAAATTGAAAATTTTTGTCGTAATAAAATAACAATCATCGGTACGGTCTTTTATGGTTGATACTTTTGTTGTACTTGGAATGTCTACCATGATTCTTATTCCTATTGTTTTGTCATTTGGAAAGGCATTATATTTCTTTCCAATATTATTAATAGCTATTAACTTATTGCTATCATCTATTGAAATATCTCTTGTAAAATAATTGCCATTTGATAACATTGCATTAAATTCATTAGTTGATGAATCGCCAAGTATAGCTTGTCCTATTATTAATTGACCTATTTTGGCAGATGTTCCTATTGAAGGTGTAGATGAGAAATCATTCATAGAAGGTATACGAACTTTCATTATTTCACCATCTATAATTTTATCTTTTAATAAACTAACAAATTTACTATCTAATTGGCTTAAAAATCCATCTATATTAGCATAACTAGGTATTACATCTTCTGTATGACTTTTAGTGAACCATGTGCTTCTTCCGTCAGTTATTCGCTTTACATCAAAGTTCATTAAACCTAAATCTACATCATTTTGAATAAAGAAATATAATTCGTCAGTTGATAATATGTCACCTTCTATAGTTTTATGTAATTCATATAATTTGATTCCATTAACTATCTTTGTTAATGAGAACATATTTCCCCATCTAGTCAATTGAATATAATTTCCATCATCTAAAGTAAATTTCACAAGCATAACATCATTATCTTCTAAGTCTCTTGCCCATATTTTAGCAGTCCAATCACCATCTAACCTAAATGCACCATCGGAGTCCCAAATTACAGTAGAATTATGTAGATTTGCCCACTCACCATCTATATAAGTCACATTATCACCACTATATACTCTTCCAAGTATCTGTCTGACATAAGTAGTTATTTTAACACTACCTGTAGCATTATCATTGATTAAAGTCATTACTGCGGGTAATTTAGATTGTAAATATATACAGTAAAAGCTTTTCTGTATTGTCGCTATCATTCCACTTGCAGTTTGAATTTTTAATTCTATCACGTAATTTGCCTTATTATCTAAGTTAGAAAATTGGTATTGCAAAGCTTTGTCTAATAAAACATTACTAGAATCTACTTGTACCCCATCTTTTAATAGATTGAATACATAACTATATACACTATCATTATCTGCTTGATAATACGTAGCTTGCATTACAGGATTAGGCGTTTGTATCATATCATCTACAATAGTTGTTACTAATAATTGTGGTGTGGTTAGTGCTTTTACCAAAACAGTATCACTCCATGCACTATATTGTCCACTTGTATTATAAGTACGTATTTTAATTTGGTATGTCTTTCCATTAATTAATGTATTCTTTGGTATAATGTTTTCAAAATCAAAGGACTCAACTTTTTTATTATAAACAATTATAGATGAATTTGAATTATCTATAATATTTATTTCATTAGCATAAACCATATCTCCACCTGTTACTGTAAAAGAGATAATTTCATCAAATGTAGCATCAAAAGGGGATAAAGATAGTGAATTACTAGGTGTCACTATTACAGGTCTTGTTAAAGCTGATGATGTACCCACAGTTGAATCTACAACTTTGTTGAATAACCAATTTCTTGTAGCAATATTTCCATAACTATCTGTAACCACTATATTTATTGTATGAACGCCTGCACTTAAACTCTTCCATTGTTCAGTTGATAGTGTAAAAGTAAATTCATTTTTTGAAGATTGATTTTCTAATGTTCTAATATTTGTATTCGAATCAATCATTTCTACAATTTTAAACAAATCATCATCAGGATCAGTAATTGTATAAGCCTTTACTATATTAGATGTATAACTACCTAATGTAGTATCTGAGTCTGATATAGTAGGTGGTGTATTATATTGAGATAACATTAAACGCCAGTTAGATTTTGTATTTACATTTATTGTACTTGAAGCATTAATTGTATTTCCACCGCGTATTATATTATTACTGCTTGTCAATGTTTGAGTTAAACAAGGAGTTTTCCACCAATTCCATAAATTATTAGAATCACTAGATGATATTGTACTATCCGAATAACCACCATTTGTTTCATCTAAAGTTGTAGGAGTTAATAATGTATTTAGGTTTATAGAATTTAACAAATACTTATCATATTCATCAGAAGCCATTAAAAGAACTTTATATTTTATATTCTGCAATGTTACAATAGTATTTCCACTTATTAAACCTTGAATTGATAAGTCATTATATGAAATGTTAGATAGCACATTTCTATCAGAAATCAATATATTTTTACTTCCATCTGTGAAACTAACCCATTCTATTTGATAATTTAAATCTGAACTACTAGTTTTTAATTCTAATGTTGCACCATTAATAAATTGTGTAGGTGTACTTTGATTAAATTTAACTTGCACACCATTCATAAAAAGTGTCCCTAATTTTATCTTATTAATCAATCATTTTTCAACTCCTTTCTATTTTTTTAATTTATTTAAATCATGTTAAAATCTACGATTTATGTGCTTGGATAATATATCTTGTGATTAGTTAAGGTCATTAACCCACCTACTTTTAGGTCTATAGAAATCTCATCTACAAGATAATCATTATCTATAATCAAATTATCTGAAGTATATTTTACTTTTATTTTCTTATTTGGTTGTAATCTAAAATCTTGTAATATTTCCATTGATAATTTTTCTTTATAGTTTGTTCTCTTTTGACATTCATATTTTGCTTGATTATTACATTGTTCAGTAGTTTGCAATTTATCATTAGTTATTGTTATTGGCTTTTCTCCATATTTACTATAAATATTTAAAGGATTATTCAGATTAGTCTCTTTATATTGTCCTTTTTGTTGTATTGTTGAATTTTCTATTGTTTCACCAATAATATTGACCACGTTACGAGCATTTGTAAAATCTTCATCTACTTCATATGAAACTACTACGTCTGATTCAATAAACTCTTGAAATATAGCATCAGTTGTCCTATCATTTATATATTCAAAAACTAATATACCGTCCTCATTGAAATATAAATCATAATTTAAAGCATCGTCCATAATTGATTTTAAATGGTCAGTAACATTAGACTCAGGAGATGAAGATATTTCCTCAATTGTAACCAAACTTGTCGCTTCTATTTTCATTTTATCTACTGATATGCCCATGATATTAATAGCAGTTGTTTGTATTGCTGTTGATATATTAGTCCCACTTGTTACTTTTGTAGTCATACTTTCGTCAAGACTTCCTCCAAAAGTACCATCATATTGTGACATTAAATCTACTAAACTAATTGTTATCTTTTGATCTGTAGTTGATTTTAATATTTGAGGATTACTTAAAACAAAAATACCCATGTTGTAATCAGCAGATATAGATGTGATAATGTCAGTAACAGTAATTATTACTCTCACCTTATGTATTAAATCAATTTTATAATACTGCGTACTTAAATCTTTTGTAAGTACCATGTCTAAACTGCCACTACGCCTACTATAATTACTATCTACACTATTTTTTATAGTTATACTTCCACTAGTAGCTTTTCCCTGTAATTCATCTACTACATTATAATTACTATCTAAAAGTTGTACTTTAACTAACGTTTTTTTGTTCCTAGACCTTGCACATATTTCTTGAGCATTAGTTGACATTTTAGTAATCCTCCTTTCATTTATGTAATAATTTATTCTATTTCCAATTTGGTTTTTTACATTCTATATATTTTCTACTAAAATTCCCATTGAAAAAACGTATAATAACATTATCTCCTATTTGGTAAACTGTATTATCATTATTCTTTTTGGGAATATCATATTCTACTCCATCAATTTTTACTTTGTGTTTTTCATTTCCATCTATTAAGGAAGTTATTACTCCAATTTTTTCAGTTGTATAAGTAAATTCATTTAAATATTTTTGAATTCTAATATCTATTGTTTCTATTAAATCTTTATGTAGGGACATTATAATTCCTCCTTATAGAGTAAGAGATACTAAAATATTATCTAGTATCTCTATTATTTAATTTATTGATTTTAATACACTTGTTTGCTTTGCTTTTGTTAATAAACTACTTAGGAAATCTTCTGCATTATCTGCATTCACAGTTACTCCGTTTATTACAATGCTTGTACTACTTGTTGTTGACTTATTGCTATTATTAGTTGTGGAGTTACTAGTACTTGTTGAAACACCAGTTGAAGAAGAATAACTATTTAATTTACTAACTATACTATCTCCTATACCACTTCCTATTTGACTTGCATATTTTTCAAATGACTCTGTTGAATAAGATGCTAATACATTAGCTTGATAGCCTGTTACAGATTGCTTATATGTATTATTTGCACTTTGCACATCTGATATATCTACGCTGGATGAAATCTTGTCTTTTGGATGCATAATATTATAGGCTTTAGCATATTTTTCATAAGCTTTTGCAATAACTTCTAATCCTTGTAATACATTATCTACTGAACTTTGCACATTAACTACAATATTATTAAACCTAAAGTCATTAACTGTTTGTACTAATTCTAAAAATTTATTATAATAAGTAGTATATTCTTCTGCAAAAACCTTTAAACTGTCCATTTCACTTTGTTGCGATATATTTTGTTTATCAAGTAATTTTGCATAGTGAGAATCTATTTCTGCTTCAATTGTAGCATTAATAGTTTTTAAATTATTTAGAGTATTAGTTAAGCCCTCATTGTCTATATCCACCGTTTTTTGAACTTGTACTTTTTTATCATTAATATCAGCTTCGGTTATATTACTAATACTTTTCTTAGATAATAACTCATCATAGGTTTTATTTAATATGGTAATTGAAGTAGTAGCCTCATCTGCATTATCACTAATAGCACTTAAATGAGCATCTATGTCACTTTCATCTACATTTGCTTTTAGATTCATTTTATCCTTATTTTTTGTTACATATCCTGATACATCTCCACTATTAATAGCATCATTTGCTTCTGATGTTGTAAAATTGGCTCTTAATGTAGTTAAGTCTTCTAATGCTTTCTTAGTTCTAGTTAATGTAAGCGAAATTGAATCTGAAATAGCATTCCAATCATTATTGTGTTCTTCTTCTAATTTTTTTAATGTATCTTTTGCCATTTTTTCAATGTCGGAATAATTATTCTCGAGACGCTTCGTATCTCTATCTTGTGATTCTTTCAAATCATCTGAATACTTATCTAAATATTCTTTTTTCTTTTTATACAAGTCATCTTCTGCTGTTTTTTCTGCTTCAATAACAGTTTTTTTATCTTCTATTTCTTTTTTTGCATCATCTAAAGCATTTTTTCTATTTGTATCATCGAGAGTTTTTTGAGCTTCTGTAACTTCTTTTTGTTTAGTTGCTATAGCAGTAGTGTCTACTTCACCTACATATGACCATGCCCCTGAACTATCCTGTTTTAAAGTTTTTACAGTCTTTTGTGATTCTAAGTTACTTAACTCTTTTTGCTTCTCTAATAAATCATTTTTCTCTTTTTCTAATTCATTAGCTCTTTCTATTTTGTCATTATCTTCATCTAATTTCTTAGATTTGTTATCTAAAGCAGTTAATTCATCTTCATAATCATTCATTATTTGGTTATGTGCATCTTCTTGTGCTTGCTTAATAGATTCTATTTTATCTGTTTGTGCTTTTTGATTAGCTTCTAAAGTTTCAGTTTCAATGCTCTTTTGGTCTTCATACATCTTCTTTAATTCATCAATATCAGTTTTTTCGATTTCTGATTGAAGTTTTGCTACTTCTAAACTTTCTTGCCGTAATTCTTTCGATGCTTTAAGTGTCGCATTTTCTAGACTTTCTTGTGCATCTGCTGTAGTTACTGTTGTGTTTTTTAAAGCTTGTAACTGTTTATCAGCTTCATCTACTATTTTCTTTTGTTCACCTATTTTATCATTTACAAGTGAAACTTTTTGAGTAAAATTAGAATCATCTATATCACCTAATCCAGTTATTTTAGCATCTATTTCTTCAATATCATTCGATATGATATCTTTTGCTTTATTATAAGCATCAGTGATATTATCAATCATTTTCTTTTCAGAATCTTCAAGTTCTTTTTCTGCTTTTTTAGCATCTGCTTTCGAGGTGTCTTTAGCTGGTGTTCCAGTCCCACCATTACCTATACTTCCACCACTAAGACCTTTTTCAGCTATTCCGAACTTATCAAAACTAGCATTAAAATCATTAATTCCACCTTGTACTTGTTTTTGTTTATCAGCTAAACTTTCTAACGCTTGAATATCTTTACCATATAGCTTTTCTGAATTTAGAGAGTTAACATCACTACTTTTAGCATTATCTATAGCTTTGGCTTGGTCTGCTATATTTTTAGTCATAGTCGCCATAGCTTGATTAAGTTTATCCATTTCACCTTTAAGTATTTTTAATATACCTTGTTTCGCATCTGCTAAACTTTTAAAATTACTTAGATCAATAGAATATCCTTTTACAGATGTATCAACATACTGACTAAGCCATTGATTAATCGATTCGCCAAAATCTCCCTGAATGCCTTGCTTAAGTTCATTTAGTGTTTTGTAATTATTTGTGTCAATATTGTAAGCATCTTCACTATTAGTCACAAATGAATTTAGAAATGCATTAAGCGAATCTTCAAAGCTTTGATTGTTTTTTATTTTTTGTGAATAAAATTCTTGGTCTGATCCCATCATGATTTCATAGTTAGCCAACTGAGAATCTGCTTGTTCTTGTATCTTTTGTTTTAACGACTCTTCAAGTTGTGTTACATTTCCAACTTGACTCGCTAATTCAGGATAAGCCTTAGAGATTTGTGTAACAAGAGTCGGTGTTAACGAATGTGTTTTATTAATTTTATCAAGATATCCTTGCATTTTGGCAATTGCTTCTGTAGATTTTCCATATTCTTTAGTAGCATTTGCTATAGCATTTGCATTTTCTTGTTCTTTATTTGTTTGGTCATCTACACTTGGGGTATCAGAAATTGCTTTATTTAATTCTTGAATTTTTTGCTTTGCATTACTTGCATTTATACCTAAGTTAGGATACGATTGTGATATTTTACTAATAGTTTCCGAACTTACCGAAGAACCCTGTCTTATTTGATTCATAGCCTCAGAAACTAATTTAGTATTACTATTAGCATTTGATGATGTAGTTTTTATTTCTTTACCATAAACATCCATGCTTGATGATGCTTCTTTTATACTATTAATCATTTCATTACTTATTGGACTTTTTAAACCCATACCATTGAGAGTATTATAATTTGTCATAATGGTTTGTAATTCTTGATTTATATCCATAAGTTTCTGTTTATTCTGTAATTCTGAATGTTTATTTTGATCCCTGACAGTATCTCCACTACTCCAACCAAGTGCATTATTATTTTTTAATTCTTCATCAGACATCGTTGCGTATTTCGCATTAGACTCCATCATTTGTCTATATCTCTTCATTTGTTCTATTTTTTGTTGTATGGTTTTATCACTGATACTATTATCATCAAAATATTTTTCAGACTTCAAAGCCATTTCTTGTTTTTTTAAATCAATTATATTTTGAATAGCTTTTGATTGATTTTTGTAATCTTCACTTTCACTGTTCAATAAACCTTCTAATTCTGGTGCTAGTTGGATTAATTTTTGATATACTCCTGATAATTCTTGTTTCTTTTGCTTTGCTTGTTCCGTAGAAAGACTTCCATTATCTAATTCTTTATTTAAATTTTCATATTGGGTTTTTAATTGTTCCAATGAACTAATATCAGTTTTACTTTGTTGAATACTTTTTAATAATTCTTCATTTTTTTGTTTAGCTTGTTCTGTAGATGTTCCAAATAAATCTAATGCAATAACTGCTGTAGTTATACCTATTGCTAATAAACCAAAAGGATTCGTAGACATAGCAATGCTTAATTCGCCAATTGCAATTTTCATTAAACCTACTCTTGATATAACTGAAGTTAATGTTGTGGCATATTGCATTAATCCACTAATAGCACCTATTATTGCTTGTCCTTTGAATATTAAAAAAGCAGTAGTTGCAAGTCCTACAATACTGGGCAAATTCCCAAAAATTGAAACTACACTAGTTAATCCATCAACCATATTTTTTACAGAATCACTTGATATCGTTGATACCCAAAATTGCTTAAATGTTTCTTTTAATTTGTTTAGTTTACCTTCAATACTATTCATAAAAATTTGTTGTTCACGCATAGCTGATCCATTTGAGTTCAATGCAGTCGTGTAAGCGTCTGTTCCTTCTTTCATGTTAGTCATCATACCACTAAAAATATTTCCTTGCCTTTGACCAGCAATTACATATTGTAAATAAGACCTTTGAGCATCTGTTAATTTTGGATAAACTTGCGATAATTCAGTCATTTGTTGATAAGTAGATTTGAATGTATTATCATCCTTCATAATATCAATTTCTTGCCCAGTTGTTGCTGTCACATCTTTAATTGCTTGTCTTAATTTGGTTGCAGGGATGCCTGTTTCATCTATTTCGGTCTTCATTCCACGTAATCTCATAGTTATTGTTTTGATGGCATTTCCTACAACTTCAGCATCTTGAACCGAAGCATTACCAGCTACAAATAAACCTACTGATTGCTCATAACTATTTCCTGCTTCTTTCATAGCATTACCCATACGCCTTAAACCTTCGGCAACATTTTGAGAAGTTGATGAATAGTTATTTCCTACTGCATTTGCTACGTCCATTACTCTATTCATATCTTCTAAACTATTTAAATCAAAACCCTTTTGAATAGTTATTAAAGCCTTTGACGCATCATCTATTCCCATATCTGCAACATTTGCAAATATACTAGCTTTTTCTGCACGTTTGCTTGCTTCTTCTATAGAATATCCTAGTTTGCTATAATAAGTTGTAGCAGATATTACAGATTCAGTAGAAGTTCCAACATTTATTGCTATTTTATTTGCTACTTGTGAAAACTTTGATAGTTGTTCTGTAGTTGCACTACTAACCTTAGCTAAATCACGCATTTGTGTATCTATGTCTATTATATTTTTTATACCATCTTTTAAAGCACTAGTAATCATGTTTATAGCTTGATAAGTTCCCATGTAAATGCCTGCATTGCTTAGGGTTCTTCTTATGCTTTGTCCAAATGATTCACTGTCTGTAGTTGCAAGCTTAAGTGCATTGGATGAGTTTTTAACTGCCGTACTTAATTCTCTACTAGCATTAGTTCCTTTTCCTATTTCTTGAGATATTTTAGCTCCATTCAAACTATCTCCATTATTTAAACTAGATAATACCTTTTTAAGATTTTCTATTTGAGAAATATAATTTGACAATTCAGCCTTAGAACTTGAGTCCCCCACTAATCCAGAATATTTTCCACGTAGGTTAGTCAATCCATTTTCTAGCTTCAATATTGCATTTTGAACTCTTACTATTTGTGACTCACTACTACCTAAGTTTTTAATAGTATTTTGTAATTCCTTAATCTCACTATCGGCAGTATTTGTATTAATAGAATTCAATCGTGACTGTATACTTTTTATTACAGATTCATCTATGAACCCATTAAGATTATTACTGTTTTTTGAATTACTTGATAATGTATTCAAACTAGATTGCATTTTAGATTTAGTTTCTTCTAGTTTTTGCTTATAATTTTCTAATGTTTTAATATTTTCACTAACTGCTATATTAGTAGTAGTAAATACTCTTTTAACTTCATTTTCAGCATCTCCAGAAACATTTTTCCATTTCATCGTTTCGGTTACAAGTTTTCCCATATTATCAGTATACGTAATACTTGCGTCTTTAACTGAACCACTTTTTGTTGTATTAAAACTGATTTTAGCTAATTCATCAACAGTTTCCCTAATTACCTTAGCACGTTGTTGAAGTTCATCAAATCCCTTTGAACCATCTCCAATATCTAAGGAACTTCCTTTGACTTTTGTAATCTTTTTTTGTAACATATCAATCTCATCACTTACACCATGCATATTAAAATGTGATTTTAATTGATCTCCAACATTCATTAAAGTACTTGAAAAATCTTTTAAAGATTGATTTATTTGTGTTGTATCTATTTTTAAATCTATACTGGAATTTTTATTCAATTGTTCTATTGCAGTTTTTAATTCTATTTGTACCTCACTAGTAGGTTGTAATTTTATACCTAAGCTAATTGAATTTTTATATTGTCCTGCCATTTATAATCTTTTCTCCTTTCATTTCAAAAATAAAAGAAGTACCGATTATTTGGCACTTCTTTACTTAGTTTTTATATTTAATTTATTTATTAATTCTTGTGCTTTTTCTGGATTATTTTTAAAATCTTTCAATTCCTCAAATTTCATGTTTATTTTATTCCTTTTAAAGAATTTATTTACTTTTGTTTCTAATATTTTAATATCTTGCTTACTATTTAAAATATTAATTAAGGTATTAAAAGCTTTTACATTTTCAATTTGTTCATCTAATATGTCATCTACTACTTCATTAACAAATTTTTGCACTTCTCTTAATAAAAGTTTTAAAATTCTATCACCATCATTTAATTTATTTAATAATTCTTCATCTGTAAATTCGTCTATTTCTGCACCAATGTTGGTTAATTCACGAATAATAAATCTTATACTTTTTGTATCTAATTCTTGATTTACTGTTAGTTCATTTATCATTGTAATGTTATTTTCAATGATTTCTTTTACTTCTTTTAATTGTTCATCAGTAGGTTCAAAAAATGTTATATCTTTATTTGAATATCTAATATTTGACTTTTGGTGTTTTTCTAAAATTCCCATTTATACATTTCTCCTTTATTTTTTACATAATAAAAAGACCTAGATTTACTAAGTCTTATCTAAATTATTATATTATTTTCATATTCCTATTTTGTAATAATTATTATCCCTATAATAGTTGATACTATGCTTAATATTATACAATTAATCCCTACATTTCTATTATAATTATCATCTTTGCTAATCTTTATAGAACCAACTATAATTCCTACTAACGGAACTATTAAAGAAAATAAATATAATATATATGAATTAGAATTTAATATAAATCCTGCTAAAAATAACTGTCTACTTTTAAATAATTGCCATATAATACAACTTATAACAATTAAAATAATTAACAAAAAAATAATTTGATTTAATCCCATAGTATAATCACCTCTTATAGTATAATATACCATATGTTAGATAATTATTCCAATCATTTTATATTGCTATTTTATTATAATCTTCTTTATATTTCCAAATATATCCTCCTGATGTTTTACTTTTTCCACTACAACATTTAGTTATCGCTTTTCTTGATATATTATTACTTTCTTCGGCTTCTTTTGCTGAATCATATTCATTTAAAAAATCTCCATTCAATGATAATTTAATTATTTTTTTAGATTTTCCAGTATGTTTTGTATCTAACTTATAATTGATGTCTTTATTATAATCATTTTTAAATACCCATATATAACTTGCATGAGATTTTGAATTTCCATTACAACATTTTGATATTTTACTTACTGATGTATTTTTTACAAATTTAGAAGCTTCAGTAATAGAAGAATATTCACTTATAAAATCACCATTCAGAGATAATTGTATAACTTCTTTTGATTTTCCGTTGTGTATGCCATTCCATGAATACGTGTTGTTATCAGAATAATCTTTTTTATATATCCATATGAAACCACCATTCGACTTTCTCTCTTTTTTACAACACTTAGATATCTTTGCTATTGTTGCTCCATTTACTAATCTACTAGCTTCTGAAATAGAGTTAAATTCTTGAATAAATTTACCGTTCAAATCTAATTGCATAACTGGTTCTTTGTTATATTCTCCAATTTCGTTATTATAATGTATAGTATCCTTATTAGTTAGTTTTTGATAATCTTCTTTATACATAAACATATAACCACCAGTTGATTTTCTTCCATAAGTATTATTACATACTCCACATATATGTGCTTTATTTATATTTAATGCTTGAGAAACATATTCCATACAGTCCCACGTTTTTATAAAAATTCCTTCTAAAGATAATTGTACAACTTCTCTACTCATAGGATTATCTATTCCTTTTAGCCCTTCATATCCTGAATTCCCAGCTCCTCCATGATTATTATTATATCCATTATTAAAACTGTTAAAAATACTTATCCAACATTGTTCTTTTATATTTAATTCATTGCGACTAAAGGCATAATCAAGTTCTTTATCTACTTTAAAATTATCAAAACCATACTTTTCTATAGAACTTAATAAATGTTTATTATAACTTAATCCTAACTCTTTTAATCTTTTATTCTGTTTATAAACTCTTTCTACATCTTCTCCTTTTCTACAATATCGTCCATCAAATCCTTTATCTTCTGTAGTTTGTCCAATATAAACTTTTCCATTAACTAAATTTTCAACTTTATATATAATTCCATATACTTCTAAGTTACCTATGTTCATCCTAAATTCCTCCAATATAATTTAATTTATTTCTCCAATATTAATAAAAAGGAAGAAAAGCTAATTGGAGATAGCCCGTTCAATGTAATATAAGTTTCGAACCTTATTCCACATCTATTTCTTCCATATCTATATTATAAAGCATTTCTGCCTATAATCAACTCTAAATAACCATTAAATTAATTAAGCTATTTCCAAAATATATTCTTGTCTTTCACCATTTAATTCAATAATTATATTAATTTTATCCTCAAATTCCGTTATGTATGCATAAAGTTATCTCTAAATTTCTTTTCTTCAATTCCTATAATATCAATTCATTAAAATAATAATATCTATATTTTCAAATTTATGGTATAATGTATTCACTGTATTAAAATAGATAAAGGGTTAAAAATGAAATGTTATGAAAAATGAATTTGAACAAATCATGTCCAAAATTAAACCTTAAAACATTAGATTAATATCTATAACAATATAGTAAATCACGTAGTCTTTCATGGTTCTAACGACCATAATCCAAAGTATTTTATCTTAGATATAATAAGTTATTTTTAAGGTAAAATACTTTGGAGGAGGTGATTTTGATGAAAGAGAGACGTATTCATTTGGATTACGAAACTAAACCAGTTTCAGTTAAAAAGAATGGATTAAGCCTTTGGAAAGTTATATTGTTTATTTTAGCATTAGACTCGATATCTAAAGCTATTGTAAATGGTGTTAACCAAGACATAATAAAGACTCTAATTATAAATATTCTGAAGTAAAGAGCCGAATACTTAAATTAGAGCCTACATCTGGCTGAGATACATAGGACGAGCAATCGTCCTTTTTCTTTTATTATACTCTAATTATACCATATTTATTCATTTAAACAATATTTAATTTTATATCGGTTGCCATATCTCACTCAATACTTGTCCATCTCGTCCTTTATACTGAACTCTAATAGCATTGCCATTCATTGATTTGTTTTCTTCTACATATTCAGCAAATACTATATTACTACATCTCTTATAATAGTCATCAACATCTTTAAACTGAGTATCCTTAAACTCATTTTGATAAGGATCGTTTTTAACAATCAATCCAAAATCTTCACCACATTCATTATTTAAAAATTGTCTTGTAAATATTTCAAAATATGACATTTCATCATATCCTTTTAGTTCACTTATTTCTCCATATATATGTATGACTTTTAAGGAGTCACAACCCATAACAATACTTGAGTTTTCTATTTTTTCAACTAAAGTTTTATACAAACAATCTGTAAGGTTATCATCATCAATTAATACTTCTTTATCATTAACTAAAATACTTCTATAAATACCAGTTTTTAATCTTCTAAAGAAATTATATAATTGATTTTCTTTAATGGAATAAAAATTTTGCCTATCAATATTCCATTCTACATGTCCACAAGATAAGAACAATTCATAATTACCTATAAAATCTACATCTTCTATTTCGTAAAACTGACAAAACCAATCGTATTCTTTATGCAGTTCTTTAATGTACTTGCTCACTTCATTGTTCTCAATTATTGCTTCTCTTTTCAAACCTGTTTGCATAAAATTTTCCATAATACAACATCTCCCTTGAATTAGACTCTAACATGTGTTATACTAATATTTGCGATATACTAGGTGATAACTACTTTTGTTATTGCCTTATTTTTATTAGATTGGTTTTGTTTACCAACCTTATGTATTTATAATATCACTCATTAGTTACCTTGTCAACGTATTAGTAATTATTTTTTATATTTGTATCAATTGACACTTAGTGCTATAATATAAATGTAAGGAGATGATTTTTATGAATAAAAACTCTACAAAAACAGAATTAAAAGAATATATATTCAATAGTGATTTAAAATATTTCGAAATAATTGATAAGTTAAATAATTATGGAATATCTACTACTACAAATGCTTTTACTAATAAATTGAATAGAGATACAGTTAGATATACCGAGGTAAAAGCCTTAGCTGATATATTAGATTGTGAATTAGCATGGATTCCTAAGACAAAGGTTGATTCTGGAATAATAACACAATTAAAACGTGGTCATATGGATATAAATTTGTTTGAAGGATTTATTTCTAACATATTTGCATTAGCTAATCCTTTGAATAAAAATACTGACAACAATTTAATGATGCTTTCAATAATATTGAAAAATGAAGAATTAAATAAATCTTTAGTTGAAATATTTGAATATTTAAATAAAAATTATAAACCATTAAAAACAGGAATACAATTTTTAGATGATGAAAAGTACGAATTGGAAAAAGACTAGAACTCAAAATTCTAGTCTTACATATTTTACAACTTCCCACAACAATAAAAGACCTTAGACATTCATATCTAAAGTCTTAATCAATTTAGAATTATTTAGCTAATTTTTCATAATAATCAACATTATCTTGACAAGATTTCACTTTCTTTTCATACTGTGCAACTTTTTGAGTATCTGCAACATATACGTATTGCCATGTTCCATCTGCTTGTTTAACTAATGTCTTATTAGTTAATTGCCCTTTGACATTATTCAATTCTTTTTGTGCTTCTGCTAAATCATCTTTTGCTTGTTTTAATTGTTTTTGATAATATGCCTTTAAATTATCTTGGGCATTTTGAGCATTTTGTTGATTAGTTTCTTGGATTTTCTTCAATGCTTTATAATAATCTTTTTCTTCTTTACTTACATTATCTACGGCTACATTATTAGTTGTATTTGCATTAATCACACCAGTATTATTTAATGTTACACTTGCATTACTACTTGTACTATTATCTACATTGCTAGTTAAATTAGTATTAGAACTATTATTACTATTAGCAGTATTCGAAACATTTGTACTTGTTTCAGTTGTATTATTTACAGTGTTATTTTGAATCCATACTCCATTATTATCAATTTTAAATCCATCAACTATGGTATCATGAGCCATATACCCGTCTTGCCCAAAATAATACCATTTGCCATCTATTTGTTTCCAACCTTTAGACCACGAACTGTCCTCAGCATTCCACCAACCTTTAGTGTCTTGTTTCCATTCTGCACTTGCCCCAGTTAAAGGTAATATACTTATTGAACTTGCTATTATTCCTATTGATATAAACTTTTTAAAGATTTTATTCATTATTATCCAACCCCTATTAAATAGTATTTTTCTAATTATACCATTTGTAAGGGAATGTTACAATATTTACATATTTTATAAACAAATATATTTATTTAACTATATCCATTTTTACAAATATATGGTATACTAATTTTGTACTAAAAGAAATTAACTATAGTTATAGTTTTATATATAACATTTTTAATTCTCTCCTTTTAGTATTAATTTATTTTATATTAATTTGTTTTAATGCCGATATGGTGGATCGGTGGTTGATTACGTTTCCTACCTCAAAGGATTATTGAAAATATAATTCTAGGAGGTGTTGCTATTGGATATGTTTGATTTTATTATTAAAGTAATTGAATTATTAGGTATTATATTAATTTTATATAAAGCACTAAATTCCGAAAACCTAGTTAAAATTCATTACAAAGATTTTTATTTTGAGACAACTGAAAAAAGCACCCCCCACTAAGTAGTGCTAATTCAGTGATTTAGTATTCATTTACATATCAATTCAATAGTCCTTTGAAAACTTTAAAAACGTGATATTGTTTATAGAAATAGCTTAGTGCTTCAACGCTAGGCTTTTTCTTTTTATTATCTCCATTATATCACAATTCTATACTTATTTACAATAAATTTATTTTCCATTAAATTGTAATTACTTCCATACAATGTTATAATTATATTGCCATCTCGAATATTCCTAATTGGGAGGGAGGCGATGGCATGAAACATTGCAAGAAATTTACTATAGATAACGAATTGTTGAAATCAGTACTTATCTTCTTAGGCGGACTTTTTAATATGATAGCATCAGTTTTAAATATACATATCCCAATAATTAAATAACTAATCGAAAAATTTAATAGTTGGAAATAAGAACGAGTAAATATTGTGTAATTAAAAAGCGTGACTGGAACTCATGTGAGATGGTAATGAAGCAATATAGAAAGTTCTTTTTACATATAAAAAATAAGATACTTACTGGAACTAAGCATCTTATCGCATGAAACATTTATATAATTTTGTTTTTAACTTCTTTACAATTACTATTATACTCTTTTACTATTATCTGTCAATAGTTTAATTTAAAAATGAACACTTTAGAATTAATTCAATAATTTCTAAAGTCTTCTAAGTTTACTCATCGTTATTTCAGTCCATTTCTATATTGTCATTTGTTTAGTTTTATTTCTATTAATTTGTTACTAATTAGCTTCTTTTAATATCCCATAAATAAAATCTAATCCTTTAGTTGTAATTGTTGATTGTGTTTTAGACTTATTTTCACCAGCAGGAGTAGTATAATTACGAGTAGTAACATTAAAATATTCTTCATATCCACTATTAGGTAAATTTCTATAACTATCTCCACTCTTATCTTTTGATATAATACATTTTTCTCTTAGCATTTTAGGTAGTGATATTTTATTTAATTTTACTTTTAATCCATTATTATTTGCGGTTGTACTAAGTATTTTACTAGCATTTTCAAAAGTGAAACAACCATCATTATCCATAAATTGATTATATTTATCTTCATATACTTTATACTTTTCTATAGTTAATTCTTCAGTTAATTGTTTTTCTAATTCTATTATTTGATTGTTAATTTGTTGAGACTTCATTAATAGTTCTGTATCACCAGTTGCAATTCCTTTTCCGAAAGTAACATAATATGTATCTCTTAATTGAGAAATTTGTTCTTTTAAAGTTGCTTTTAAAATTTTATTTTCTGCCTTAATTTTAAAATAATCCTCTAAGAATTCTTTATATATTTCTACTGCTTTTTCGCCTTCTGCAAATTTTAAATATAATAAAAATCCCGATTCTGAAAGAATATAAATATTATTGGCTTTTGATATCTGCATATTAGTATAACCTAGTGTTTTCAGAGCTTCTAAATTGTAGTCGGTTTGGTCGACTACTTTTAAATCTAGAATATGTACATCTTCAAAATGTTCAATATTTGCATTGATCCTTTCATTTACATGTTTAATTTCTTTTCCTAAAAGTTCTGCAATTTGTTTTGTTGTAACAATCGGGCTTGTCTCAGAAAACCCTCCTAATAAACGGGTGAACTTTCTTTCTTTTACTTGTACCTTTCCTTCTGTAAATAATTTAATAATTTTGTTTTGTTCCATTTTTGAAACATCTCCTTTAATAATTTATTTAATGTATGTATTTTCACATACATTTTAATCATATTCCCCATTGTTTATTTAATTAGAATAATCCGACTAAGGGAGCTACCCTTAGTCATAAATTACTCATACATACATTAAATAAATTTTGATGTCGGAGAACATCATTAAAAAATACGTATATATCTACTGTTGTTTTATACATTAATTTATTAATTGGTATGTTTATACTATAATACCAATTTAAATTCTTGTCAACACTTTATATATTAATTTATTATTTTATTTTCACACACTATATATTGTAGTATCATCTCCATTAACACTACAATATATAGATTAATATTTCTTTTAAAATGAACAATTTATGTTATTTCATATAATATCGAAATGTTTCTTTAACTCATCATATATTATTCTTAATGCTTCTCCCGTTTCAATCATTTCTTCATTGGTCAATGCTAAAGTATCAACTGCTGGTCTATTAGTTCCTTCACCCCATCCATGTCCTTCAGCAAAGTAATAATTTATGATTTCATCTAGTGGATATATTTGACCTTTCCATGTTGGGTTATCACTATGTAAGTCTTCTTTTACTTTTAATATACCCCAACAAGTATCTCCTTCCCATTTGCATTCTATTTCAAATGCTTCAATTAATTCGTTTGTTCTTTCATAAATTTTAGGTGTATAAGCAGAGTAAATTTTTGTTATTACTATCTCCTGTGCCTTTTCTTTTAATGCAGGTAACATCTCCTTTTTCATTGTATTTTCTATTTGTTTTTTAGCTTCTCGTATAAATGACTCTATACTATCAAAATCTGCCATTGTTTTATTCTCCTTTAGGTTTAATTTATTAATTCTCTATAATACTAATAGATGGACACCGTATAGATGTCCATTCTTAATATTATATTTTATCCTACGATTGCAAAACCTATTTCGCCAGTCCCAATTCGTGAAGAACTAGCTCCATTAGGGCGTAACTGTTATGATATTTGAAGTTCCTTCATAAGAACCATCAGTAACAATTACTTTAAAGTCATATGGACTTGTTGTTGTTAATCCATTAACTGTAGTTCCTGTTGATACACTAGTTAAAGCTCCACTTATATAAACTCCAGTTGTTCCACTAGTAGCTACTGAAGCCCAAGTTGAACCACTTGAAAGTTTATATTGTAAATCAACAGATGTTGCCCCTGTTGGTGCATTAAATGTTAATGCTACTTTACCTGCAACAGATGAAGTTCCTGCTAAATTAGAAATAGCATTAGCATCATCTGTTAATACCATTTGTCTAAAGAATTGACTTCCTTCTATATCTGTTAATTTTGTATTATCAGCTAAAACAGTCATACTTATATCAAATGATGTAGCTTTTTCTCCATCAAATGACAATGTAATACCTTCTTCAACTGCAACTTTATAGAATTCAAATTGCATTAATATTTGAGATTTGTCTAATTTTCTTAATCCAATTGCATCTATAACAACTCTCTTTGCGTCTGTGTTACTTTTACTTGGTACTTTAAATTGATACATTTTACCACTTGCAACAACAGAATTGTAATTGATTCGTATGTAGTCTCCTACTGCAATATCTGAGTCTGCTGTTACTGTAACTATTCTCTTTGTAGTATCTAATGTAAATGCTAATACTTTTGCTTTTTCTCCATCTTCAGTAACTAAATGTACATTAACCACATTATCTAGAGTTTCTGCAACTCCTTTTAAATTAAACACCATTGAAGCAGTATCTGTAACTCTAAACATTTCATTTTTTTGATAAGTATCAAGTGTTGTAGTTTTTGTAAATCCAGCACTACCTAATGCCATAGCAACCTTATCAAAAGAAGTTGTTTCTGCTGTGAATTTTAATGTACAAGACATTGGTTTTGCTACAGACATAACTATAGCACCTTTTTCTTTGATGTCTACTTTATCCCCCTTTGCTGTTAATTCTAAATTATTGCAATTTTCAAAAATTGTTTCTAATGCTTTTGTTTTAGCACTATATATGTATGCGTCTGCACCACCTATAATTGCCATTCTACCAAGTAAATTTGAATTTGCTATCATAATAAAATTCCTCCTTTTTATTTTTGTTTAATTTTGTATATAATAAAAAAGCCCTTACACATTTGTAAGAACTAAATCATTTGCTTTATTTTGTTACTTTTCAGGTAATTTAACTTTTGTCTCTTTTATCCAATTAAATGATGGTGTTTTTTCAAAAGAAAATTTATAACTACAAAATTGCATTTTTGTGAACTCATTACTTTCTCTAACAAACATTCCATTGTAAATATAATTTAATTGCCATATAGTCAAATTATCCATATCTTGATTTAATTTATATTTTGTTATTTCATTAATTCCTATTAAGCCAATCATATCAGCAATAGTTATTTCATTCTCTTTTCTCTTCTTTGCTTCTACTTCTGCATTTTGTCTTTGTATTTTTTCAAATTTTCTTCTTAGACTTTCATTTTTATAGGGATTTTTAGGCTTATCACTTTCAACCTCAATCATATTACAACAACAAATAATTCTAATTAATTCACTAAATTCTTCAAAATTATCATTGCTCAATATAAATATCGGTTGTTCTTGTTCATTAAATATACCAATATATTTCTCTCTAACGTTTTTACTTATTTTATCAGTATCAACATTCACATCTAAAAAGAAGATTAACGACATTATTAACATATCAATAAATGGAACTCTATCAATCAAACCCTGCTTCATATAATAATCGTCTATTATAAATAAAGTTTCAAAAAAACTATTGTCTTTAGTTATATCAATTAATTCTTCATTCATATTTAAATGCTCTTTTCTAAGAGTAAATAAAGATTTATAGCTTGAATATCTTAATAAACCTACACTCTCATCATCTATATCACTTAAACGAGGTTGTCTAATTTTGACTCTCATATAAGGAATATTTAACGACCTAATCAACCTATATTCTAAATCATCAATTTGCATAATTGTCACCAAACATTCTTTTCTTAAAGTTTTTATTAGTTGATATGTTTGAATTGAATGAATATGCCTTATACATTAAGAGCATGGCATCATTATTAGAGTTTATAGAAAGTTCTTTGAATGAGTTTTCTTCAACTTGTCCTAATCCATTTACATTTGCCATAGCAAAATTATCGTTTATTTTTCTTTGAATACTATAAATTCTAGAATCTCCATTTTCTAATTCCTGTATATTATTACCTTTACAAATAATTTTGAAAATTATATAAATGTTTGAAAACTCTTTACTCTTCTTTGCATTCTCAAACGACACTAGAACCAATGGCATTTCTGCATTCATAACAATATCAGATTGTCTTTTAAACAATAGCACCCCATGTACCCCATTTTCATTATCTGTTGCAGTTTCTTCTGAAAATATATCAAATGGATTTGCTAAGTTATTTTCATCTAAGCAAGTACTATAAGGATAGTAGATGAGTTTTTGTAATTCTTGGTCTTCAAGTACAAACCTTTTAATATAATCTTTAAACACTTTAAAACTATCCAACGAACTCATTTATCCATCACCTCCATTTATAAGTTTTATATTTTGTTTATATACCAGTAATTAAAGTCAATGGGAAGTTATCTAATATCTTAGTTCCTGTGCCTATATCATTAACAGTAAGATAAATAATAGTTTTAGTACTAACTAAAGCATTTTTGATATTGAAACTTGAATTGTTGATATCGGTAATAATAATCTTTTTAGCATTAATTAAAATCTGTGTATTATTGTCAAAACTATAATTTATTTTTAATGTATCATCTTTAATACCTTTGTTTAATTTAGTTATTGTGACTAAATTTGTAACGTATTGTTTTATTGTAGTTCCTTGTTTGAAATCATATTTATATTCGATCTTATCTACTACAATATCTTTTACTTCAAATGAGATGTCAAAATCTTGGCTACTTGAACCAATAGGTACTGAAAGTTTAATACTACCTGCTCCAACAGATAAACCTTTTATAGATATTACACCGTTAGTATTAGTTACTTGAACCAATGTGTTGTTAGTAGTTGTAACATTTACTAAACTATAATCAAAGTCTTTACCTGATTCATCTTTAACGCTATAATTTATAGTATATTCACTTCCGTTAGCAACTTCAAAACTTGTAGGAATATCATATGTATAAGTATGTTTATTTTCATATGCTCCTGCAATTTCATGTTCTGTATCATCAATTTCATAATTAATACTATCTTGTCCTAGTAGAATAGAACGAATAGCGTCTTGGCTACTTACATATTCTATTTGAGTTACCTTCCATGCTCCATCATTAAATATAAATCTTTGCCCTACTTTTATTGTTTTACAATTAACATTATTTGGGAAGTCAATTGAATAACGTGAGTCACTCTCAGTGATTCCAACAACTAAATTACTAGTTCCTAACGTATATTTAGTTTGATTAGTACCTATGCCATAAGCAGAGTATACAACACCTTTATATATCCATTTGAATAGATGGTTAGTTCTTTTCATTTTTGCAGTATTAAAAAATGGATTATCTTTATCTACTGAAACATTTGTTAAATAAATATCCTCTAAATATTCTACATAGTCACCATATTTATAAGCATATTCTTTTCCAATCATTATTGAACGTTCCTCATTAGCCTCTTTGTTTTCTACGCCTGAGTTTCTAACTATTGCTCTGATTACCTTTTCTTCTCCATTAATTAATTGTGTACTTTTCCCATTTATTTTTATATCAGTGCCTTCTTGTTTTAATTGTTCATTGAAATGGAATTTACCACTATAATCCTTCATATCAATTTGAACATGTTTTTTATAGTTACTGTAATCTTTCATTAATTTAAATCATGAGTATCCATGTAACTCAGTCTTTCTAGTATATCTTTTTCTACTTTTTCAATAGTGGATTGTCTAGTAGAAACTTGATCTTTGAAGAATTTACTTTTAACTTCTTTCAAATCATATTGATATATTTGCTCGAAGTATTCCAATTTACTTTCTAATATATTTTGTTTAATAAATAATGCAAGTAATTCTAATCTATTATCATCTAACAACCTACTTATAGTTTCTGCTGAATCTATATAGGTTAACTTTTCTTCACGATCATCGGTTTTGATATTATATTTTCTTACTGCATTATGAATTTCTATATATATTCCTTGGCTATCAGAAGGTAGTAATTCGTCATCTAATCCTGAGATATCTCGAAAGGTTTCCCATATAGTATCATAATCTGTAACAGTCATTATAATATCACACCTTTCTATATTTTATTTAGTTTCTTCATCAAAAATATAACCACAATTTTCATAATCTGATAATCTGTAACAGTCATTATAATATCACACCTTTCTATATTTTATTTAGTTTCTTCATCAAAAATATAACCACAATTTTCATAATCTGATAATCTGTAACAGTCATTATAATATCACACCTTTCTATATTTTATTTAGTTTCTTCATCAAAAATATAACCACAATTTTCATAATCTGATAATCCATACCATTCACAAACTACTTTTCTTTTTGCATTGGAATCTATACCGATATCAATTGCAGTTCTATATATATAAGCTTTTACTTCTTTTACTTGTATTTCATCTGTAATATCTTTGACTAAATCATTTAAAGCTTTTTTTAATACAAGTTGATTTCCTGTTGTTAACATTGCTTGTATTTCATCTCTAGTTTTTATAGCATCTTTTATTTCTAATTGTTTTTCTTCAACATCTTCTACTAAATATTTAACATCTTCTTCTAAATCTTCATTACCTTGTTCTTCAACCATTAATTGTCCTGATGTAAAAGTAGTTGTACTATCTTTTAACCATTGAAATACTTCTACTGGAACATCTCTTCTACTTATAATACTACCTTTAGTTCCCGTCCAATCAAAATGTGTTAATTTCCCATCGGGTAATGCAAAAGGGTAATTTACCTCAAATGTATCAGATTGTTTTCTTACTAATGTTACTGTATTTTTACTCATTATTTTTCTCTCCTTAATTTATAAATTATTAAAATAAAGGACTTCTAATTAAAGAAGTCCTAATTATATTGATTAAAGAACTACAGAAGTATCTTTTATGTAACCAATAGCTCTATTTAATAATAAAGTTATATCTACTTTATAAGATATTTTCATAAATACTTCTTCATTTTCGATATGTTCTTGCATAGTATCTGAAAGTAAAGCCATATCTCCAAATTCTGTAACTTTTAATGGACTAGCAGAACCTCCAGCAATCAAAATTGCTTCATCAACTGGTAAATCTACTTTTGAATTCATGTTATCTGTGTAAGGATTATCTATAGAAATAGCAAGTGTTTTAGAAATTTGTTCTATTGTAGCATCTCTTAATAATGATTCCTTCATAGCGTCTGTTAAATATAAAGGTACATTAGTCATTCCAGTTACAGATACACTAGCTTGTTTATCTGCTAAAGCACTTATAAAAGCAGTATCAGCTATCATAACAGGTTTAACATTTCTACCATATCTTAATAGAGAACTTTCAATTCCTTTGAATCCAGCAAAAGTAATATTTGCCACTGTACTTTTTTGTTTTGTAGGAATTTTAGCATTTGCAGAAGCTTCTCTTACTGCAACGAATATTTGTGATAATATATATCTAGTCTTTTCTTCATTAACTAAATTTACAGCATTTCTAAATTGGTTAATTGGATTTGAAAGCATATCTGAAACAGAATACTTAATACCGAATTGGTGTTTAAATGGAGTAGCATAAACTTTGCTTGTAAAAGAAGGTACTTTAGTAAAATTAACTCCTGTACCAGTTGCTGTTACAGCAGTAGTAACCTTGGCTACTTTATCTGCTACATTATATTGCATTATATCATTAGTCCCTACTTTTTTATAATCAGAAACTAGGTCGATATATCTTTGTCTATCCACTACTTGTAATTGTTCAGCAGTAGTCACGATTAATTGATTTAGATCTCTATAAGCTTGAATGTTGTTTATAGTAGCATTTGAATTATAAGCTTTATTAACTAATTCAATTATTACATTTTCATCCTCATTTACTCCTTCTTCGTTTACTGATGTTTTATTGTTATATACTCTTTTACCTAATTGTAAGAATTCTTTATTTAATTCCATTTTATTATCATCCTTTCTTTTTATAATTTATTTATTATTTGTATTCGATTCTAATTGTTGTTACACCAGCATTGTAACCAAAGTCAGTGTCCAATCCAACTACAGTTGCTATTTGTGTTTCAGTTGTTATAACATCTATTACTTGGAATACTTTATTAGTAGCATCCCAAATTACAGGTAAATCTAAAGCTAGAGTAACTCCACCTTTAACGGTATATCCTGATACTTCTTGATTTACTCCTTTTTCTGCTCTAACTAATCTTACAGGTTCTCCGATTTTATTGTAGAAATTTTTATAATCTGTTTCACCCATATCAATTAGTAATTGGTCTTCAACATGAGTTTGTAATATAAAATATTCTCCTGTTCCATCAAATGGTTTGCATTGTCTATTTCCATTAGCATCTCTTCCTGCAAATTCTACTAATCCTCCATTATCCATATTCGAACCTGTTAAAATAGCACCATTTGCTACTGGTTTAGCCCAAATTGTATTTATCTCACTTATAGAATGATTCCCAGGAAGGAACAATGCGTCTCTTAAAATTGTAGCCATAAAAATCGTCTCCTTTATTTATAAAATTATTGTTCTTTGCTTTTTAATTTATTTAATATTTATTAATATATATCATTTCAATTAACAAATATTTAATTTTTATTTTTAGTAGTTTAGTCCATATTTTGATAAGATATTGTCATCTGCAGGTATTAAATCTTCATTATCTTCTAATTTAACAATTTGATTAATACTTATTTTAGGTACATTTAACATAATATCATCTGTATCAATCTCTTTTTCAATTGGTTTAATACTCTCAACAATTAAAGCATTTAAACTATACTTGGCTTTATCAGCTTTTTCTTTTACTGAATTAATAGATTCTTTAATTAATTCTTGTGTAGAATCTTCATCAAATATATCTAGAGCATTTACGCTAGTAAATTTAATTTTATACAATTCTGTTGCTTCATTTAATGATTTTTCAAATACTTCTTTATTATATTGATCTACAATTGGTTGCATTTCTGTTATCATAGAATTCATGGCAACTAATTTATTTGTTAATTCATTAAATTTATCAGTATCTACTTTTGAGTTATTTGATTTCTCAACAACTTTTTCATTTAAAGATACGATTTCACCATTCAATTCTTCAATCTTAGCATTAGCTGTTTCTAAATCTAATACTGCATTTTTAGAGGTTTCAAGTTCTTGTAATTCATTTACTGAAACTAATGTGTATTGATATTCCATCTTTTCCTTAGTGTCATAGTTTACTGTTAGTGAATCATCTTCACCTAATACATATGTAACTTTATAATTCACCCATTTTTCAGATTCCTTATCATAAGTTTCATATATAAAATATTTACTTTCTGGGAATATTGAATAATTGCTTAACCACATATATTCATATTCATTAGCAGTCATTACATCTCCTAGTTGTCCTAAAATTTTACTTCTTAAATCGCCTAATGAAATCTCATTTAGGGCTTTTAAAAATTTATTTTCCATTGTTTTTATATCCTCCTTTTGGTTTAATTTATTAGAATCTAACTCATTGTTAGACTTTAAACTATTTACAGCTTTGTTCCATTGGTCTTTTAATTCATTAAAGCTTGTTAATGTTGCACAATCATATGATGGCAATACTTCAATTGCATAACCCCTATCCTCACTATTCAATAAAGTATGAGCAGTAAATAGAATTGGGGATTGAATATATTCAATTTTATCCTTAACTAAATAATTAAAATATAAATATTCAACTGACATATTAATACCAATTCCGTTATTAAGCCATTCTTGAAGTAATCCAATTATGTCTGCGTAATGGTCATCACACCATAATATAATGTCACCGTAAACAACCCTTTTAGTAATTTCATTTTTATCTGTATAATCATCTATATATACATTTTCTATATATCCAATAGCATCAGTATCGCAATAAATTACATCATTACCTTGTCTATCAGTAGTTTCATGTTCTTCATGTGAACCTAACGCATCAATACCATCATTTTCACTTTTGGTTATGTATTTGCAACAAATTCTTTTACCAACTAAAGTTTGAATATTTTCTATAGCTATTTCTTCAGTTATTATTTGGTGATTTCCACTTTCTTCAAAATCAAATATTATTACTTTTCCCTTCATTATTGTAGGATCATTTGGTACAGTATTTAAAGTATTAAAAGACATATTGACTTGTCCAATTTTATCAAACTTATTTTCCAATTTATCACCACCTTTCAATGTATAATCTATTAAATATTGAAATACATACAATAAATAATTAAATTAATTCAATATTTAATTATTTAAGTCTAATAAATTATTAAATCTATTAGTTTCATACCAAATCTTAATATCATCTTTTGATAATTCTTTTAATTTATCGTATAATTTACTATTTTCATCAATAAACAATTTCTTACCATTAGAACTAATAGTAATCAATCCTTCTTTTTTAACTACTAGTATCTTCATATTTATCACCTACTTTATGTTGTGCTAGGTTTCGGATTTGAATTTCCATCAGTTTCTTTTGTTTGGATTGTGCTAGTATTTGTATCAGCTTCATTAGTAGGTCTTCCTATTTGATCTGAATCTGTATCTGAAGCCGTAAATGATGTTAATTGTGGGATAATTTTTTCTCTTAATTTTAAATCATCTATTTCATATATACTTTCATTTATAAATGCTTCAAAATCTCCACCAATCAATTCAATCATCGGTCTAATACTGAACCCTTTATCGGATAGACCTTTATAAATATCTAATTTTTCTTTTTTTGTAAGTGCCTTTTGTTTATCATATTCAAAATAATAATTAGAACCTTTATTTTGTCCTAGTATGATAACAATTAATTGATTATATATTTCTTCAATTTGTTCTAACATTGTACCTATTTTTTGATAAATCATATCAAGATTTAGATTTGCACTAGCGTAATTGCCCCCTGTTCCATTTGCTAATGTTGAGGATATGCTTGTACCAGTAGTAATATCATTATTTACACTGTCATACTTACCAGAATCTAATATATCATCAGCACCTTTAAACTCAGGATATGAAAAGTCAGCAAAAGATGGCATTGATATACAAGTTAATCCATTCTTCCCACTTGTATTTTTCTCTAATGCTTTCTTTATTTTATCAAATACTTTTCTTTGCACCGATTCTTTTACTTTAACATCATTGTCATCTTTATCTCTCATTTTTACTACGGCTATAGCTCTTATAATCTTGTCAGCCATAGAACGTTCTAAATCTTTCATCTTTTGTTTATGTTGTAAATCAAAAATTGCTTGAGTTCCCATTGGCAATCCTAATCTTTGATTATGTGATAATACTCTAGTTCTAGCAACTAATGACCTATCTGGAGGTAATACAATTAACTGTAATTCTTTTTTCTTATCAGCATTGTTTTCATTCTTCCATTTTTTATACATATTTTCTGTTACTAAGGGGGTTAAATTATTATATAAGGCTTTCTTCTGTTCATTTGTTAATGTATCAATATATGATAAATCAAACACTCCTACCATTTTCCCTTTATAGTTTCCATACGGATAAATATACTCTAAATCATCAAATACATTAAAATAAGGTTCTTTTTTATTACCTAGCCATGTGCCAACAACAGAACCATTGTTAGCTAATTGAACAAGTAATTCTCTAGTTAATATTTTATGTTTAACATTTCTTTCTAAGGCAATTTTTATAGCTAATATGTCATTTTCATAACTACCTAATCTTTTATAAGTTTTTATCTTAAAATTTAGTTCTGGTAGTGAAAATATTAAATCATAAAGTTGAGATATATTTCCATCAATAATATAATAGTATGTAAGTAAATTATTTATTTGTTTCATATAATCATCTGGATTACTAAACCATCTTTGCAAAGTTTCCATATCTATTGTTTTTATATTTTGTGTCATTTCTAACACAAATCCATCTACGAAACTATCTACAACATCATTATAAGAATTATGTTGTTTTTCTAATTCATCTATCCTTAGTTGCATATCGGATACTTGCTTTTTTGTAAAAGTGTTTTTACTACCTATTGGTCTACCTGCATTGGTTGATTTTTTAGTTTCTGTAGAGTTTGTGTTCGCCAAGTTTACACCTCCTTTTATTTTATTTATCCTAATAGAATACGTATTGACGGTCTTCATCGTCATCATCATCTTCAATTACATCCATAAAGGTATTTATATAATATAATCCCATTATTAAAGAACTATATCTATCTTTATCTATTTTTTTAACCACTTGTATTACCGTAGTTGTTTTTTCTGTTGTTTTTAATTTTAAATTTGAAACCTCATCTATTAGTTTTTGTACTTGTTTAGATTGTTGTTCTATTATAACTTTTCCATCATTCGAAATACTTGTATCTATGTCTGCTAAATCATCATTGTCTATTTTTTTAATTAATTTAAGCCTTGAGGATTCAACATAATTTATAAAATTTACTATCATTTCTTTATTGCAAGATTGAGCCTTTAAAGCATATATCATTTTTGGAGCATCAGCAGTTTGTGGCTTTTGGTCTGTATTTATTGTTGCAAAACACCCTAATTCTTCATTGGTTTCATTATCAGTTTGCTCTTCTAAAAAACAATCTACACATGCACTTCCAACTCCGTTTGCATCGACAATTATTGCTTTTACTCGACTTTTAGTTTCATCTAAACTTCCACCATATTTATAAAATAATCTCTTAACTATTGCAGTTTGTTCACTAAAATTAAATCCATTAGGAGGAGTTATTATATTTACTACTCTAACTTGTCTTATCTTACCGTTCTTATTTCTAATTACTTTTAAAATAATTATAGCAGTTTTATTATTATTCTCACTTTCACTTCTAGCTACGTCCATAGAGATAACATATTCATTTAATTCAAAATTTCCTTTTTTATCTTTAGTACATTCAAATTCCATATCATTTTTATCTAGTGTTCTTGCCTTTATAAGTTTTGATATATTAATTAATCCACCATCACTTACACCTATCCAATCACACAGATAATTTTGTCTGAATCTAATTACGTTTCTATCCCTTGCTTTAATAATTGTAGACATTTTTTGTCTTCCAAAATGAATAGGAATTCTCCAATCTGAACCAAAAACAAAAGAACCATCTAAATTAATCATACCATGTAAAACTTTTAATATTTGGTCATACTCATCGCTGTTCTTATATCCAGACGTTGTATATCTGTTTATTTGCCCATTTAATTCTTCTGGATCAATTGCTCCTGTCATAGTAGGTCTACTTATATTGAAAATAGGCTCAATTGCATCATCGTAGGTTTCTTTGTCTATTAATGCCGATTCTTCCAATCCACCCCTTCTTCGCCTCAATCCTTTAGATTGTTGGGAGTTAGCCAAACTATCAATTATTGAACCATTAACAAATTCAACCATTCCATAATCTTTACTAAAATTTGCTTTTCTTATATTATCAGCAAAAGCAGGATAGAATCTTAATATTTCATCATGCTTATCTCTCCATATTTTTACTGCCGACTCTTTAGTTGAGGCAGTTAGTGAAGTAGTTATATTAGGAAAACAACAACAAGTATGATATTGTGCCATAACATGTACTAAAGTTTTAGATATTCCTCTAGGAGCACAGAAATAATTTTCTCCAAATCTAGATAAAGCTCTTAGCATTACTCTTTGATGTAGGTCAAATGTCAATCCTCCCCTTTCGGGCTTATACATATCCCAAAATATATCAGGATAAAATCTTAAAAATGAACATAATTCAGTAAATTCTTCAATATGCCTATCTACAATATTTCCATTTTCATCAGAAGGCTTAACTGGTGATTCAAAAGATGGATTATATATATCCGTTCTGCTCTCTGAATATTTATCATTATCTTTGAAGTTTTCATAAGTACCCATTATATATCACCATCTTCATATAATGGTTCTTTATATACGTCTGTTAAATCTCTAAATACAGCATTTCTTTTATTTCTTTCTTCTTGTATTTTTTCATCAGAAAAACCTTTTTGCTTGTAAAAATCTACAAGCATTTCATCATAAAAATTCCATATATCTTTATATTGTGTTCTTGGTTTATCCTCTAATCTTTGCATATATTCTATAATTGACCATATTATCAAATCAGCATCGTCATATGGTTGTTCTTTTAATTTAGGAAGAATTGGAATTATGCCAACTTTATCTTCTACTGCTTCAAATAATTGAGGCAGTAGATCAACTCCGCCACTTATGTCCGATTTACTTAATTGAGATACATTTAGCTTTCCAGACTGTTGAGCTTTTTCAGCTAATCCTCCCCATTTAGTAGCTTCTGCTACATCACCTTTTGCTGTTGCTAACTCTTCTTTGACTCTGAATCTTATATATGTAGTCAACGATTCTGTATGTATTGATGTTTTTTGACCATAACTATCTGCAAGTTTTCTCCATTTTTTCTCAAAACAATAGTATTCTTCATCTGTATATCCCACACCATATTTATCTTCTAATTGTTCATATGTCATATCTTCTATTTCATATTTTGCTTTTTTTGAAGTAATAATACTACTTGCTGAATTTTCATTAATATTACTAGGTTCAAAAATACTATCTTTATACTTAGATCCTCTATTTTGAACCATGCCTAAATCCTTAAAATAAAAACCTATAGCAGATTCTATTTTGTTAGGATATTTTTTTAAATTATCGGCTAATGTTTGATATAGAAATGGTCTATCTACCTTAGATAACATATTTTTAAAATTATCAACATCTAAACTTCCAATATTATTTAAACTCATATTTATACAACATTGTTTACAGTATGGTAGTGTGCCAGATTTAGTTGTGCCATAACTTTTATAGAATTCACTAGGTTTCTTATCGTGGTCACAACCTGTACAATATATTAGTTCTCTATCTGTCATCTCTGTATTACCTTGTGCTTTTTTTGCCACGATTAATACACCTCCTTTATTTTGTTTTTATTACTCTTCACTAAACCATATAATCCTTGAATTAAATATACTTACGTTTAGCATTGGCTCTAATACATCTAAAATATCATCTTCTAAAATTACTCCATATAATTTACTAGATATATAAAGTCCATCTATTCTAGTACCATGTAAATTATAATAATCTGATTTTTTATTTATCTTTATAGTTTTAACTTCGATATTTTCATATTGTAATAATCTTGATATGAGAACATTATTTAATTCATTATCTTCTTTATATAGGGCTATTATTTTAGGATTATATTTCATTAAAGTCTCCTTTACCAACTCAAATCAACAACATTAATATTTGCACCAAAATAATTATACGGATTTATAAAGTTATATAACATTCCTATATAATCATCATTATTATTACTACTATTTTCAATACTTTTCATTATAGATTGTGATACTATAACATTGCTAAATCTATAACCTCTTGCACTTTGATTCACACTATAAAATATTTTTAAATCATAATGTTCAAATTCCATAATTCTAACATTAAAAGAAATTCTATTAGTTTTTGCAACCTCGTCTTTATATGGATAACTATCTAATAAATTCTCTAATTCTTTTTCATTGGATATAAATATACCTATTACTGGTTTAAAACTCATTTTATTTTCACTTCCTTTATATTTCTACATACAAAAAGAAGCTACTAAAAATTAGCAACTTCTAAGTCTTTTTCTTTTATTTTTCTTAACTTTCCATACATTTCATCATTTATTAATATCCCAATATCAATATTATAGTGACTATGATTTTTACCTTCTATGCTAAACCATTCTTTAGCTTTATTAATTTCGTCTAATATTATTTCATCAGTAGGCAAATAATCTCTAGATGAATTTATAAATATACCTTTCCAACCTCGCTTTTTCATATAATAATATCTTGCACGTTCTCTATTATCATGTTGTGATTGAGTCATATTTCCCATTTTTACACATAAATCATGCCCTGATCCATTAAACTCTAAATAAATTTTTTCATTAGGAAAAGCAATATCTAAACTAGGAGTTTCATTGCTATAGTTTAATTCTCCACCTAGTAATTTCCACAAATATCTTTGTTGATTAGATGTTTTAACTGTTCCATTTTTATAAAATGATTCTGATTTTTTATTTTTAACATCTTGAGTCTGAGATATATTATCTACTCCATATTTATCATTGCAAGTTTCTATTATTTTATCTTTCCATTCGTCTGTCTGCATATAATATTCTTTTCCAAACTTATCTAAACTAGTTTGTTTAACCTTATCTTTACATTCATCTGTTTGACTATAGTATTCTACTCCGTATTTTTCAACATTATTTTGTATTATTTTACTCCGTATCTCTTCATTATTCATACTGCATTCAGTTCCATAACGTTCTAAATTAGTTTCTTTGATTTTATCCTTAAATTCATTTACATACATTGGATTCTCTACACCATATTTTGATATCATAGTATCTTTTAATTTATCTTTGTATTTATCTAATTTCATAACATTTGTAGCACCATATCTATCTAATTGAGTTTGTCTAGCCTTTTCTTTAGAAGATTCTAATTGTTTTACATTCTCTACTCCATACTTAATCATATTAGCTTCTTTAAGCTTCTCATATTTATGCTTCTTACAAGCGTCTTTTTTAACTATACATCTATCTCTATTGTTGTTATATTTTTGATATGTTGTTTCATATATTTCATCACAATAATCACATTTCGCACGTACTAATGCTTGCGAACTTAATGTTAAATCTTCAACTTTTACCTCAAATACATCTTCTTTTCTAGTAAATATATATCCCTTACTCTCATACCATTTTCTATTATAGTTCGTCCAATTTACTTCTACTTTTTTACTTAATAACATAATCAAATTCCTCCTTGAATTGCTAATATCACATAGCTTATTTATTTTTAATTTATTTTATAAATAACTTTCAACTTTTTCATTATCAATTTTCACTAATCCGAATAACTTTAAACTATCTAAATCAAGTTCCTTGCCTGATGTATAATATTCTGGATTTATATAAATAGATTTCTTATGACCATATTGAACTCTTTTTAACATATTTTTATCTTCTAAAGATTTCAAAGCAGTAATTATACTTCTTTCAGTTAATCCTATAATTGGTTCTAATTCTTTGATAGTAGGTATGTGATCATTAATTACAATACAATTAGTAGGATGCTGAATGAAATCTCTCATTATGTAAAATACCAACTTTTCATTTGTATTTAATTTCATGTTCATCACTCCCTCAATTTTATTTCTATAAACTATATTGAATTCACCATTATCAAAATTTTCTCTTGCTTTACCACTCTTTTTCTTTTTAACTTTTTTCTTAGTTAAACTTTGCTCGTTCCCTATACCAAATTCAGTATTAGACACGTAATTAGCAGTAGCAAACATTTCTGTTTTATACTTTTCTAATTTAGTTTGTATTATCTTATCATGTTCTGATTTTGTTATAAATTCACCATTTTCAGACTGAATAAAACTTCCACCTTGTATTTCTAAAAACTTACTATCTTCTTCAATTATAAAATCTCTTATCAATTCACCTATATTATTATTTTGCATCTTCATAATGCCTCCTTAAAATTTATTTTTACACATAACAAAAGACTGAACGTCACAACAGTTAATACTGCATGTAGTTCAGTCTTTCATATTTAACAATCATATTTAATTTGTTCAACATTAGTTATATCAACACTTTACAAACTTACTCTTCTTTGTTCTTCGCATTATTTTGAGTTCTAATAGCATCAGCTATTACTTTCTTCACTTGCAATAGTTTGTTAATATAATCCTGTAGACATATATTGGTTTTATTTTTGAAATCTTGTTCTAATTTAATTAATTCATTCTTATAGCCTTCAATATAAAAGAATACTTTATAATCACCTTTATATCTTTTATTTTCTTTTACCTCAACATTATTATATGTATAACCATTGAGCAGTAGGTAAGCCACCATTTCTGATTGACTATATTTATAATTTACCTTTTCCATATTCAAATTCCTCCTATATAATTTATTTAAGTATTCTTAAGATAATATTACCATATAGAATACTAATTTACAACAATATTATTTTTAATTTATTTATTATTTATAACTACCCATTCCTATAAAAAATAAGCACTACAAAAATAATAAAAGAGACTAGATAAACTAAATCATCTAGTCAAATTCATTCACATTTAAAATCAATTTATATTGTAAGTAATCTCTGATTACGCAACAATAAATCATGCGTTAGCATGACAACCTCGTAGAGTATAAATCTACTCCTTGTTGCCACACCTCATATTTTGTAATACATTAATTTGTTTTAATATATTTTCTCTTGATAAAGTTGTATTTTTATTCTTAGGTGTTTCAGCATATTCAATCATTAATTCTTCTATTTGAATATCACAGAAATTACTACGAGTAATTTTATTTGTTCTACTATCTATGTATTCAATAGTATTATTACTCATCATTATAAATATTTGTATAACATCTTTAGGTTTAACTATACTATCTATATATTCTTTACTAGGATAATACTCATCAAAAAATGTAATGCTAATATTTCTCAATGCTCTTGGTTCATTATTAGGTTTATAACAAAATACTTCCAATATATCTCCATTGTTAAATTCTATACTAATTTTATCTCTAGAACATTTGTGCAATTTAATCAAAATATTTTCTTCATAAACATACTCTCTAAAATAATCTTGCAATGCTCTCGGTTCAAAAGGTGAAATATATAAATACTTACCATTTTTATTCTCCATAATTTTTCTAAATATAGAATAAGTTTTACCTTCTCCACGTTCCCAATTACATACTACAATTTCCTTTTTACTATTTAACATTTTTTCTTGATAAACTCTCATCTCACTCATTTTTATCAAACTCCTTTTATTATTTTAATTGCTTACCAATATAGATAAACATTACTAAACAATAAAATTTAATTAAAAGACTAGGCAAAATTCACCTAGTCATCTAATCCATATAATCTTATTATTATACTGTTGTAGCACTAACATCTGTAGCAATGCTATTATATTTTCCAGCTTGTAAATCAGTAATCAATTGATTCAAACTAGCCACAACTGTAGCAATCTTACTATCTACATCTTCTGCTTTAGCAAGTCCACTAACATCAGGAACTACTATACCACTTACCTTTGCAGATAAATCAGCTATTTCTTTTCCTAAAGCATCAGTAATTTCAGCTTTAACCTCCTTACTTTATTATCTACATAAGACGTATCTGTATTGCTAGAACCTTCAACAGATGCACCCGAAAGTAAATCTACTTGTGCTTTAAATTCTTCTAAATTCGTACCATCATTAAATTGAATTCCATTTGCTAATTTCATTTTTTATTTTCCTCCTTGTGTTTTGTAATTTATTTCTAATCTTTAACAGTCAATAAAACATTACTTTTATATTGATTTGTACATTAATTTATCATTTGGTTTTTAATGAATTTATAGAATCCATTGCTTCTTGTAATTCATTAATTGCTTCAATAAATTTGTTTACCAATTTTCTTTTAAATAATTCATCACTTATTATATTTTCATTATCGATACTAGAAAATAATTCTGATACAAATATTTCACCAATGTTTTCATGAACATCATCATATTTAGCCATATATGTTACCTCACTTATGGTTGGTTTTGCTCGGTAATTGTTTGTTGAGTTTTAGCAATTTCTTTATTATTATCACAAGTCATTCTATTAAGTTCAAGATTATACTCAATATTTCTTTCATTAAGAATAACATCAATTGCACTTGTAGAATCAATACCAACACTCTTTAAAGCTGAATATTGACCTACTAAAAATGATATTGAGTCTATTCCAGCTTGGAATTCTTGTGGATTTAATTCTAACTCTTGTACATTTTCAGTATTAATATCAACTTCTTTTGAACTCATTAATTGTTCAATAACATTAATTAACTGGTCTTTAGACATATCATCTAATGTCATTTCTTCGTTAATTTCATCTTCAATATCTTCAATTTGATTTAATTCTTCTTTACACATATTCTCTCACCATAATCCTTATATTATTTTATCAATTATTCCATGTTCTAATGCTTCTATACTACTAAATGATATATCTAAGTTATATTTTGTTAATCCTTCAATATCTTCTTCTGATAATTCGGTATAGTCTCTCATTAAATCACATAACATTTTCCAATCTCTTTTATCGTATTCAAAACTCTTTTCTTTTTCTCTATAAGTTTGATGTCCACCACATGAAAACTGAGTTTGGTGAATTAATATATCTGAAAATCTAGTAGCATATCTATGTCCTTTTGTCCCTAACATTAAAAGATAAGCTCCTGCTGACATACAAAACCCATCACAGTAAGTTTCTATGATTATTCCCTTTTCTTGATAATGCAACATTATACTTGCCAAAGCCATAAAACTTACAACCCAACCACCAAAACTTGAAATTCTTATTTTTATAGGTTGTCTTTCTTTTTCAGGTTTACTTAATTCTTGTTCTGCTAATTTTGTTAATTGTCTACAAAACATTACTTGACTATCTCTATCTACTTCTGTATCGAGGTATATTATATTTTTATGTAAGTAATCACTTAATTTCATTTCTTCTAAAAGACGGTTTATTGGTTGATATATTTCTCCCATAACTTTCACCATTTTAATCCTTTATTTTATTTTTAATTTATTTGTAAATTTATATCTCTGATATATTCAACTCCATCATAGTTAACTACAATTAGAGATTGACTCGCATGTGTTGTACATTGAACTTTATCTACGCTATAAGGATTAAATCCGAATAATGAACCTATTGTCACCACATATGCACCCATATTTTGAGAACTCATATTGAAATTATGATAGTGTCCCCTAATTAACATTGAGTATCTTGTATTATTCATACTAACTTCACTATTATAAAAATCTTTATCTTTTTTAGGACTCTTGTCGCCATGTTTGACTTTAATAATTCCAAATCCTAAATCAAATTCTCCACAATCTTCTTTAAAATCAATATCACAAACATTTACTCTATCATTTTTAGCTAAAGTAAACCACTTCTTTAGATTCTTAACTATCACTAAGTTATTGTTATCTCCTTCAATATTGGAATCTTTGTTAGCTTGGTTTCCTCTTTGATGATTGCCACCGACTGAATATAAATCTACATTTACCTTCATTTCAGATATACTTGTAACAAAGCCATATAATAATTCTTCAGCCATAACTATTTGTTCATTACTATTAAATTCACAACTGTATGATTGATCTTGCCCACGCATATAAATTCCTTCTGTTAAATCTCCAGCTTGCACTACAATTACCTTAGTTATATCATTCTTATGTATTTCCTTTTTAATTTCAGATAAGAATTTAGCTAATCTCTTTTTAGCAATTTCATAATTATAACTATTGCCTTTATAATCCTTAATTACATATCCTACATGCCAGTCTGAAATTCCAACTATTAATGTTTTTTCTGATTCATTCTCTATTCTTTTATAAGATAAAGGCAAAAAGTTTTCGCATTCTCTATCTATGTACTCATTTATGTAATTTGCTATTTCAATATTTTTAACAAAATCTCTTTTAATTTTATTAAGCTTAGTTGTATCGTTTCTAACTAACATCTTTTTTAAATCTAATTCACCAATTAATTCTGCAACTTCATCTATTTTGTTTTTACATTCTTTTTCACTCTTTAAAGATTCCAATGCTTCAGAATATCCAATTTCATAGTTTTTAAAAATACCACGCATATAGCTCTCTTGCCATGATACATCTAATACTTCATTTACAATTTCTCTTACTTGACTATTTGTTAAATTATTTTGAACCTTATTAGAATACATTCTATGTATATATTTTTCTCTACTCTCATCTTCTAATTTTAAATACCTTTCTTCCATAATAATTCTCTCCCATATTACTATTTTATTTCTTAATTATAATGTCTTGTCCACATGACGGACACTCAATAAATTTAACTCCTGATATTTCACTAAAATTGCCATTTTCTATTTCATCTTCAACTATAATTTTAGCCTTGCATTCTGCATTAGGACATATAACTTTTTGTACTCTTCTTTTATGTTTCTTAGATTCTCTTTGTTGATTGTATTCTTTTTCTCCCATCTCATATCTCTCCATCTTTTTAAATATTCATTAAAAAATACCTTGCACATTATCATCAACGTTCAAGGATTATCTTTATTATAAATATTTATTATTTTCACGCCCATATGGATAACCACTAGCCTACGTGATATTATAATGACTTGTACTTCATCATCATAAATAATTGGCACTATTTGAGGATAACTTTAGCCCGACAAACATCAAGTGAAAAGTCATAGCCTTGTGAGGTCTTTTGGTATCGGATTTTTAGCATATGTAAAAACATAACTAAAGACGATAATCCGAATAACGCCTTGAATAGCAGATTAGTATCCATACCCTAACTAGGTCAAATGCTATATATTAATGTCCGATAGCTCGGAAATCGAAGCTATTCTTATTCGATTTGTATTACCAATACACGATTCTTAATTTCCTAATAAATTAGTTGTTTTAATCACTCCACTATCCACCCATATAAAAGGTCATATCTCAACGAGTATATGCCTTATCTAACTTCATCAAATTCTCTACATTTATCTATAGTTATTTGAATTCCACCGTCTACTATTTTACTAATATGGTCTTTATACATCCAACATACTCTTTGATGTTGACATAAATCACATTTCATATTCAAAGACCATACCTTTCGCAGTTTTTCTTTTCCCACCACAAACCATGCTTATAGTTGATTCTCCCATATTATAATATTTTGATGCTTCAACTATACTTTTAAATGATTTATTATCAGTTAAACATTTTATGGGTTTAGATATTTTACTTGCCATTTGTTTAATATTTTTATTTTGTTCTTTTTCACCATTGTAATTGCACCAACTATTTTCTGTTCCATTCTTTAAATAAGTTCTAGTTGTTGTAACATTTATATGCATAATACTAGATATTCCTTTTATACTATATATTCCTTTATTCCATAAGTCACAAGCTACTTTAACTAGATTACTTAAAGCAAATTCGTTACATTTAAACCAGTCTATTTTACTCAAATCAAATAGATTATTTAATCTACTATTATGAATTACATTATTTTTTATATATTCAAATCTAGTTTCCATGTTAGGATAATCACAATCAATTCTAATAACCTCTATATCACGTTCTCTTGCTAAATTATCTTTATACTCATCTAACTCATTACTTTCTTTGGAAGTTTGTCCATTCATTTGATTGTTATTTTTATGAAATTGTCCATCCATTTCTATTATTTTATTTATTGAAGGTATATAAAAATCATAACGTTTAGGTTTAATCCATTCTGGATTGTATTCTGGTATAAAATCTATTCCTAATTGTTCTAAAATATTAAACATTGTCTTATTAGGAAAACTCTGACCATCACTACAGATACATCCTATTGATTTATTTGTATATATATCTCTAATTTTAATTTTTTTATCTTTGATTCTTATACAATCTGGACAAACAGGATTTATATAACCTCCAAAATTATTGGAGTTTCCAGTTCCCCATTTAGTGTACAATTTAGCCTCATTATAACCACCTTGAAAATAAGGAATTAACCAAGGAGCAGTTGTAGGTATATCGTTTATTCCTTCTATAACAACAAGACCACGACAACAAGAACAATTATCACCTCTTTGCAAATTTCCTTCTTCAACCCAACCTTCTGTCCAGTTACATGTGTTGCAAGTGTATTTATACCATTTCCAATTTTGTCCCCTTTTATCTTTTCTATATTCTCTGTCTGTTATGGTTATATCTCTTTTATTATCTTTAAATCTTGTACCTATTTCAACTTTAAAGTTTTTTGTCATTAATCCTAAAATTTTTCCAAAAGCACATTTTGCAAGGTTATCACATGTAATATGAAAATCTTCTCCTTTATATACAATAACCAAATCTCTTTTGTCATTATTATATTGTTTTATATAAACTGAACCTTCTACCTCAGCATATATAAAATTTATTGTATATCCAATCGAATTTCTCCAATCTATACGTTCTTTATTTCTATTTTCTTTAATTCTAGGTAAATTATCTAAAATTATTTTTCTACTTATCTTTTTCATTTTTCTCAATCTTCTTTCTATAATTTATTTCTCAATCATTAATAAAATAGAGACATAGCCGATTGAGATAAGCTATTTTAATTAAGGTCATGACTCCTTAATTTGTCTCTACTATTGGAAAGGGACTTTTAGGTAAATCCCTTAGAACTATATATAATAACATTTTACACTATTTATCAATTTGAGTAAAGTCTTCATCGCAATCATTACAATGAATATGTAAACCTTCATTTTTACTTTTTATTTCCTTTTCTTCACAACTACAATGATATTTAAAGATAGGTTGTTTTTCTTTTGGTACTGTTTCTTTAAATTTCTTAATATTAATTGCAATTGTATCTTCTTCTTCAAGTGAAGCTAATAATTCTTTTACCTCATCTGTTATGTTTACCTCAGTAACTACAGTTTCAGTACCTTCTTCATTTAATGTTTCAAGAGTTCCCTTAAATTCACCATCTTTATATTCTGCTTTAATACCTTTATAATCTACTTTAATTGCTTTTCCCATTTTTCTCTATCTCCTTTAATTATGTTTTAATTTATTTTATAAAGTCATTTGCATATCCTTATACGATGAAATAACTTTTGTTGTTCTGTTCATTTTGCTTAATTCTATTTCAGATAATTTCTTTAATTCTTCTTTTGCATCATTTGAACCATGTTGTAATATTACTTTTTGACAATCACATTGTTTGATATAATTTATAATATCTTTTTGTGATGCATGGCTACTAAATGAATAATATCTTTTCACAATACATCTCTTTTTTAATGTCTTGCCATCAACAATAACTGTATCTGTACTATCATCTAATAATTGACCACCTATTGTATTTGGCGAGCAGTATCCACAAAATAATATTCCATTATGAGAATCTTGTAACATTTGATTAACAAATAGATTACTAAACCCACCCGAAATCATCCCACTAGAACTTAAAACTAAATAGCTTTTTGGTTTAGAATTAACAAACGCTTCACAACTCTTGTTGTCATTTATGAATTTAAAAGCTTTCCAAGTCATAACTTCATCCCAATAAGCCAAGTCTTCATTATCCAAAACTTCATACATTTTATCATTTATTTTTTTACCTAGATTAGTTGCTATTACAATTGGCTTAGACATGTCCCATCTATCTTTAAATGTATCATAGAGCCAACACATCATATTGCTAAGCCTAGATAAAGCAAAACATGGTATCATACATGAATGATTGTAATTAACAAATCCTAATATATCTTTTTCCAATTGTTTTCTTTCTTCTATACAAATTCTCTTGTTGAAATTTCTATCTCCTAATCCATATGTACTTTCTACGAAAAGAATATTTGAACTAGACACTGGAATTGTTGGTTCTGTAAAATATGTATATGAATAATTATCTGTATTTCCTAAGTCACTTGTAATACAAATCTTTTTTACAACATTTGTTCCAAATTTCTTTATGAAAATCTCTAATTGTGTAGCACCAATAATATGTGAGTTATTTGTAAATCTAAAAGATAAATAATCATCTAAATGATGTATGTTATCTAATTCATAAACGTCCATCATACTCATTACATTATCTAAGTCTTTTTCTTCAAATAATTCTTTAACTTTTCCTTTTATTTTCTTTTTAAATTTATCTTTATTCTCCCTTAAATACTCACAATTTTTTACATGAATCTTAATGCAATCTTTTAACATTGGTTTAGATAATATTGCATTGGTTTTTGTTGTTATTATCCTGCCTTTAAATCCCATTGAAGATAGCGACGGGAACAGCCCAATATGGTCACAATGTAAATGAAACATAAAACAATAATCTGACTCTTTAATAGGAATATTATTTAACATTTCCTTATTTAGTATATATTCGTCAGCCATATCATTATTTTGTATCATTCCTAATTCAACTAAAACACATTTTCTACCTGTATCTGATAAATATGAAATGCTCATATTACTGCCTACTACTTCTTGTGATTGATTTCCATTTAAACTTATTACAATTTCATTTTCTTTATTCTTTTTTCCTCCCATAATTCTCCCTCAAACCCTCCACCGATATATACGGTATATATTTTTGTTTTATATTAACTAACAACCTATACAATAATATAAGTTCTATGATTAATATAAAAAGAAGGACTAATTATTTCTAATCTAGTCCTTCTCAAAGGTCTATTTATTATTTATTTAACTGTTTGGTTGATTTTAGTCTAACTTCATCGTGTTCTGGTTTAGCTTCTGTAGTATAAGGTACTTTTGTATTAACTCCATCAATTACTCTAGTCATTTCTCCGTTCTTAGATGGTTTAGCTTCCACATGCTTCTTTTCTAAAACTAAATACTTTCCTATATTAACCTTTTCTCCAGCATTTAAATTACTTGAAATAACTTCTATTAAAGAATCCAAATCACAAAATCTAGTTTCAGCTTCTTTCTTTGTAGAGAATCCATATACATCTTTAATAATTGTTAAAATTTCGTCCTTTTTAATTGTTTTTACTTTACTCATTTTTTAATCTCCTCTTTCTTCTCTCTAATTTAATTTATTTTATAACCCTTAATAGGGATATTTACTATTTGTTTATACATTAATTTATTATCTTAAAAGTTATATTTTATTTTAAATTATCTAATAATGCTTTAAAGCAATCTTCATTTCTTATTCCTGCAATTGTTCTACTAATATTTTTCTTATTGTTTTCAGTAAAATCATCCCATTCATTTGATAAAGATTTTAATACATCATAAAAACTTTCATCTTCATCTATTTTACGTTTTATTATAGATTCAATTGCTTTTTTAGTTTCATTACTTTGATATTTTTCAAACATACTTTTTAATGCTATACCTATTTTTTCATTATCATTTGTTATTTCTTTTTCAATTTTATAAATCTTATGGTCTTTGATGTCTTCACCCTTTTGCTTCCACGTAGATACTACGTCTTGAAACTCATCTTCAATTTTCAATTTATAATGTGAATACATATCTGTCCATACATTTTCTTTTCTAATCAATTCTAAAACTCTTTCATAAGCTTGAATTAAATTCTTGTATGTATTTTCATTATTACCTTCTCTAGCTTTTGTAATTTTATCTTCTAAAGATATTTTCTCGTTTTCTAAAAATTGATTTGTCATATTTATTATCTCCTTAGCGTCAGTCGCCACCTAAAATATATTTTAAAACATTTTAACGTGTTTTAATTACTAATTACATTTTACTTTCTTTTCTGCTAATTTTATTATTTCATTCATAAGATCTTCAGCACTACTACTATTAACATTAATTGTACCTAGATTAATAGTATATTTACTACCTCCTAGTAATGTTTCTCTCAACTCAATAGCATCTCTTAAACAGTTCATCCATTTATTATGTGCATTGAAATCTTCTTTTTGAATTGCATTTTCTATATTCTTCTTTAATTGTTTAATATCATCATTTATAAAGTCTATATCTGATTTTTCAACAACTTTAATTCTATATTTATTATATTGTGGAAGACTATTTATATCCTTTAAATAATGACCTAATCTACCAATATTATTTTTTCCTCTTATAGTATCTTCATCGCTAAAGAAAATACTATGTAACAATTCTTCATTAACAACATAGTTATTATTTTGTAATAAATCTTTTACTTTTTCATAAGCTACGGTATTAGGTAATTTATTTAGATGCTCTTCTAAACAATCTTTACATTCTTTAAATCCTTTGTAAAATTTTTGTTCTAATTTTTCTTTCTTACATATTTTGCAATACATTGTTAATTCCTCCTAGTGACGTTTTCAGCAGTCACGCTTATTTTAAAACAACTTTTCAGTTGAATTAAGCATTGTTTTATACATTAATTTATTTTTGTTTTACCATTCAATTCATACCACAATCATATTTTCTTTCTCTAACAAGGCAAGAATACCTGTTTGTACCTTGCCAATGTCAGGAGAGAGTTAAAATAATTATAAAGGTAGATGTGGAAAAATGAAAAAATTAAAAGTATTTGACAGGAATAATATCGCTTATATCCTATCACTATAGGAAACTGGAGGTAGCTCTGTTAAGCGTTGATATTACTTACTTAGACGTTGTTTTACATTTTCCTAAATTATGATAATAACCTTTATTCTGTTCATTCTTTATATTTTTTGCACATATGTTGCAAACTTTTTGTTTACTATTAGGAGACTTCTTTTTAAATAGCGTTCCACATTCACTACAACTACACACACCTTTTATACCTATATATCTAAGCCATTGTAATCCTAATTCTCTAAAATCGTTTATTATTAACTCTGCTTCACTATTATCATTAATTACATTATCTAAATTAACACTATTATTTGTTATATTTTTAGCTATCTTTAATACTTCAAGACTAACTAACTTATGTATTGTTTTTAATTGTTCCTTCCCAGTCTCTTTTATATCTGCGTCTTTAAATACTTCATTCCTACATTCTCCTTTAACCCAATTCTTATTTTTAGAATTTATTTGATTGAATATTTTAGCATACACTAAATATGTAAAGATTAATTTTTGCATTTTCTCGTTTTCTAATGATTTAATATATTCTATTTCTGATTTAGTCATCTTAACTTCTTTTACCTCTATTAAATCATTATTATTTTTTATAACTGTCTTTACTATTCCTTCGACTAAATCTTCCCAAGTAACACTATTATACTTACTAGAATCATTTTTTATCATAAATTTATTTATTGCTTGTACTATTTGCTCTTGATTCATACTCTGCTTATTATAATGTCTAGCCAATAAGTTAATAGTTTCACTTGGTTTATCTGATACTATACCTTCTTCTAATATTGTTTTTATTTTACTATTTTCATTTAATTCTAATTTCATTATTTATCTTCTCCTTTCTTTATTTCAATAGTATTTAGAATAAAGTTTTCTCCACCAAATTCTACATCTCCATTAATATTATCTAATTCAGGATAGTTAATAATGAAATTATTTTTATGTAATAAATTATTTATTATTTGATTACCACACATATCCCAAACGAATTGTTTAGATTTTTCAGTATTATAACACATATCAACTAATATATTGCAAAGTTCATCTTTATTAATACATTCTTCTTGACATTTTTCTTTGAAGTTTTGTTTTAATATTATCATTCCATCGTTTTTATCTTCTTTACCTACTCTATTCTTTTTAGACAACATTTTAAATTGTGACAACTCAATCATGTATTCTTCATATATGATTTTTATTTTATTATAAGTATTCTTTGTGTATTTTTCATCTGTTTTTAAAACAGTATAATCAAACTTTGTTTTGTTTAATTTGTTTTTAATTCCTTTAAACTCTCTTTCTATTTCTCTGCATATTTTATTCATTACACAATTATTATTACTAACTGGATTTTTTAAGTTGTAATATTTTATGAAACTTTCTTCTATCTCATTTTTATTCTTCTTTTTGAATAATTCATTTAATGAAATTCCAAACTGAGTAATACATTTATTTTCAGTTTCTTTTATAAATTTATCATATGAATTTTTTAATTGAGGATATATGTATATAAAGAAATATGGTTTTTTATCAGCTACAATTTTTGTATTAAACTCTTTTAATTTTATAATTTCTTCATTATCCAATATTTCTCCTGTATTAGTATCTACTTTAATCCTATTTACTCTTGAATCATACCATTCTTTAGGCATAGGATTAGATTTTATGCCCTTGATTTTATCTATCGCACATTGTTGATAATGTTGTCCACACATTATACGATACATTAATTCCTTATATTCTAATGAGTCTTCTTTAAACTTAGCTAATATATCAAACATTTCAGTTATTCTATTTGTAGTTGTACCTATATCATCTCCGAAACCATCTTTGTTTGCTTTAATAAGACTTTTTTCAGTGACTTTAATTTTTTGTGCTGATTTTTGAACACAAAATATAGCCAACAATTTTTCATACGTTCTCAATAGAACTGGATTATCTGTGGTAATAAATGCATCTGAATCTTTGTCAGGCACCGTTCTCAGCATGAGTTGTGGTGTCCCATGAATTTAGTATCAAGCATGTTTTCATATACTTATACCATTGTTGCATTTCTTCTGTAGATGTTACTTGTAATTTTCTTATATTATTATGACATGTCATAGGTGCTCTAAAAGCTATTATTTCTTTACTGTTCTTATCTGACCAATATTTACTATATAATTCATCGGCTTTTAGTAATCCTGTTACATCTAAACCAAATATACTTTGACATAGTGAATAGGGGTCGCCAGATATTATAGCATAGCATCCTTGCATATTTAAAACACCAACTTTTGCATCTTGAATACGTTTCTTTCGCATATTATATACTCTATCTTGTATATAAGGATCATTTAATAATTCTTCATCAACCATTAACGCTTTAACATAATCATCTTCTCCAACAAATGAGTTTTTATCATTCAATTTAGTTCCCTTTAGGAATAGTAATGTTTTTGCATAGTCCATTGTTAAACTGTCTTTGATACTATCTACAGTTGGTTTAATTAATTCTTTAATATCTTCATCATTAAGTTTAAAAGACTGTAAAAATTGATAATTTAATGTTCTTTCATTTTCTAATTCTTTTGGACACATTTTTGTAATACTAAAAGTCCATTCATTTTCTTTGCAACAAGCTAAATAGTGTTCTAATGATTCATAACTGTCCCATAATTTAAGCATGGAAGTAGTTAATATTAAATCAACTTTATTTATATTTCTCTCTTGCCCCCACACATCTTTAACTATTTTTTTATGTGCTATTTGTTTTGCAAATCTCTTAAAATCAAATGTAAAAACCATTCCCTTAGTAAAAGCATTTCTAATACAAAAACCTGTTGGTACAAATTTGTCTTTTAATTCACATTCTTTAATATCTACTCCCCATAACTTACTTAATTGTGGAGATATAAGACCATAACCATCACTATCAATTAATTCAACATCAAAATCTTTTATTATTTCTAAAACTGGTCTTTCTCCTTTAGAATCATCTATTTGTATTATATCTTCTTTGAAATGAGTTATGCAATCATCTACTACCAATATGCTTTTTGGATCTCTAACTGGAACACTCATACTACAAGATAATGCTTTATATGCTTCTAATTTAGCTGGAACTAAAGGTTTATCTAAATCTCTACCATTATCCAATTTTTTATGTAATTGGTCAAATACATCTCTACTAACGTATACTATAGTTTCGTTTTTTATTCCACCTGTAGTTCCTAATAATCTTACAAATTGTTTCCCATTTACAAAGAAACTACATCTTCTATTACATTTATCAAAATCTCCAATTTTATCTATAACCAAACATAAATAATCTTGATTAAATTTCAATCCATTTTTCTTTTTATTTAATTCTTTTATTTTTTTTCTATTTTCTATGGAGTTATCTAATTTTTCAAGTTCCTTTATTTCTTCTTTTATTTTGTTAATTTGTTCATCTTGATTTTCTATTTCCAATATTTCATTAATAAATCTTAGAGTTTGGCTATCTCCTAGTTGAATAACTTCTTTATTTTTTTTAGCTTCTTCCAATGCTAAGTCTAAACTCCAATTATTTTTTCTTAGTCTTTTTGTATGTATTTTAAGTATATTCTTCTGATTAGATAATTGTTTAGACATTCCGTCACCTCACTTATTTATATTAATATATTGTCATTTTTCTCCTTTATTTCTCTTTTAAATTTCCAATAAAACACGCAATTTATTCTGTTATTTATAAATTAATTTATTATAACACTCTTTACATACTCACTCCCTATATAATTTTAAAGGACTTTTTGACATACTTTTGACTCTAATTTCCATTCCAGTCAGATTAACGATAAATTGCATTACTCTCTTTTTAATTCTTAAATATAACTCAAACTAATACAATTAATAAAATATTTACTTAAATCAATACTTTAGGCTTTATTTTAATTTAAATTATCAACTAGACTTATTCTACCTTGTCCACTCTAAAACTTAAATTAAACCCAAAACTATCTCATTTTCTCCTTTAAAATTATATACATGACTACTTATTAAACCTTTGTCTAAATATCTCTTTTTCTTCATCAGTTAATTCCTCGCTAACTTTATAATATCCATTGTCTATGTACTTTTGTTTGTTATTTTTGAACCATTTAAATAGATTTAGATTCTTCCTTGACCAAGGATTAATGTTTGTACCACTTTCTCTAGCCTTAAAATATGTTGCAACTACACCTAAATCTCCTTCATTAAAAACTAATTGAATATCTTCTCTTGTACTTTCATCAGATATTATTTCTACTCCTAGTTTATTTAAATTTTCTATTAGTATGTTTGATATACCCTTCTTTTCTCTGGTGTAAACTAATATATCTTCACTTCTTCTCCATATTGATCCTTCACCATTACAGTAAATATATGTATTCTCCTTATTGGGTTTTAGTGTAGATTGGTCAAATTCGCAAACTGTTCTATACTGACCTATATATCTATTCATTTTATCCCTCCATATCAATTTTGACTTACTTTTTATTAATGAACTTATTAGTAATAATAACCCTTACTTATTTCAAGGTGCAATTTTATTACTCGTTCATCACTTCTTAATTTTAGAATAACTTATGTACTATTTATTTATATTCAATATGTATTATTTATTATTTTCATCTAGCATCTTTTGACACTTCTTCTTATACTGTTCTTCCCATTCAATAGCCTCCATCCTTTCTTTTATGTCAAAATCGTCCTCATATATGTAAGAAGTATCTTTTCTTTCTGTATTTTCTTCCCATATCCTATATTTCCTATAAACAATGTTCCCTCCGAAATCCATATGTTGTTCTCTTTTGCTTGGTTGTCCGTTTTCAGTCATTTTCTTTTACCATCCTTCTTTATTATTTTTTATTTATACATTATTTTATTATTAATTTGCCATTCTGCTTTGTTTTTCGTTCTTTTTATGTATTTGCAACCAGTTATATAGATTTTCAAACTCAATTTCTTCATTTCCTTCAAAAGTATCACTAAAGTTCTTTGGCTTTAACTCACAAAATCTAGCTAATTTAGTTTCATATAAATCTACTTCAACCTTTCTTGACTTAAATGATGCAAACTTTATTACATTATTCATAACTCTCACCTCCTTTATTATCTTTATATTAATTTATTATCATTTTGGAAATCAAGTAAATATCTACTATCTTGTCCATAATATTATTCTAACATATTTTGGGTTTTGTGTCAACATTTTATACATTAATTTGTTACATGCTTAAGTTTTCTTTAATGGTTTTCATTCTATTAATTAGATATTCAATTTTTTCTTCTAATTTAACTCTTTTCAATGATATATCATATGTATTCTCTATTTCAACGTCTGTATTATTTATATAATCTTTAATATCGGTTAATGTATTTGATAAATAATTATTATACTTTTGTATAAAGTGATCTTCTAAACTATTTATATTTCCATTTTCTGTTTTTATTATTGCGTTAGTATTTAACTCTTTGAATTTATCTATTAATTCATCACTAGCATCAAATTTATTATAACGTTCTTTTTCATAACAATGCGTGAAATAATTCCAATCATGAAATATATCTCCTTGTATATCATCTATCATACTACATGCCGTCCACTCGTCTCCATTACATTTTATATAAATACTATATCTTGTATAATTCTTACAGTCATGCCACTCATAATGGTTATATAAATAGTATTTCATTGATTTTACCATAAATTTATCTATATTATTTTCTTCAGGTATATTAAAATTTTCTTTAATTAATGGTTTAATTTCTTTGAGTTCTTTTTCATATTTAAAATCATTTAATTTTTCTAATACTATATCTATATTATCAATACTAAACCATTCATTCTGATAATTATATTCCTTTAATTCTTTATGTAAATATTGTTCTAATTCTAGATTATGTTTATATTCAATATAACATTCTATATCTAACTCTGGAATTACTCCACAAAATTGAAAACTCTTTTTTATTTCACTTAACCTTCTCATTAAATTATTGGTTATACCTATTTTTAATTTATCATTATCTTTATTCTTTATCAAATAAACACCTTTTACTTTTAATTCTTCAAAATTATTATAATGTAATTTGTATTCTGTTTTATTCATTTTTATAAAATCTCCTTTTCATATTTTATTTTAACTAAAACTGTCAAATTCCTACTTTTTGTACATATCTAAATTTTACAGGACTGGTTTTTGTACTTTATTAAAAATTACTGACCGACTTTTTGTACATTTTGAAATTAATTTGTACGAAAAGTAGTCCTGTACTGTACCGTAACAATATATATTAAATATAATACATATCCATATAATAAATATTAATACAATAGAGAATTATTGATTCACGAAAAACTTTTCGTTCACAATGGTAATTTTTCTTCTTTTATCATTTCAATTATTTTTTCTTTTTCTTGTTCTAATAATTTTAATTTTTCTAAATCTATTATAGACTTATCCTTTAATTGGTTAATATTAGTTATTTTCTTACTTATGGATATTTGCAAATTCATAAGTTCTTTATACTTATTACTCACTTTATAATACCCATGTTTATCTCTATCTATTTTTAGACGTTGTAATAATATTTCTTCATTGCCATAAGGAGTATAAAACATTACTCCATTCCTTATTGTTTCATTTCCATTTTTGTCAATTTTATATCCTGCATAATCAAAACTAAATATTTTTAACTCTTTAAAGATACTATTATATTTTACAATTGTATTTTTGGATTTTATATTGCAAGCATTAGCTATACTATCTAATTTTGGATATGCACATAAATAATCTTCGCATTTCTCATCTTTATTTAGACAACTGCATATGTATATGTATTGTTTTACTAAATAATATAAGTCAACTTCGTTATCAATTGAATATTTTACTAATTTATCTATATCTAAATCACAAAACATACAAAAATCTCCATCCATATGATTAATTAGTTGTCCATATATAATATCATTGGCTTTTAATATATTTAAATGTTTAATAGTATAATCATCATTTAAATATATTTTACTTTTGAAATGAACTTGATCCTCATCAGTTAATAGTTGCAATGTATCTATTATAGTTTTCTTTATCCTTGAGTTATATGCTAGTCCTAAGTTATCACATATGGAATTTATACTGAAAATGCACACATCTTTACTACTCCTAGTCATATAAATAATAGATGCTATAGCTAATTGCTTTTCATTCATTATGCAATCTTCACCATCAATATTTTTTACAAATATATTTGGTATCATTGAAAATGGTTTATTGTTGAATATACCTTTTACTTCTTTCATCCAAATACTCTCCCTCCTTTCTTTTCTTTCTAATACCATATTAATCCAATACTTAATATTTGTCAATCGTTTATACATTAATTTATTATTTAAGGTACAATTACCAACTTTGTAAAAAACATTTCTAATACAATTCCTATATAAATACTGTAGTTATAATAATAATCAAAAACATAAAAATAAGAGTAATATTTTCTACTACTCTTGTCATATATTTATATATAGGCTTTATTTGCGTTCATTTAACTCTCTAAGGCGTTCCATTTTTAGACAACAACTAATACCTGTGACTAAGTAAGGCTTTAATTTGAGGGTATAGAATGCGTTTCTTGTAGAGTATTTGATGTAATAATATTAAATCCTACAATCTTTCCTCTTTCTTTTTGTTCATCGATAATTATATTTTTATTTAATACTAGTTCTATTTCTTCAATCATTGGTATTAATAATATTCTTTTAATGTTTGAAAAATGTTTATATGAAGGTAATTCATTTATATTGTATTCTCTTTTAAAATCTTCCAAATGATAATATAACTTTAACTTATTACATAATATCTTTACATATAAATTCAACGAACCACGTCTTATAAAATTCTTTGTACTGTCTATTATATTATTATCATAAAACAATTTAGCTAAAAAGTAATATTGCTCATTAAATTTCAAATTAAAAATAGATGAATTTTCAATTAATACTTGTTCAAATAATTCACAATGCGATATTTCATCATATATTCTTTGAATACCTTTATAATATATCGAGTGATCAAAATCATATTCTTTCATTATATCACTACATGCTATATTTATTTCTTTAGTATTTCTTTCATAATATTTCTTTAATGCTGTTAAAATTACTCTTTGAGATAAAATATTATAATTTAAATTAATATTTATATGTTTATTAAATTTAAAATTATCAACATAAAGAGTACTATTAGAATTACTTGTTATATTATAACTATTGCCTTGATAAAGGTTAATATATTTTAGTTCCACAGATAATAATTCTTTTTCTTGACACTCTTCGATAATTTCAAAGGAGAAATTAAAGTATCCAAAATTATTAAAACCCTTTTGCAGTTCTTTGTTTTCGTGTTTTTTACATTCAAGTCTGTTTATATGATTGCTCCATCGTGTTCCTATATTCTTACTTTGTCCTATGTACGCTCTCCCGTTAATCTTATTTGTAATTTTGTAAATTCCTATCATTTTATCAATCTCCTTATATTTTAATTTATTTACCAATCTATTGCAAGTAGGGAAAGCTACCGATTGATAAAATAGCCTTATCAATAATGAGGAGCGACCTCAAAATTTATCCCTATTGATAGTTTATCAATTATAATATTACTTGTCAACTATATTGTTTTTATTTTGTTTCTGAGAAAATATAGTGCAATAAATCCTATTACACTATATTGAATTTATATAATATTACCTTATTTTTTTGAAAAACTTTACAGATAAAATACCGACTATATTATTTCATTGTAATACTTCTTATCTATTGGTGTCCCACCTTCTTTATACCAGCAGTTTAAGAAATATTCCCTCGCATCTATATTCTTATCATATATTTGTTTTAACATTACGTATCTTAATAGGGCTTTGATATACTCTATTTTTTCTATATTACCGTCTACTATACTGCTAAACTCTAATTCAGTGATACCTATATCTAATAAACCTTCTCTTAATTCACTAAATAAACAATATTTATCTTTTAGATAGCTACCATCTTTAGTCGGCAATTTATCTAAAGCAACTTCTTTAAATTTAGTCGGTTTTTTATCTAAATGAATAACCTTAATTACGTCCTTTTCAATAGAAGCTTCAACAAAATCATATTCATTTAAAATATCTATCCCCTCTTTAATAGCCTGCTTTCTATGTTTTTCCTGTTTAGCGTTCATAGGTATTCTATCCATATATTTTTGTATATTAGCTCTAGATATATAACCATCTCCTAGCCATTTACGAGAAATTAGATATATGTTTTTAGAAATTAGATTTTTGATTTCATTAGCCTTATCTCTATTGTAATAAAGTCGATAATTATTAGCTATACTAAGATATAGAAACATGCTCATTTTGATTTTGGTAACATCTTTTCTTTGATGTTCTTCATTCAAACAATTGTCGGTATTTCTGTGACAACCATTGAAGTATAAGCAATTATCGCAATCATATTCAATATAATTTTCCATACTATCTAGATAACTAAAAGTTTTTTTTGAGTCGGTAATATATCTCTTTTTTACTGGATCATACAGTCCTCCATGATGTTTACTAGATATTTTTGTACCTACTAATCTTTCAATAGATTCCTTAATAGCACTTCTTTGTTGTCCACTAGTACTATTATATCCTAATGAGGTCGCTATATTATCTATAGAAATAAAATCTATCATCAAATCAGACTCAGTAACCTTACTTTCATCTATTTCTAGTTCCAATATACCTTTATCTATCTTACTCCACACATAAATGTCTTGTAATGCTCTTAAAGTTTCTTTATCTTTTAAAGTAGGTACACCCAATGCACCATGACCACTAACTTCAATTCCCCTTTTTATTTCTACACCATCTTCAATAGCAGTCCATTCATATTCAACAAATGTTATTGGCATAGGTTTTCCTTTGTCATCTTTTGCAATTCGGTATGGTGCTAAAAATGGAGTTTGAACAGAATTACCGTCCATTATAGATTCACCATTCCTTAATTTTATAACTTTAGTTTTTCCAATTATTGATTTAAATGCTTCTTTATTTTTGCTACTAGATTTACCCATAAGAATCTCCTTTTCCACAAGTTTATCCACAATAAAATTACGATAATATCAATATGTTGAGTATGTTTTCCACAGTTTATGTTGAATTTAGTTGTTTATAAGTAATATTATATGATAAAATAGCGACTTTGTATAGATTAAATACCGACTACTCATAGATTAAATACCGACTGTAAACACGTTATCAACAGATAGAATACCGACCACAATTGGATAAAATACCGACCTGACATACTCTAATCGTAGTGATACCAGTTAGTTTCAGCCTCCTATATTCTATTTAAACTATTCTCTTCTTAAAATAGTCTTTAGACTATTCACTAAAAAGGAATAAAAGCAACACAACTTCTCTCTTTTCTATTCCAAATAGTAGTCGGTTATTTATCTAATTATTTTTATAATAAAAATTTAGTTATAGATAAATAACCGACTAGATTATTAATAGATAAAATACTTATCAAAATATTCTTCTAGCATATATCTATTTACTCTTACAGTAACATCTTTTGTTCTTGGATTCATATTCATTCCTAAAATGAAATTAACTCCAGTAAATCCTTTACTGATTCTCTTATTACTAATTGAATAACTATCAATTCTCAATCCTAAGCTATATAAATCAAGGTTTCTAAAAATTTCTTCACTATTTTCAAAAATAAATTCATACTTATTTTCTTTGACACCTTTTAAAATTTGCTTAAAGAATTGAATATCTCCGTCTATGTGTAAAAAATTAATATCTGTTTTAAGTGTATTCCACCAATGATACAATGTATTATTGGAGTTTGAAAAGTCTATTTTTATACCATCTTTTATTTCAACTGAAGTTTTTAGAAATTCTGATATTTCTAATTTACGTTTCTCATAGCTTTTATTAACATTGCTGTTTCTCAGATTTTTTGGTTCGTTAATTTTTAAGAATTTTTCAAGAGTAAAACTTTGAAAGTTTAATTCTTCTACTGCAAAAGTTGGTGTTTCATTGTATACAATTGCTTTATTATATTTAGGATTTAGTTTATTGATATAATACTTTTCATATAAATCCATATCTACTTTAGTTTTGCATTTAGCAACAGAAATGTGTGTTATCTCATTACTCCAAGGTTGTTGTGAAATATGAGTTTTTAATCTTGTATAAAAATTAATTGTTTTTCCAATATAAATTAGCTTACCATTACTATAAATATTATATATTCCGTACATAAATTCATGCTCCCATTCATATTAATTTAAACCCACTTCTCGCTCTCATACACAGTCCAATTCTAAAGACAACAACTATTACCTTTAAACTTCTATCTCTATTCCTAGAGCCTGTTATAGTATCAGAAATTAATCTCTATTGTGACAAATATATTCCTATGTTGAGTTGTTATTTCATTAAGTTAAATATTTTAGCAATTATTCCTTTTGGTTCTTGATTATTTTTTATTTGTTCCAATGTTATACATTTAAATTCATTTATTGCCTTGTCATTATCTTCTATGATATCTTTAATGATTTTATTAGTCATATTTTCAAGATTAGTTTGTAATTGTTTAGATTGAGATTCTAATTGCTTTTGATTTGATTCTTTGGTAAGTGCTAGTTCTTGTTGAACATCAGATAATTGTTGTGACAGTTGCATATTACTTTCTTTTTGTAATTGTAGTTCTTTATCTATACCACTCATAGATTCTTCTAGTATATCAGTTATTACTTCGTCAACTGTCATTGCAACTTGTTCTTTTATATCATTTTTTAATATTTCATTGTTTTCTAATATCTGAGTTTTTAAACTATTAAGAAAAGAATTTAATCTCTGTTCTATTTCTACTGATAACTCACTTGATAAGCCATTATATCCAATTAAATCCTTAGATAAATCTTTTGAATCAGGATCAGTAATGTATTCAAATCCATTTTTACTTATATAATCTCTTACTTGTATATGAGAAAACTGCTTATCATCAATTAATTTTTGAATAATCTTAAAAGCCTTAATAGTCTGTTTAGTATATTTTTTACGTCCGTCTATCTTGCGTACTCCACATTCTTTAATATCGCCAAATACATCGCCCCAATATCTAACCCTTTTTTCATCTGCTGGTATTTCTCTAGCTACATCTGGTGCTGTTAAAAATACTACCTTTTCTATGTCTATATAATCAACGTCAATAATATTATTATGCATGTTAAACCTCCATTAAATTAAACTATAGTTATAGTATAACAAATCTATACTCAAGTATACAATAGAATTCAGTTTAAATTTTCTATGGTTCAAATTGACTTTAGTTTAAGTTATTTATACTATAACTATAGTTTACTTTAGAAAAGTTCAATTACAACTATAGTACACTTGAGTTGATGTGGCTATTACGTACTTATAATTAATATATAATATACTAACTATATTAACATTGTATAATCACTATAATAGCATTATATTGATACTTTATAAGCAGTATATATGCATTGTTTAATCATTATGAGTACATTGTATTAACAGTATGATTAAATAATTTTGTGATAGTAGTAACACTTTTAATACATAGTTAGTATATTATTTATATAAAGTATCAAATGATGATAGTAGTATATTGACAAGTGATATGTATAATGGTATTATTTGTCTAGTTAAATGTTATAAGGTGGTGATATATTATGTCTGAATTATTTAATAAACGAGATTATAGAGTATTGGAAGAATTAATTGCTAATAATTGTGTTTCCTCAGTAGCATCATTAAATAGAATACAGTTGATGAATTTAACAGAATTATCATCATCTAAGATACGAAATGTTATTAAATATTTTTTGATGACTGGTTTAATTTTAGAAGGTACTAAAGATGGGCAATTTAAAACCTACTATGTTAGTCAAAATGGAATTGAAAATTTTAAAATAGCACATAATTTAAAAGATCAAGATATTCAAAATATGATGAATGAAAGGAATGAGTAATTGTGGAAAACGTAGTTTTTATTGCAATCGGTCAAGGTGGAGGAAATATAGTTAGAGAACTTGAAAAAGAAGGGTGTAACGCTTTCTATGTAAATACAAGTCTTGAGGATTTGCTAACAATTGATACAGATAATAAAAATAAATATCATATTGATGGACTAAAAGGCATGGCTAAAAATAGACAATATGCCATTAATGTAATTACCCAAGATGATATAGCCGATAAGATTTGTAGAAGAATTTATGAAAGATATGCAAATTCATTGATATATTACTTTGTATATACATTATCAGGTGGAACTGGAGGCACAATGGGTGGTATAATTGCAGAAGCTTTTGGTGAAATATATGGAGAAGAAGGTAAGATATCTAATGTAGTAGCCGTATTACCAAGAGCTAATGAAGACTTAGGAATGCAAGGTAATGCAATTCAAAGTTTAGAACAATTAAGAGATGCTTATAATGATGGTAAGGGTTTTATTACTAATATTCAATTACTTGATAATAATTCAAGAGAGAATAAAATGGATATTAATAGAGATTTTTCAATCACTATGTCCAGATTATTAAACTACGATCATATTACAGCAGAAGGTAATTTAGATGAAAATGAATTAGAAGTTTTACTGACAACTAGTGGATTTACAACAATATTGGAATTTGCCAATGATGATTTTGGTAATGGATTATCTGATGCAGTTAATAGAAGTATATATGTAGAACCATTAAAGAATCCAAAAGTAGATGGAATGATTTTGAATAAAAAACATAAGCAGGATATTAATTTAGAATTAATTAGGGATCTATTTGGTTATGCTACTTTTACACATGACTCAGTTTGGGATGATGAAACAAATATTATCGTTTCCGCAGGTACAAGCTTTAATAATAATATTATTACAGAGTTAAAAACATCATACAAAAGTATAATGGACAAGAAAAAAGAAGTTGAAAAACAAAGTATGGATAGCATTAAGGACGATATAGAGATTGATTTTAGTATTATGAATAAGGTTAATAATACTAAAAGTATTCAATCTAAGACATCTACAACTATAGACCGTACAAAAAGGAAATCATCTTCTATAAGAGATAAATATATGAATCTTGGAAAATAGTTTTATATAAAAATAAAGCCTATTCTAAATATTAATTAAATAGAATAGGCTTTATTTTTATATTGTACAATACTTCATCACCTCATATCTATCATATCCTAGCCATTCTAATAACACTATTCTATCAATATTCCTACAGTAATCGAGAACATCGTCTTTATACCATATATCTATATCAACTGCTTTGCATTTCTTAATTAACTCAATAGCCGAACTTGTATAAACCGAAGTGGTAATAAATATTCCACGCTTTACATTGTCAACAGTACATGCACTTATTAACTTATGAATTAAATTTACTGTAATTTTATTTTCTTCAGCGTAATGCTTACATTCAACATATATGATACCATCTTTATCTTTAATTATTATATCCTTGCCACCATCATTAGTTTTCTTAGTGACTTTTGCATTTAATCCTCCTAATTTGAACATGTACATACAAAATTCTTCAAATTCAAATCCGTCAAGCTGATTTATAGAATCTGATATCAATTTTAACTGTCTGTTTATACTGTATTTTTTACCATCATGACTATCTTTATAATTACTGCGAATTATCCACTCAGAAGCAATCCAACATGCAATTATAAATACACATATAATGCCTAAAATTAAATACATAAAAAACTACCTCCTTTAAGCACATTTTTAGAATAACTGAATATACATATAGTATAAACAAAAAAGAGGAGAGTTATACATGATTAAGAAAATTATATATGGCAGTGCTTGGGGTATTTTGGGAGCAGAAACATTTATGTTTTCTACAAAATTTTATGGATTATATAAAGCTGGAACTATGATTACATTCGCTGGAGGAACTGGAGTCGCTCCATGGTGGTTGTTGATAGAGGGCACAATGGTTGGATTTGCACCTATACTTACAAAACATTTTCTAAAGGCACTAAAAAATGATGGTTTATCCGATGATAGTGAATTGACAAAATTAATTGAAAAAATTAATAAAAGAAAGGACAGATAATAATGGAGTTAAGTAGTTATTTTGCAGAGCATCAAGTTAAAAACAACATAAAAAATAAATGGAAAATATTAATGGAAAGAGTTAATAGTATTGATTTAAGTAAAGATGTACCAACAAATAAAACTTATAGTGATTTTAATAAAAAAGCAAACTACTATGTACTAGAAGATATATTTATAAAACATTATGGATTTGATGTAATAGTAGTAATGCCTTACGGAAAAAGTTTAAATGATTTTAGAAAGTTGTTACCTGCAATCGGGGTAGTTTATAGAGGTGAAGTAATAGCAGAATATAGTTCTACTAAATCAAGTATATACATGAGATGTCATTTGCAAGGATTAGATATTAATGAAATAGACTCAATCAAATTCAATTGGTATAGTGCATTTGCTGACTCTAAAAAAAGGAATGGTAATGGTGAAACATTCAAGTTAGATGAATCTGAAAAAATATATCATCCCACTAAACTAGATAAAAAGGGAAACAAAGTGCTAATAGGTTATAACTTTAAAATTTCTATTCCAAATGGACTTAGTTATGATGTATTGGAAGAAAATATAGTTGATTTAAATAAAATATTTGGAATTTGCTCCCTACATTTTGATGATACTAAAAATCAAACAAGTATAGAAATAATGAATACTAAAGTTCCTGATAAAGAAAAATATGAACCAATTAAAGTTAAACCTTGGGAGTTATATAATGGAATGACACATGCTTATAAGGCTATTATATTAAATTTTAAAACCAGCCCAAATGTTCTTATCGGAGGTTCAGCAGGTTCTGGAAAAACTATATCTATGATAATGGGATTATTAAATTTAGTATTAAGTAATGACGAAAGTTTAGTTCAATTAGCAATTTGTATGCTGAGTGATAAGCAAGATCTTAGAATGTTTAAAAATATAAAACACTGCAAATATTACGCTAAGGATACTAAATCAGCTTTAAAAGAATTAAGGTATCTAAGCAGAGAAGTTTCAAGACGTAATAAAATGTTTGATGAAGTTGATGATAGTGGAAGCATCACCAATGTTTATGAATATAATGATTGTCATGATATAAAGTTACCACTTATATACTTTTGTATTGATGAGGTCGCAAGTTTTGCAGTAAATGGTGCTGAAGAAAATGATAATGAGAAAAAAGATAAAGAAAAATGTAATGCTTTAATGTGGAAGCTTGCTAGAGAAGGTAGATCAAGTGGAGTTTATTGTATTCTCTGTACTCAAAGAGGTTCACTTACTCATATGTCTGGAGATGTAAAGGGAAATTTAGGGAATCAAATTTGTTTTTATTTTCCCAATACTGCTAGTGCATTAACTATATTAGGAGAAGGAGAATTGGCATCATTAGCAATTAGACAAAAGAAACAAAGAGAATTTATTGCAGTTGCAGATGAAATATATCATGGGAAAACATTATATTTAGATTCTAAAATGGTTATTGATTATTTAAAGCCATTAATAGAAAAAGATAAAGAGTTTATGGAATTGGACAATCAAGGGAATATTGTTCAAAAAGAAAATGAACTATTAATTAATGAAAATCAAGAAAAACAACAAGAAAATACTGAAAAAGAACAAAAATCAGAAGAAAATGTTAAAAAAACTATAGATTTTACTAAAAAATCAAGAGAATCAAAACAATCAAAATGGAGTAAATATCAAGAAAGGAGAAAATAAGAATGATTAGATATACACAAAAGGTAAGAAATATACTTAACTTCATAGAAAAATATGGATTTATAACCACTAGAATATGTGCTAATTTATTCTATAAAGATGACAAATGTAAAATAGACATGGCAAGAAGAGTATTAACAAGGTTAACAAACAACAAAGATATAGTAGCTAATAAAAACAAATATGGGAAAGAATTAATATATCAATTTAGTAAAAATACAATATCAGACCATAGTTATTATTTATTAAATCTCTATGCAGAAATAAACAGTATAGTAACTGAAGTGAATTATTTTAAGCTAGAAGAAACTTGGTCACTATCAAAAAGAAGAAGCGATGCACATATCATATTTCACAATAATATTAATGGAAAACCTAAATTTAATTCTTATCTAATAGAATTTGACAAACATCATAAAACCAATCCAAGAGAAAAGTATAACTCAATATATGATAGCGAAGAAGTTCAAGCATGGTATAAAGAACATTACGATATAGATGATTGGTTTCCAGACGTTATGATAATAAACTACAACGGAAAATGTGAATCAAGTGACAGAGAAGATTTTGATATTATAGGTTTAGATTATAATTTTACTGATTTATTACAAAAAATAGTAATGTCATGAGCAATATAGTGGGGTGAATGTTAATTATAGCCCCAGTACATATATTAAATATATGAATTAATTAAGAAAGGAGATTATACAAATGATAGTAACATTTGATGAAATAATCCAAAGATATAACGAAATAAATAACACTAATGTAAATTGTCTTTGTTCCAATACATTTGATTTAGAATCACTTATAGATGGTTTATATGATAATAATGGATTTGAAATCAATGAAGATACTGAAGAAATAGAACTATTTTAAATTACAAAGGAGAATGTAAATATGATTAAAGATTTAATTTATAACTATTATTACAGAAGTTTTATGAAAGAAAATAGCAAAGGTGAGGACACCATTAACTGGAGAAAATTAGAAAGATTAGATAAGATGTGTGTAAAGTATAGTAGATAAAAATTTAAAAATACGAAGGAGTAGATAGTAAATGAACTTAAAATTAAATATTAATAAAAATCAAGAAATTACAAATGAAGATAAAGAAAATATTCAAGTAGGAGATATAGTTATATTAAATGATGATAGCAAATTCTTCATTACTGTAACTAGAAGTTCTTTTTATGCTATGGATTTAGAAAATTTAATTACTCTATATTATGAACATGTTGACGAGTTCTTAGATAATGGTAAATTTCAAATAAAAAGAATTATTAAGAATGATGGTTATCTTATAAAATTTAACTCCAATGAGATTTTACAAAGAGAATATTCAAACAAAGATTTATGTACTGGTAATATTCTAATAATGGATGATGACACTAGATTCATAATTACAGATACAGACGATTGGTGTTCATTTGATATGATTAATTTAGAAACATTAGAATATCTTCAATATGATAAATTACAACATTTTTTAAATGAAGATTATCATATTAAGTGTGTAATTAAAAATGATGAATATTGTATAGTTGAAAAATCAATAATATCAAGAATCAAAGCAATTTTTAAATACAAAAGGAGGAAAATTAAATGAAAAAACAAAGCATGTTTAAAAAAAGTATTAGACAATCATTAATATTTAGTGGTATCTTAGGATTCTTAGCAATGAATGTTCTAATGTTATACAATGCAATGGATACAGTCTTTGAGAGAATTGCTGTTGCAATATTATCAGTAGGATTATTAGTACCAATGATACCTATTATAGTTGTATTCTTATTTAATCTTATTCTAGGTGGTCTTAAATTTATAGGATTAGATTCTGAAGGTAAATGTAATGATACTAATACAAATATGCCAAAGTCAATCCAAAAGCCTAATACAGTGGAAGACAAGCATAAATTAAAGGTTGTTACTACTGATGGTTATATGGAGTTTAGTAATGTACTTAAGGCAAGTGTAAAGAACAAACTAATGAATAGACAATGTATATTACAACTAAAATCAGAATTGATCTATAGACTTGGTACTCATATAGAAGTTTATAAAGGTTTTGAATTTAAGAATGATATGCATGAAATCTATACTCTAAGTAAAAGCTCTGTATTAACAAAAGCTGACTATCAGTACCTAACTGAATTCATAAGTAATAATTTGATTTTACCAAAAGAAGCATAGTTTTCTTAGGTCTAGCTTTATTACTTTGGTAAGTGAGAAATAGATAATATATTTGATTTCTGCATTTTTGCACTAGCTTATATTTCTATTTTCTCCTTACTTTTATCTTACATATATTCTATTTGAGGATTACGTTTAATTAGTAGTTAGACTAGTCCTTTTATTTTGTGCTTATTTATAATCAGTTTTAGTAGTATGTTTCAATTGTATTTTTATTTGTAGTATTCTATATCATTGACTCATTGACCATTGGAGGCTCTAAAGTGAGTCATAGAGGGCTTGAATTTATTCAATAAGATAATAAAAGTAATAGGGGAGGAGAAATAAGAGTAATTAGACCGAAAAGCGAAGACAGTTGTTTAAGGAATTGAATTGCGACTTGTGTTCAGTTTTATGTTTAGGATTGTATACAGTAATAGTATTACCTTATGGATAAGATATTATACATGAATATAATAAAAAGTGTAAATTATTTTTAAGGACTAGCATATAATATATAAAGTAATTGATTTGAGGGATAGGAATGGCAGGCGAGGAAGATTATAAATTAGTAGTTAATACAAGTTTTATATTAGATAATGAAGTTGAGATTACAGTTAAAAATATAAATATAAATACATTAAATAAACTTAATACAAATGAGATTTTAAAACTAATGATGGAAACAAAATGGTACATGTTTGGAATTTATGATAAATGTATTATAAACGATGAAGAGTATGTTATAACTAGCAAGACCAAAAAGAAAATAGAGCTAGTTAGGTTTAATATTAAAAAGGAAAATTAAACATAAAATTATATGTGGTATTTAATAACTCTTTATATAGAGAAGTTAAATGGTATTTAATAACTTATAAGTATATTTATTTAAGGATTACTAATTATATGGTAGTCCTTTTTTATTTTGTATTTATTACCAATTTTTTCTAAAATATATTTAAAAATAGTAACACTTAGCTAATTTTAGTCATATATTACTAATATAAAGAATGAGAAAAGGAGATTGAGATTGGATAATAAACCTATTGTAATTCATGTATCATTTAAGAGAAATAATGATTTAGATATGGAATTATATAATTGGCTCAATAATAAGTCTTCAAAGTCAGGATATATTAAGGATGTTCTTAAACTAGCTATGGAAAATGAATTAAATAAAAAGGATTAGAATATAAAAAAGAAGCCTATCCAATTAAGAATAGACTTAAGATAAATATAACATTTGACTATACACCAATAATATATGCAAATTAATTAATTAATCTATAAAAATGTTATTATCCCTACAACTACTGTATAACAGGTTATTACACCTATAGTAAATGCAAACATTTATAACCACCTCACTTTAAATATAGTATTAACTAAATAAACAATTTTATGTATAAAGGAGAATGTATGAAAGAAATAACCATGAGTATAAATCAATTTTTTGAAATGGAACATGGTAAGATATCTCTAGAGCAAATAATAAAAGATAATAATTTAGAATCCTTTACCACTAAAATTATTAATGATAAAAAGTTAAGAAGATTTGCCATAACTTTATTCTTTACAACTAACTTGCTTACAATACCAGTAGGAGAAACTGTAAAAGAAAAACAAGTTATTGCAACAGGATTTAATAGTTTAATAGAACCAATTCCAACAATTACAAGACAAAGTATATTTGTATTAATGGTTATTATTTGTTGGTATATAATAGGATACAAATGTGCAAAAATATCAGAATATAAGAAATTAAATAATAAGGAGCAAATAGATAATGAAAACAATAATGACAATTGACCAATACAATAAATATAAAACAGGTGAAATTACATTAAGAGAAATTAGAAGAGAACATAGCAGAATAGATAATACTGTATTTAATATAATAACTAATAGAAATTTGTTAGGTATTGTGACTTTAGAATTGATATTTGTAGTTCAAGTTGTAGCTTTAATGTTGATTGGGAATGAAGCGAATCAATTAGGAGATGTTACTGTAGACCTTTTACAACAATATAATGAGGTTGATACTAAGGAATTAATGAAAGAATATTTAGAAATTGCTAGAATATAGATTGTTTTGTTATTGGGATATTATTAAGATCATATTTTGTATGGTCTTATTTTTTTATGTTTTGATTTAGTTTGATTATTTATAGGATTTTATATAGGGTAGGTAGTATATATAGGTACTTAGATTCTGGATTTTAAAATATAGCCCCTCCCTATGGTAGATTGACTTAGATATGATATTTTTAGTATAATTACAAACTGGTATTATTTTTTAGTAGAAATATATGGTTGGTTTGGGTTATAATATTCTTGTGTAGATTATATTGTTTCATTTACTTTTTTTGTTTTTCAAATATTTTATAATTTAATACCTATCAACCACTATTAAGAAACTGTTTTGAACTTTTATTAGTTTAGAATGGTTTCTTTTTTGTTTTGGATAATTATTATTTATGTATTGGTTTTTATGATTATTGAATTTAGACAAGCTTAGAGATGGATTGTAAGATATGTGTTAAGGATTTTAGGTAATAGTTAGTTAGGGAGGATTTTAGAGTGGGAGAATTGATGTGAGAGTGGTTTTGAGTGATGTTGTTATTTTTTTAGATAAAGTGTAAACTTAAAATATATTCTATAGATTAAAAGGAGAAATTATGGCTAAAAAAGTTAAACAGAAATATTATGCAATAAAAGAAGGTAAAGGTGTTAAGGATAAGATAGTAAATACATGGACTGAATGTCAGAAGTTAGTTTTAGGATACCCATCTGTATATAAAAGTTTTAAAACCAAAGATGAAGCTATGGAATATTTGGGTACTGTTAATGTTGCTAAAGTTAAAGAGCAAACTAAAAAGGGTATGGAGTTTACAAAGAAACAAAAAATAACTACTAAAGTTTTAAGTGTAAGACTGGATAGAGAACTTATAGAAGATTTTGATAAGAAGTGTGAAGAAATAGGATTAACTAAAGAAATAATTTTAAAAGGAATGTTAGAAGAATGGTTATTATAAAAATTAGATTATAAATTTAGTTAAGATAGGTATACGATGCGTTGATGTCGTGTGCCTACTTTTTATGTATATTAATAATTGGTTGTAGGTTAGTCATAGTAAGGGTTTGAAGTGGTTTTATATATTGAGTTGATAACTAGTTATTTGAAGTTATGATGTGTTAATCGTCTTAGGTGTTGAGGTTACTGGGTTTGAAGGTTTTAGTAGTGTGAATTGAGGGTATTTTAGGGTATTTTTGATGGTAAATTTTAGAGTGAAATGGGGTAGATAGGGAGTTACATCGAAACATGGGACGAATGAGGTTTGGAGATAATGTTCGTGTTTTGGTTAATCGATAGGGTTTCTGAAAAATGCGTTTGTAGATGTGATAGAGCAACTATTGTGTTCAGATATTGAACTAATAATGTAAAACATGCCCCCACTATACCTATGTACTTACTAGGCAATGAATTATATCCAATCAAATATCATAAATAATCTACTTTTTAGCACTTCAAAACCTGCAAACCTAGTGATACCAACGCTTTCAAATTAATTAAACTAAATAACAATTTAGTGCAATAAAACTATACTGATTAGTATAATAAATATAGCAGTAAATTTGATCCAAGTAATCAATAACTACTATTAAAATCAATCTTTTATCTACTCTTGACTTGTTGGCTGTTGCTGATTAGGTGATGCAGTTTTGAATGATGAATTTTTAAAACACGAACTATTATATTA